ATTATAAAAAATATTTGGAAAATTTAAGCGATTTACTGATTTCAGGTATTTCAAAAATTGAAAATCATAAATTTTTAACTAATAAAGACGGAGTTCCGAATATTGTAACAGTCGCTTTTGAAAATATTAGAAGTGAGGTGCTTTTACATTTCTTGGAGAGTGAAAAGATTTATATTTCAAAGAATGCTCCTGATAATATAATTTATCAGATCAAATTAAATAACGGAAAAGAAGTTCTTGCTCAAGGTGAATATGTTCCAACTGATTTGGCAATTAAAAATAAAGTATGTCTAAATTATCACATATTCAAAGGCGATGTAAATTATTACAATCTGCGTATTGTTGAAGATTTGAAATGCAATCAAAATTAAAAGCCCGACATTATGTCGGGCCCATTTTTATTTTTTAGATAAGATATATTGCTTAGCTTCATTAATAGCTTCAACCATAATTTGAAGTTCAAGTAAAGCATTTTCTTTATCTGTATTACCAATTTCAAAATTTTCAATAATAGCTGTTAAAACATTATTTGTTTCATTAATTACATATTCCATATCTTTATCCTTTGTCGGTTATTTATTTTTTAATTGTAGCATAGGTAAGAATGGATTGCAAATATTTTTAAATAAGATTTTATGATCAACAAAACAAAAATGTGTAAAAATGGAAGAAATGATTATTTGTTCTGCTGTAAAAGGAACTATTAATAATATTGAAGAAATTGTATTAGGCTCTCGTCATTATGATAAGATAATGCGAAAACAAATAGCTGCTTTGAATCAAGCATATTCTATTGTCGGCGCAACATTTAAAAATGGTGAACAAGGTTTTTATACCAATAAGGAAAGATTTGTTAGTCGCAAAGAGGCGATGAAGATAGCTATTGCTAGAAAACAAATCAAGCGTCTTGTTGGTTCGCAACATGTTGCAAATTTGTCTGAACAAGAATTGTATAGTGAAAATTTGTATTAAAAGTTAAATGCGCTTGTAACTCAACTTATAAAAAAGCGTATATAGATAAGGGCGGTGTCCCCACACGAGTCTTCTAAACTCGTAGCTAAAAAGTGGGATGGAGCTGAGGGGTTCGATTCCTCCACCGCCTGCCAAAAATAATTAAATAATAATGGAAAGAATAAAAGCAAATATAAATATTGATCCATTAACTGGGTGTTGGAATTGGCAAAAGTCGGTAACATCTGCTGGTTATGGACAGTTAACAGAAAATAAAAAGTATTGGACAACACATAGATATGTTTATAATAAAACATATGGAGAAATTCCTAATGGATTAGTTATACGTCATCTTTGTCACAATACAAAATGTTGTAATCCGGAGCATTTAGCAATTGGAACACAAAGAGATAATTGGCTTGATTCAGAAGAATTGCATAGAAAATCTCATATTAAGAATTCAAAAAGATATATTATAAAAGGTAAAGAATATCTTTCGTGTTATATTGTTAGACGAGAATTAGGATTGTCTTTAAGTACAATCTTTAAATATACAGATCCTGAAACTCGCATATTTGATGTAAATGCATATAGAAATGGCTGTATAAAGGCGCGAGTTATCCCAAAAATTTAACCGGGCGCGCCAAATTCTTTTTAAAAGGACTTCAAAATGGAAGTTTTAACAACAAATAAGGTGTATTGCCTTGACCCTTCTATTGATCAACCACCCAAAAACAAACAGGTGTGGTGTGTGTCAAAATATGGTGTCGGCCGCAAAGATATTTTCAATCCAGAATTTGATATAGCATGGTATCCATTACCAAGATTAACACCCGAATTGAAAAAGAAATTAAACGGCAATATTTTATAATAAAAGATCTCATAAAGATGTGATTTTTCTTAATACAGATAAAAAGCCTATGGGTTAATTGGACAAAAATGTTATCTAAAGAAGAGAGATTACATCGCTATGGGATCTTAAAAATAAAGAGATTAAAAATGGATGTTGAAAAAATTCCATATGATAAATGGTATTCATATGTAGGAAATCAAGGATATCTTGGTTACAAAACAAAAATTGGCAAGAATACTGTCACATTAGAAACATGGGTATTTGAAATCTATAATGGAATTTTGTGTTTTAATGTTGCCCTGAATATTGTTCATAAACGCAAATCTTTAGCTGATAACATTTATTATCTGAATAAAGGTTCTGGACATGGAAGCTTAGAAGCATTGTTATATGCTAAGCTCCTTATAGAAGAATTGCCAAATGTTATTTTTAAAAATATGTCAAAAGAAGATAAAATTATTTTATTTGTTTCCGGCAGTACACCAAGAAGATTTAAAATTTATAAAAGATCTTTGGAACGCATCGGATTCAAAGAGTCTTATATGTTCAAAGAAAAAGGTTTAATTAAATTTTTTGAACGAAATAAAACAAACGAAACAGAATTGAATTGAAGTAAAATAAAATTAAGGTTTTATTGTATAGATCAAAGATCTCTGACGATTTCCAACTGGGGTTGTCATCGTCAGAGATCTGCAGATCAGATATGATTCATAAACATGCATTTATGAATCAAAAAGAGAGTTTACACTTTCTATCTTTAAAAACAAAATAAATGGAAATAAGTTTCCAATGTATTAAACACAGCTCAGCGCAGAATCTGCGATTCGTAGTGCTGAGCTGTGACATGTTAGCGCCGGGGGGCCCTAACATGTCGAGAAAAGGTCTCCTTTTCTATCTTGAAATTGCGGATGTAGACTCCTTTGGAACAATCCGCAGCAAGCTGCGGATGTAGTTTAATGGTAAAATCTCTGCCTTCCAAGCAGATGTTTCGAGTTCGATTCTCGATATCCGCTCCAGTTTTATTCCTAAGTAGCTCAATGGTAGAGCAGAGATTATTTGATCATCTGTTAGTGGTTCGATTCCACTCTTAGGAGCTATTCAGACAGGTAGCTCAGTTGGCAGAGCGGGCCCGACAGAGGTTCGATTCCTCTCCTGTCTGCTATTATCGCGGGATATATCAGTGGTAGATGGCTAGGCTCATAACCTAGAGGTCGGTGGTTCGAATCCACCTTCCGCAACCAATTTAAAAGGGAAGAGCGGCAACGATGGCGATGTTGCACCAGACTGTAAATCTGGTCCGAAAAGTAACAATGTTGGTTCGAATCCAGCCCCTTCTACCAAAACATTTGATTGTAATTTAAATTTTAACGGGAGGTTAGCTCAACTGGTTAGAGCAGCGGACTCATAATCCGTTGGTTATGGGTTCAAGCCCCATGCTTCCCATTCAAAGTTTTTCGAGGAATGCTTTCGTTTAGATATGTAGATAGATATTGGATCTATGGCGAAAATGAAGTAGCACATATCTTACCAGTGTTCCTCAGCCTTATTTTTGAAGTTTAGCGGCGAGAGTATTTAAAAAACTTATACATTAAATACTATTAATGAACTTATTATTTTGAATAGTGTTTGTAGATAATTAGATATCTATGCGCTCTATCATTTTACTCTCGCCCACTTATTTTTGAGGTTAAAAATGATTAAACGTCTAAAAGTTTTTGATAATGTTTTAAATACATATAAAACAGAATGCTTTTCTATTATTGGAAATACAGCAATAAAGATTAAAGCATTTGATAAGGATGGCATCTATATTTTAGAAGAAGATGCATTTCCAATTTTTGAACATCCTGTTGTTGGTATGAATTATTTAAAACTTTTTGTTAATGTTAAATTGACTAAGGACAACTCTGTTGTCCTATCAATTCCTATTGAGGTTCCGTTTGTCCAAAATGGAATCAATACGGATATATTCAATAGGGCAGTTTTGGATGTTTTGAATTATATTCAAGGCGATGTTTTAAATACATTAGCATTTATTAATGGCCGGCGGATAAATATTTTTGATCAGAATTTTTTCTATATTGAATTTGAAACACCTGGTATTGATATGTCTGAAACAATTAAATATCTTATCGAAAGAATTGGATAATGTCTAAGATTTATGATATTCCAAAATTCATTTCTGATCATAGGATTGTTTCTATTGTTGCTTATGATAATAAGACACATGGTATTGGTTGTTATCCTGAAAAAGAATTGCCATTGCGCTCTATTCATGATCGTAAATTTCTTGAAGAATTTATTTTTGATGATCGTTATATGAAAGTATGCGGCCAGAATACTTATAATTCCATGCCTAAAAGATATCAGGAAAAATTCTTTACTATTTCAAGAAGTGGGAATGGTGATTTCAATATTCTAGATGAACCTATCAATTATGTTTTGGCACGAGATAAGAAACTTTTAATTTGCGGCGGCCAAGGGATTTATGAAGAAGCGTTCAAAAATCCAAAAGTAGAACTGTTTATTGAAAATGTTTTTATGGATGTTAAATCTCAAAAACGGTTCACTAAATTTTATAATCGTCCTGAAGAAGGTTTTAAGATCATTAGTAAATTTGAAGCCTTAACAGATGATGCCGGTCTGATTTGTCAGATTATTGCCGAAAGGAAATAACATGGGAACATTTATATTAATTGTCTCAATTGTAATTAATGTGTTTTTAATTTATACATTCCGCTCATTGATTAATGAAATGGAGCATAAGTTTCATGATTTAGATAATCTTAATTTGGAAATGTTAAGACAAGCACATTTGTCTGAAAATCAAAAAACAACAAATGACTTGTTGAATGTGATTAAAATTTACCATAACAAATTTGATGAATCTATTAAATCTCCTATTTATGTCTTCCATCTTGATAAATTCCATGTAAATGACAAAACAAAATAAATGTAGATGGCAATCTACTATCTTTCTTATTTTAAGGAAATAAAAATGTTTAACAAAGAAGAATTCATCGCAGCATATGCTGAAAAAGCCGAAATCACAAAAGCAGAAGCTGGTCGTCGCATTGAGGAAATTTGTGGTGTATGGCTAGAAAATGCTACTCGCGCATTGGCTGAAGACCCAAGTTCTCGTGTTCACTTTGGACCTTTGTTCACTGTGACCTCTAAAATGTCTTCTGCTCGCACTGGACGCAATCCTCGCACTGGTGAACCTATTCAAATTGCTGCTAAACGCCGTTTGAAAGTTGTTCCACAAGCTGCTGTAAAACGTGTATTGGAAGAAGCGGCTTAATTATTATGAGTAATCTAGATCTTGAATATTGTCGAGTTCTAGAGGAACTCGTTAAAAAGTCTGAAACGACACCTATGATCCAAGATAGAACTGGAGTAGGGACATGGAAAATATTTGGAAATATGATTCGTATTGATATTTCAGAATCATTTCCGATGTTGTTGTCCCGCCGCGTTCCTTGGAAATCAGTAGTAAATGAATTTATTTTCTTTTTAAATGGTTTCACAAATAACAATTGGCTTCGAGAACGGAATTGCAAATATTGGGAAGAGTTTGCACATCCTGAGACCGGTGAACTCGGTCCTGTATATGGAGCACAATTGAGGAACTTCAATAACCAGGGCGTAGATCAACTAGCCCTCCTTATTGATGGTTTACAAAATAGACCAAATAGCAGACGACATATGTTTACATATTTCAATCCTGCTGTAATTCCTGATGAAACAAAATCTCATAAAGAAAACATTGAAAATGGGAGAGCGGTATTACCTCCATGTCATTTGCTCTATCAATTCAATGTTGAAGATGGAAAACTGAGTGGACTTCTGTATCAGCGGTCCGCAGATTTCTGTATCGGTTCTCCATCAAATATCGCACAAATGGGGTTATGGATTTATTTCTTAGCGGGAGTTTGTGGTTACAAACCTGGCGAACTAGTATATGTAACTGGGGATACTCACATCTACAGTAATCATATAGGTGGCGCCAAAGAAGTTATTCATAATGCTCATTTAATTTCTAATATTAACTACCCCCAATTGAGATTAGATCCTCAAATAGGCAAATGCGATGTCGCAGGAGTCTTAGAAATGGTTTCTAAATTAAATGAAGGAATGTTCATATTGGAAGATTATAATCCTGTTGGAACTATTAAATTTCCTTTAGCCATTTAAGGTAACTGGATTACGGAATAAGTTCCGTTTCTACATTATGACTAGCTTGGGCTAGATAAGCGCGATTACTTTTGTAACTCGCGGTCTTTCCGATCTTAATCGGATTTTGACAAAGGTTGGATTGAAATGAAGATACATAATTATAATTTTAAATATTGGTATTTTAATAATCAAAAAGAAAGAATGTCTTTTAAAGATATCAATGCAAGATCATTATTATTAATGGAAAAACTTGGCATGAAAGTTGTCAATGAATGTCACCATATTTTTAATGATGAATCTGAAAATACTGGAGTGCTTTTATTAAGCACAAGTCATTTTGCTTGGCACACATTTCCAGAAATGAATCATATTGCATTTTCTTTTTCTACGTGTTCTGATAATCCTCCTACAATAGGAGAATTAATGGAGTATGGTAAAACAGTATTTGAATGTGATGGAGTATCTCCAAATTAAATCCGTTCGATAATAATTATAATAAAGAAACGGATTCCTGAAATGGGAAATAAGAAAAAAGAGCTTTTAGTTGTTTCGATGCTAAATGATCAAACTACCGATGAAAATCATAGCCGATATATTAAAAATGCTAATGTGACTTTGGACAAAATTCAAGATTCACTTGTTAAGGGCAAGGTTAAACATGATGCCCTTGTATTGGTAGATTATACAGGATCAACCAATAGCAAATGGAATAATATTAATGGCTATGGTAAATCTAAAACAATTAATTGGGAAATTAAAACCGATAATTGGTTAGGTGTTGATAATGTTTTACATCTTGATACGGTTGATGGTGATGTTAAAGATGTGAATGCTGGTGACTTTGATTTTATCTTGCCGCCAGAAGAATATAATTTAACCTTTGCTGGTGTAGATCTATTTGGAACTATGTCTAATACAATGGCCAAATTGGCTGCAAAAGGCTATATTACTCGTATTTATACAGATGTTACACATGTGTATAATACAACTGCCAAAACCTTAAAAAGTGCAAATATTATCCGCCGTGTAGTTGATTACAATCCGAAAGGAAAATAAAATGGCATTAACAGTTAAAGTTCACTTATGGGATAAACGTCCCAATGACAAACATGTTGCGGCTGGATATGTAATTGTAAATGATGCAATCCAGATTAATATCACTTTATGGGGAGATGACTCTCGTGGTTACTTTATTTCTTATCCTGGTTATAAAAAACAGGATGGCAAATGGCAAGAAACGGCCGGGCCAGTTAATAAAGAAATAAGAGAAGCAATCTTAGATGCAGTTCAACGAGCTAGAACACAAACTAGCAAAGCAGAATCAAAACCTGCACCCAAGAAAACAGAAGATGTAACAGAGTCAATTAATATTGAACCAGCAGTCCAACCTGCAGTTGGTAAAGCTCCCTGGTAAAGTGAAAACAACAAAATGTCTGAAGAAGTAAAATATAATCCTTTATTGGATACAAAACATTATGGCGTTTATAAAAAATCCGCAGCAATGCGCATTAAACTTATTCGCCCTCGTGTTGTAAAAAATGGAGATCGTGATTTTCTTGAAGAAGGTTTTTGCTATTTAGAAATTGCACCAGTTAAAGAGTTTACAAATGAAGCCAAAAGCTACAAATGGGAAACAGATAAAATTGGCGTAAAAATAGGAATGCCCGATTTACAAGAAATTGGATATGCATTATCTCGTGGATCAGAATGTAATTTGTTCCATGAATTTAATGGTATAACCAAAGGTATTCAGCTTAAGCGGACTGAAGGAAAATCTCCATACTTTTTAACAGTTAATCAAAACAACAAAGGTGAGAAATCATCGGTTTCGATACCTGTTTCCGCTCCCGAGGCATTTGCGATCAGTAAACTGATTGAAAGTGCAATTCCAACAATTTTAAATTGGTAACAAATCATGGCTACTGTAAAAGTTCGCATTGATGGTGTTCTCGATATGAACGAACTCAAACGTGTGTTTGGGAATCATCTTGTTATTGGATCTGTAGATGCTGCCATTATCCCTCCTACTGTAGTTGAAGGACCTATGAGTGCAGCAGAACTCAGTTCTGTGTTGTTCCCTGCAGAAACTGTTGCCGAAGTTACTCCTGTACCATGTACAATGGACACAGGTGAACTTTCATCATTCATTTATGGACGCGAGGCGATTACTGAACCTGCGGCTGGAATGGATGCTGAATCATTGGCACGCTATCTGAATGGAACACCTGCTATGACTGCAGAGGATGTAGCAAATTTCGCAAATGGTGATGAATATCTTGTATTCGATTCATCTAACGACTTCACTCTGTGGGTTTCTGCTAATATCGAAGAGGGCGATCGTATCGAACTCCAAGATGCTTTTGGCGATATCGTCGCCGTGTACAATCGTTAATTTTAAAAGGTAAAAACAATGTCTGCTCAAATGACTGAATTGGTAACTGGCTACACTTACAATGGTATTACTCGTACTTTCCCTCGCACTGCCACTGTGGCTGATGTATTGCGTGTTCTGCAAACTCAAGATGCGACTTTCTCCGATCCTAGCAAATATACTGCTACAGTTGTAGGCGGCGTTCTGCAATTGGCTAACCGTACTGGTAGCAAAGCTTAATTTAGCTTTTTTACACAAATTAAATGCAAAAGGCGGATATTTCCGCAATAACGCCTAGATAGTAGGCTGTAAAATATGTAGGCTTCCTATTAAGTAGGAAGCCTTTTCTTTTCGGAGGTTAAAACATATGGATCATGATTCTATATTGAATTTATTGTTTCCAGAAGGTTCCGAAGAGCCTAAAGAAGATGAAAAAAAAGAGTCTGCTGAAAAGGCTGTTGCGGAATCTGGAGAAACTTGGCAAGAAAGATTTGATTATTTATTTGAGAATGTAGCAACTCCTATATATCAAAAGTCTCCTTACGCTAAAAAACTTGAAGAAGCAAGAACTTCTAAGTTTTTATCTAAAGAAGATTTGAAATTATTTTTAGCTACTGATTTTGAATATATTATCAATGCCAAAGAATTTCGTCTTTCTGATAGTTTTGTAAACAGAATAACTGGCACTTTGAAATCGATACCGTCTGTTTGTATTAGCGCGGGGTATTTTTAAATGAATGAAAAAAAATTGTATACTTATAAAGCCTTGGCAACATCTTTAAGTATTGCCAAGGAAGAAGAAAATTTAACACCTCGTAAATTTAGATTTGATGGTAATCAAGATCGAATTCCTTCAACATTCGTTAGATATTTTAATGAATATCTGTCAGATAAAGTTTATCCTGGGAGATACAATACATTAATCGATGCGCATCGTTCTTCCGGCTATATGCTTAAATCTGAATTAATTGACACTTCTGATGTAATTGCAGATGTTGCTTTTGGTGAAATTAGCTCAAAAGAATTATTAAATCTTACATTTCTTTTGAATCCTGTTCGCGCTTTTGCTAAAGTTGCAGCTGACTTGTATTACAATACAGGCTTCCATAATGAATTAAATGATATTAAATTTCAGTCTGGATTTGGAGATATTGGTAGAACATATGTAGCATTAACTAATCTTAATATTAATAGATTTGTTCCTTATGTAAAAGAGTATTTTAAACTTGATTACAGTGATGATTTTGTTATGTATTGTCTTATGCTTTTTGTGGCACAAAAACGTATAGATTTTATTAAATTTTATGATATTGGAATTTTTCCAAATTCTTCATCTGCTGAAGCATTTTTGAATGAAAAATTTGGCAATGAAGCTGAAATAACAATATTTTGGAAATCATATAATCCTAATGACAGAAATAGTTTTAGATACTTTTCTGGAATAGGTCCTGTTGCAAATTTATCGAACAAAAATGATGCATTTTCTAATGGAAATGGCGTTTACGACATTTCTCGACTTGTGAAATATGACTTTAGAGATCCCAGATATTCTAATTATTATGGATTTGATTACTTTAGTTTAGCGCAATCTTCATATCAGTTTTCTGTGATGAGACTTGATTGTGATTCATATACTCCGCCATCTGATGCAAATGGATATAAATTAGAAGATATTGTTTATAATAACAATACTATTAATACTATGTACATTTGTAAGGCGTGGGCTACAGCACTTGCTGATCAATTAGAATTAATCGGCGCTAAAAATAAAACTATTGAATTTTTAAGAAATCTTTTGAATTCAGATGATGCTCATTTGGAAAGTTTCTTTTATTCTTATATTAGAGGTATGTTTAATGGATTCTCTGTTGGGATAACGCTTGAAGATGGACAGATGCTCACTATTGGCTTTTTTGAAAGTTTATTAAATCCCTTTAAAATTAAAGTTTATGACAGTAAGAAAATATTTTTTAAAGTGGATGTAAAAGATATTATTGATCCTGATAAACTTATAGCTTGTACCACAGAATTATCTGAAATTGTTAATGGAATTTTTAGAAACGAGGTTTCAAATGGATAATAAAAAAATTTTGATTGAACTTTTGGACGATCAAATTGGTAAAATTACTGTTAATAATGGTGTTTCTTCTAGAACTAAGACAACATCAATACAAGGAATTGTATCAGCATTATCATCTAATATTGAACGTTTTGACACAGGAATGATTGTGCCAAATGTTGTTAATGTTTCAACATTTGGCAATAAAAAATGTGTGCATGTTTATGTACCGTCTTTTGTGACTAAAATTCTTCATATGTATGATGTTAAATTTAGAGATGAAGAGTCTCAGGTTGTTCGTTATCCACATATGCTGTTTAGTTTTTGCTCTGCTGGAACTAGTAATTTAACTGGTGAAATTAATTTAATTGGTAGTGAGGATTTTCACTTTGATGCGCCGCTATATAAATTTAATTATAACAATTATTCTGATAGTTATGGTATTTGTTGGGGCGAAAATAGTCGAACTGTAAGGGATATTGTTGCTACTCAAGATATTAATAAGCTAGCCTCTTTGCCGTATTTATTTTTGAATTCAAATTTTAATGGTGATTTAAATAATTGCTATAAATATGATGATGACTTTTTTGAAAATCATCTTAAAAATTGGTGTGGATTTAGTTCAATTCGTGGTAGTATACCTGATAATGATGATTACTATGTTCCGACTTATCTGATGTTTAAATATCTTGGAGCACATCCAGAAATGAGTCCTGATTTGAGTATGTATTTAAAAAATGCTAAACAATACAAAAAATCAGATACAATTTCTTCTTTTATTAATACCTTTAATGTTCGTCAATTAGGAATTTAAAATGACTATTAATTATGTTAATAAACAGGTTCAAGAACCTGGTATGGATTTGGATAGCCTCATGTCTTTTATGATTCCAGAGGCTAAGCCTCCTCGTACTGTATTATCTATTGATGAAGATAACATTGAGGATGGCGATCTTTTTGTTGCTCGAGATGGCATTTATGAATTTAAGAAAAAGGTTATTGGTAATTTTTGGTCTTTGAAAGAGAAATTTAAAGACCCTATCCCGCTGATGCCCGAAATTGATGCAAAATTTGTTCCTAATCCTGATTTACCAAAGATTCCTGGATATTTGTTCCAAGGTATTATTCGTTTTTATCGTAATATTTATAAAACCAATAAGAATGAAGTGATGGCACAAATTTGGTGGGATAAGTCTAAACAAGAATATCTTGTTGAAGTTCCAGTTCAGCGTGTATCTGGCGCGTCCATTTCATATGATAAAGAAGGTGCGTTTTATACCAATCCTGATTTGACCTGTGTATTAACAAGCCATTCACATCATACAATGGGTAAATAAAAATAATTTTATTTCAGTTTATTTTGGATTTTAAAAATGACTGAAAGTATTAGAAGTAGATTAAAGAAAGATGAAGAAACTATTTTAGAGTTATATAAAAGTGGTTTAGTTGCGAAAGAAATTTCTGAAAAATTGGGATACAAATATCATCAACCTATTTATAACTTATTGAAACGTAATGGTGTTTTTATACCTAAAAACCCGGACGAATTTAATTATTATAAAAAATATAGTGTTGATGAAAATTATTTTGATGAAATTAATACAGAGGATAAAGCCTATATATTGGGGTTTATTGCTGCTGATGGATATGTTACAAATAATAGATTTATATTTTCTATTAATTCTCAAGATAGAGATGTTTTAGAGAAAATTAAAATTGAAATAAATTTTACTCATCCAATTATTGATTTCATTAAAGATGGCAAATATTTGCATTCCAAATTATCGATTAACTCTGTTAAACTTTGTTCAAAATTAGCTGAGTACGGCCTATTGTCTCCAAAATCTTTGTCAATGAAAAATATTGTAAAGTATATTCCAGAAAATTTAGTTTTTCATTTTATGAGGGGCTATTTCGATGGCGATGGATGTATTCATTATGGTGAATATAATACTGGAAAGAAATACGCTGTAACAATAATTGGAACAAAAGAATTTTTAGAAACTTCTTTTAATAAATATTTTCAAACCAATAATAAAATTGGGAAATATAAAACTTGTAATATGTATTATTGGAGAATTTCCAATAAGGAATATATAAAAGATTTTATTGAAAAGATTTATAAGAATGCAACAATATTTCTTGATCGTAAATATAATTATTGTGCTCATTTAAAACTACTCTAATTGCTGGAAGCCACTTAGAGCCTTAAGTACCAAAGTGTAACAATCTTAAGGATTGGGTAATCAGCAGCGAAGCTATCTTATTTTTCCATAAGGTAGAACGTTCAACGACTAGGACTGAATCTTTGATTCAGAAGTACAGCCAAGTGGTGCTATTAACATTAGCTTAAATGGAAATGGGTAGCCTCTAATTTTATTAGAGTGAAGATATAGTCTCAACATCTACGGAAAGCGTAGAGCGAATATTTTTATTCGAAGAATGATTAACGAACATTCTTAAAGATATTTGGCATTTTACAGTGGTACTGACAATGCAGATGAAAAAGGTCGTGATGGACAGTATTCATTTGTATTCGGCGGATTAAAAGAAAACGGCGACGGAACATTTAATTATACAACTGTTCAGCGTGTTTGTTATAAGGATACATTTATCAATTTGAATATTGATGATATTTTTGATTTTTCTGCTGAAGGCCATTATGAAGTTCCAGAGGAATTGTATTTAAATATTACAGAACGCGCGCCTACTGTTGTTACTGCAACTAAAAGCTATCCTGCGGGAAATTATTATACCGGAGCTTCTTCTATTGGTTCTTCTAATGCTAAACCCTGGACCAATACAGGATCTGGTGGTTATCCTTATTATGATGATTATTCTAATTATTATAATGTATATTCTGGATATGATAATGTATATGATCAAGTAGGAAATGGACGGAACTATAGTAGCAATTATGGCGGCGGCAAATATTCTACAAATACTGCTATTGATTTGGGTTTAATATTCACAAAAATTGAAGATGTAGCTGCAGATATTAATAATAAATATCCTGGTTTAAATTTAAAAACTACAGATGTAGAAATTGTTCAGCCATTCTTTCAAAAGGCCTTTGAGCATAGTCATTCTGATGTTACAACTGAACCAGTTTGGGAACCTAATAAAGTAGAAGAACATATTGCAAAAGCATTTGAAAACTTCCAGTATGCGTTAAGTAAATATACCAATATGGATAATTTCATTATTAATGAAGCTATTCCACATATGTTTGAAGGTCTGTTGAATTATTTTGCCAAAAATGAAGCTCCTTCTTTTAGTTTGGAAGAAGAGTTTTCAGAAGATTCTTCTGGTCAGTACGATGCGACTATTGAATATTTGTCTGGCGCAGGATTATATGCTATGCATCATGCTTTTGCAAATATTTATGCCGATACCAATTTAATAAATCCAATTGATGAAGGTATTCCTACTATTGAGGAATCTGCTAAATCAATGTTTTGGAATTCTTAAGGGAATAAAAATAAATGGAATATATTGATACTTTAAAATTCAAAAATCTTTCATTAGATATTTTAAATAAAGAATTTAAAGAAAAGGTTAAACCAGTTACTGACCGTTTTTTCGAGGCATGGAAAGAATTTGAATTTGAACAAATTATCGCTGGGAAAGAGAATGTCAGTCTTTTTAATAATAGAAATTTAAAAAGCACTCATAACTGGCCTGTTAAAGCAATCGTTGTCATTGGTTGTGGTGGCACTGGTTCTTGGCTTATTCCTAAACTTGTAAAAACCATCAATGATATGAAGCGTAAAAATTTGATTACAAAAGATTTTACATTAGCACTTGTTGATGGCGACACGGTTAACTGATTTTTCGACCGGCCGTGTATAAACTTGCCCTAATTGACTTGGAAATCTGTTACAGCAGACAACAGGGCGGAACCCAATAGGGACCGTGAACGACTAATGCGGGTGAGCACTATTTTATAAATAATGAAGCGATAGTCTGAACTACATCGGAATCTGTATTGTAATAAGAGATGTAGAGCAAGCGGGAACAGAAACTGGCTTGCCCTTACTTTATGTAAGAGTAACAAAATGCGAACCGAAAAATTTGATCCGTCAAAATTTTATTGAACAAGATATCGGTAAAAATAAAGCTGCAGTTATGGCAGATCGATATTCTCCACATTTGAATGAAGGCATTTCAACTGTTTATCTTGATAAATATTTGACTAAGATTAAAGAAAATCTGGAAGGTAAAGATAAAGATAATTTTGTCAATATTGATTCATTCTTGTCTGGATTTACAGATGATAATGTTGCTACTATTATCTTCAATCTTGTTGATAACGATAACGCCCGTAAAAGTTTACATTGTTCGGCAAGTTATCTTTCCAATAGATCGAATATTGTCATTGCTGACGTTGGAAACGAAGATACATTTGGCCAGTTGTACGCAAGCTTTTATAATAAATTTTATAACTTTTTTGAAGATAATTTCTTTGACTGGAATACTTCAGCATGGGGAAACGATGAAGAAGTTAAGATTTACTCATGTGCAGAAGCAGATGTAGATGAAGCTAAGCAGGATCAATTTCTTGTTGCCAATGATAGTGCAGCAACCTTAGCGCATAACTGGTTATGCTCATTTATGGAACACCGGCGTGAATGGCCTAAGTATATCTCGTTTACGTCTATCCCTATGCCACATATAACAGTACATGAAGTTGCTAAACCTTATGATTTAAATTATTTTTTAAATACTATAGTTGCAAGGATTCCGTATTCTCATGAATCTTTGAATCTAACTATTTGTAAAGAAGTAATTGAGCGTATGTCATCTGATCTTAACTCTTCATTTACAGATGAAGGAAGAGATTTTGCTAAATTAATCAGTCGAGACAAGAAATTTCGCACTTGTCTTGTAAATGCAGCTTTTTGATTGATAAAGTCTCAGGCGTGAATATTTTTCCCGCCTGAGTTCGTTTTAAGGAACATAAATGAATAACGAAGGATATAATTCTTTAATAGCTAGACAGGCCTCTATGGGGGTTAGATTAGCTATTTTATTTTATAGCTATGCTTATGAAGCTGTTTTAATAATGGAACAGATAAATGAAAATGGGAGTGATAAAATGAAAGCTCTCGCTGATAAAGTTGTTCAAAAAGCTGGATACGATAATTTAACAGAATTAAAAGAATTTATCATTAGTTCATGTGATATTTATGATTTACTTCCTAATCAATGGAATATTTCTAAATATCAACAATTGGCTGATCTTATTGGAAATTTTAATAATACAATTCTTTTTAGAGATTATATCAATAAGAAAGGACGTAGAATTACATTTTTCAATAAATCTTTAGATGACGATTTATTATTATCTATTAAAATAGTTCATCAAAGTTATTTAAATTTTTTGCGATATTTTTTTGTTATTAGAAATTTGCCTAATTTTAGGATAGGATCTCGAGATAGAGTTGAATCTCTTGGATCCGTTTTAGATAAAAGATTTACAAGTGATACAATGAAAGTTTTTAGATATGTTGAATCTGTATCTCGTGACAATAATCATGGTGTAAAGCCTGTATTTTTATTAAAAATTGATATTGGCAAATTTTTTAATTCTGTTACATGTAGTAAATTTATTAAAAACAAATCATTCGCGCCGTTTATTTTTCAAGGTGGTGACATACCAGATAATGCTGTAATAAAAAATCTTGATAATATACAGGTTTTATTAAGTGAAGAATATAAAAAATATATTCCTGCATCATTAGATTTTTTATCTGATCAAATGTCTGTTGACGATAACTATAGTGAACCTTTGGTTGATTTTGAAACACTTAAACATATTCGCCATATAAATTACCGTATGTTGATTTATATGATTTCATTTTTGACACACAATAATTCTATTCCAACTGGTATGTCATACAGTCCTATTTTGTCGAATATATTTATTCATCAAGCTGATATTGAGATTTCTGGATTTTTATACAACAACGATTTATTTGGATATCGTTATTTAGATGATTTAACAATTGCATCTGATAATGATAGAAATCTTTTTAAATATGCTAAAGAGATTGAAAAGATTTATAACAAATATGGACTGTATTTGAAATATGATAAAACTTGTATTCAACATTCTGATAAAGGAAATCTTAGTGCTCTAGGATATTCTTATAACGTTAAAGATGGTTCTGTTCGTTTAAATGCCAAATATCGTAAAGAGTTGATTGATTTAATTTCAGATTTGGATCCTTCTGTAAATCCAACTGATCTTAGATTAATTGGGAAACTCAATTATGGTCTTTCTGCTAAAGGATCTAATGCAGATGTATTAATGCATTATGGATTTAATCAGAAAAAAGCATTTTTTGATAATCTTGATAATGATAATTATGCTTGTAATATAGAAATTAATGTTTTTGATAGGGGTGCAGATCACTATAAAGATATTGATATTTCTATTGGAAAGCTAGATGTTTGTTATAAAGAATTTATCCATAGCATTAGATTTGCTGGCGTAAATTCAAGAAGATGTAATTCTTATTATAACTATTATAGGTATATGTCCAAGCCTAAATGGTTGGCTGCCATATTTTTAATTGAGAAGTTTCTTTCTATTGGGAATTTTAAATATAGAATTAATAGTATATTTAATCCAGTAGAGAAAGATGGCATTAAGGGTAATATTCTTGAATTTGTTACTACAAATCCTAATAAGCCAAAATGGATTCCTGCTACGGTCCACGTATTTGTGCCACATAATTTGGTTTCAAAAATGAATGTGACTTCATTCCATTATGAAAGAAGAAGCCGCCGCGTCTTATTCAATATTGGCGAATTAGAAGATGCGCAAGAAATTGCGCTTTAAATAAAGGAACAATAAGTATGAATAATGTTTTATATATCTTAGGTAAAGGCATCACCTCGAAAGAGGTTGATGCTATTAAAGCGGTTTTATCTTTCGCTGAGATAAATGAAGCTGCTTATAAAATTGTTGATTTAGAGTCAACAGAATTTAACATTGTTGGCAAATCTATGTTCCTTTGTTTTAATGGTTTGTTTTCTATTATTGGACAACAACTTATTAAGGAACGTGGCTATCCAAGTAGCTCTCTTCTTCGTGGGAACTTAACAGATGATAAGAATAAGATGCTTTTGTTTGGTTTGTCTGGGTCCATTTCTCAATATGCTATGCCGCATTGTGTTGATGAAGATAAGGTCACTTTGTGGAATATTATTCAAAGCATTAAGGCTAAGCTGATTGAATATTATCCTATCATTATGGGAGCTAAATCTGTTGAACCAATAGAAGAATTGCCAAAGGATTCTCTTGAGGAAGAATTTGATAAGGATAAACAACCTGTTGAAGAAAAAGTTAAAACTGTAGCGCCGGAACCTATCATTGAGACTACAGATTCTACCGAAATGGGAATTGAATCTAATAAGGTTTCTGTTGATGTAAGTCAAATTATTGATTCAGTTGTTAATGATTTAAAATTAAGTGATCCTGGATTAGGTAAATCTCTTAAACTTACAGATATGATTGTTCTTCATACTCCTAATGGTAGAATTAATATTTATCCTACTAATGTGATAAAAGAAGAACTCGGCGGCGTACATATTAGCTTTAAAGATATGTGCTCTATTATTAAAATGGCACTAATATCAGACGCAGAAAAAATTGACTTTTATATTAAAAGGACATAAAAATGCAAACTGAACAAAATCAAAATGGAACAAGTACAGGTGCCCCTGTATTTACTCCTAAGGCAGTAATTTCCAAAAAGCCTGCGAATATTGATGTACAACTTAGTCCAGAAGTCCCAATATCTGAAGAAGATAAAAAGAAAGTTATTCATATCGTATCTGAAAATGGAAATATTAGCTGGGATATGGAAGGCGAATGGACTCTTCTCGATGCTATTGGAGCATTAGAATTAACTGTATTTAAGTTAAAAGATCGGGCCAATCTACCTGAACGGATGCAAGAAATCCAACATGCACTCGGTCAGATTCGTATGGTTTTACAATAATGGAATTAGTTTGGTATTGTGGACTTGATCTTTCTATAACTTCAACTGGATTAGCTGTTGTGGAATTTCTTGGTGATCGAAAATTTAGATTGATCGCCAAGAAAACTATTGCTCCAAGATTGCCTTTAAAAGGCTTTGACAGAAGGGTTGATTCAATAGAAACATTTAAATTAGCTTGTGCGACTTTTGAAGAAATCCAGAAATGTAAATTCTTTGTTATTGAGAATTACAGTTTTGGTTCACCTGGCCGGATTACTGATTTAGCAGAATTAGGTGGACTGTATAAATATTATATATCTGAAGGTCTTAAAAAAGGCTTTGATTTAATTCCGCCGCAAACCGTTAAAAAGCAAATAACCGGCAATGGTCGATCTGATAAAGAAACAGTTAGAGAAGGATTAAGAAATTTTCTTGTCAATTATGATGAAATCAATTGGGAAAATTATGATGAATCTGATGCAGTTGCAGTTGCGATTGCATATGGGTTATTGATGATTGAAAAGATTTCCGAACAAAAAGCGGAACAGAACTCTGTGGAGAATGAAGATGAACAAAAACAGAATTCTAAAGTTGTTAGAAAACGTAAACGAGGTACTAAACAATGATGTGCCAACAAGTTCTGAGTATATTGTCTTTGTCGCCAATCTTCTTAGAGTATTTGCCATTGCTCATATTATTAAAGATGAAAATCTTAAAGAATTAAATCTAGATGATAGCTTTGTAGTGGAATCTGCTTGTTATGCAAATCCTGATAATATTGGATTGCAATTAATGTTACAGGTTCATGTACTGTTAAAACTGTCAGAAAGGTTTACAGATGAGTGATGTTCTTGGGACGCTCTCTATTGGATATAGTTCTTATGATGAGTATGCCAATTCATTTATGAAGAATGCCTTATTCAAAGGAAAAACATTAGAGGACTGGGAAAAAGAAATTGAATTACCAGTCCTTAATGAATCTTCTAATATTGAAGATTTACGTTTAGCCAATATTAAATACATAGAAATGTTGAGACTTATTGTATCTAATCTTTCTTATGCAAAATCAACTTTAAAAGTTTGTGAAATGCATTATGAAAGAAAAATCCAGCAAGTTAGAATTGAAATTCTTGAACAATACAGAGATGAAAATCCTGGAAAAAGAATTCCCGGCGCTGATACTATAAATAATGTAGCTCAAAATCGATGTATACAAGAATGGATATCTATGGGAATAGCAGAAGCCTTTCTATTGTTTTGGCAAACTCAACATGACAAGATAAGATATTTTGATTCAAGATTAACAAATCTTGGATTTATATTAAATACAGAAGAAAAATATCAATTTAGAGCAAATTAACAAACTGATAAAATAATAAGAAGAATAAAAATGTCAGAAAAAATTAAAATGGATATTAATCCAGATCTTAAGCGAGCTATCACTTCGTTTAAAACCGCTATGAATAAAAAATATGGCAAAGATGAACCTGTATTTGCAGATGGCGAAATAAGAGATTATAAATCTATTTCTACAGGATCTGAGATTCTTAATACACTGATAGGTAATGGCGGACTTGTACTTGGTAGAGTGCATGAAGTCCACGGAATTTCGGGGGCAGGTAAGAGCTCCATAGTCACAATGCTTTGCGCTAACGCCAGAAAACAGTATCCTGATAAATTTATTTTATACTTGGACGCTGAGCAAGCGCAAAATTTCAAGTATATGAAGGCCTTAGGCCTTGATTGTGCAAATGATGAGGGTGTTGTATTTGTTCAAACACAAAAAGCCGAAGAAGTATTTGATATTATTGACAATGCTGTTAAAACAGGCGGATTTAGTTTAGTTGTTGTAGACTCGGTTCCCGCAATGTTAACAGAAAGAGAATTGAATGGAGATTTTAGTAAAGAAACAATGGCCGAAAAAGCTAGATTTCTTTCTAAATCAATTCCAAAACTTTTAGAATCTTTAAAAAAGGCAGAAACTGCATTAGTTTTTGTTAACCAAGTAAGAGATAAAGTAGATCTTTTTGGAGGAACGATAACTCCCGGTAATATTAGTTTTTATTTTTGAAATTTTATGTTATAATCCTTTTAATGCAAAAAGCATTAAATTAATTGAGAAATAGGATTATAATATGAAGAAGTGGTTAAAATTTGAAGATGATATAGTAATTAATTTTATTAAAAATACAAATAATAGAACATTTAAAGATTTACATGAAATGCTTCCAAATAGAACTATAGATTCTATTAAAGCACGATATCGTCAACATAAAAAGAATATGTCTGGCAGTCATATAACAAAATTTTGGACTGAGGATAAATTAAATTTTTTACTTGAAAATTATGCTAATAAAAATATATATGAACTTAGTGAAATTCTTGACATTAAATATTCTACTGTCTATGCAAAATTGAAGGATCTGAATTTAACTCCTAAATATATATTAAAAACTTATACAGAAGAAGATGATTTATTTATAAAAGAAAATTATAAAAGGATTAAAACTTCTGATATTGCTTTTAAACTTAAAGTATCTCCCGATGCTATTATTCAAAGAGCAGCAAAGTTAGGGCTTAATACATCTAAAAGTAAAAATTACACTGATGATGAAAAGAAATTTATAATTGAAAATTATTCTAAAATTCCTATTGCTGAAATTTCTAAAATAACTGGCAGAAGTTATTCTTCTATTAATAAATTTGCTAGAAAAAATAATTTAGTTTCATATAGCAAAATAATGTATGAAAATAATGTTAAATTTATTTTAGATAATTGTGAATCAATGACTGATTCTGAAATGTCGAAAAAGATATCTGTATCAATAGATACAGTTGAAAGTATTCGTAAAAGTTATGGAATATACAAATCTCCAGCATTGATTAATGGGGTTTCTTCTATTGAAAGATTTGTGAAAAATATTCTTGACGAATTATCTATTAGGTATACTTATTGTGCAGAACTTGGAAATTTCAAGCCAGATTTTCTTTTAGAAAATGGAAAGGTTATTGAAGTTAATGGCGATTACTGGCATTGTAATCCATATATTTATGGTAATGGTCCAGAAGATGAGATACAAATTAAACATGTATTAAGAGATTATTCTAAAAAATGTTATTATTTGTCAAATAATATTAATTATATAGAAATCTGGGAATATGATATTAATCATAATCCAGATTTAGTATCAGAAAAAATAAAAACTTTCTGCCGTTCATAGTAGAAATATTATGAATTATTATAGCGGAATTAAGCGAGAAAATCCTCCCTGTTATATAGGACAACTCGAACCGAAGGCTGATTTAAAGATTCAGTCAGGGGCAACGCATAGAAGCTGAAACTAATAAAAGAATATAATGCTTCCACGAGGCCGCTACACCTAAGTCTTTTAGATATGGTGAAAAAATATGCTGAACTATACTGTAATCGTATAGAAGTAGAGATAAAAAGCTCTACGATAACAAAATGGGAAAAGCAATTCCGTTTTATTCCTCTACTAGAATTAAAGTGAATTCCACTCCCTCAATGCGCATTAAAGACGATAATGATAAATATATCGGACAAACTGTCGAATTTACAGTTGTTAAAAATAAAGTTGGCGATCCATTTGGTGTAGCTGAATCTGACTTGATGTTCTGGAAAGGATTTGATTCCATTAAAGAACTGATTGATTTGGGAATTAAAAATAAAATTATTAATCAAAGTGGTGCCTGGTTTAAATTTATCCCAGACGGGAAAGAAGAAATTTCTGTTCATGGCAAAAATGGTATTTATAATCATTTAACTCAAAATCCTGAAGATTTAGAATGGCTTAGAAATATTGTTAATAATAATTCTGATATCTTTGATAAAGCCGTTATATCTGATGAAGATATCGCAGAATCAGAAATGGAGCCTACCGATGAATAATGAAAAACTATTTAAAAAGATGTTTAAATTTGCCAAAGAATTGATTGATTATCAAATTTATCATCGTAATCGCTATATTGAATTAAAGGCCAATAGAGAAGTTCCAGAAGGCCTCATTCAGAGAGATTTTTTATTCTCTGAATTAAGATTACCGCGGCAGATTGGTAAAACAACTTGTCTTGCGCGTTTAAAAGGACATCTTGATGCTAAATATCCAAATGAAAAAGTTTTCTTTATTTCAAATGATTTAGAAATTGAAAATCTTCGCGGCATGAAAAATTTAATTTTGTTAGTTGATTTGGATAAATTATCAGCTATTCAAAAAATAAAAATTAGAGAAAAAATAATTCACGATCCAAAATATTTAAATATTTATTTCTGTATTGGATCTTTAGAGTAAAGGAATAAATAATGTCCCAACAACATTATGATATTATTAAACATTGGATGGAAATTGCAGGTCAAACAGTAAATGGAATACCCACAGTTCCATCTGATAAAGATATTTTGCTTCGTGTTAAACTTCTGCTTGAAGAAGCATTTGAATTCACTGAAGCATGCCTAATTGATTCATCTAGAGAATCTAAATTGCTCAATGGCATATTGCAAAACTTCGCTTTAGCCCGAAATGACCTTGAAGAATTCATCGAATCTGGAGAGCCATTAAAAGGTAAAGTTGATATGAAAGAAGCCTTAGATGCTATTGTCGATATTGAAGTAATCAATACTGGTAGTGCAATAACATTTGGATTTGATTCTGTAGAAGGTTTTAAACGAATTATGGACTCTAACTTTTCTAAATTTGTTGATGGTAAAGCTATTAAAAATGCTGCCGGCAAAGTTATGAAAGGTCCTAATTATAAAGAACCAGATTTATCTGGATTGTATTAATAATAGCCCCAAGCAGATTATTTCTGCTTGGGATATTTTCATTATATAAAGGATTTAAAATGTGTTTTAGTCAAAGATTTAAAGAGGATGCAGAAATTGATAAGTTTTTAAAATTTAAAGATTGTCGAATTAAGGGTTTGTATATCGGCGAATATATTAAATTATGTCAAGATATTTTAAATTTTAGAAATTATGTATGGATATACTCTAAAAATACTGCAAGCATTTTTAAAAATGAAGAAGAAATAAAATCTAATCCTGAATATATTTGCATTGACTGGATTCCAATTGCTGAAATGATTTTGGAATATTTTGAAACACTTTTAATATCTTTAAATGTAAAATACGAATCTAAATTTTTTAAAAATGAAAAAATGAAAATAGTCAACAATTTTAAATTTTTTGATTTAAAAGAAATGTGTATAAGGGTTGAAAATGAAGTCATTAAATATATTGAAGAAAATAAGTATAGATGTTTTAGATCCTTTATATAATGAAAATATCATTTATGATAACATTAAAAATTTGAATGACAATAATTTTATTCTTGCTGTGTATTATTGGTTAAAAATTGGTGAGAGAGTTGATTTTGTTGATAAGAAATTTCTTGTTAGAAATCCACCTTATCCTATTTTTCAAGATACATCAGTTTATGAGCCAAATGTGTTTCAATTTATTCATTATTTTAAATCTCATTATTTTTTAAAAGCTTTATATTCTAAAAATATTGAAATTGAAAAGCTAGATGTCGATATAGCAGATGAAAAATTAAAATTATGTTTCTATAGTATTTTTAAAGATTTTTTCAACGGATATGCTAATGGATTAAAACCATTTTTTATTGATAAAGATAGTCAAAAATTTAATAATTTTAAAAATAGATTTGGAATAAAATTACGCGAATATATCGACAGTATTATAGATGAATATAATGTAAATGTTGCTTATATTCATGATAAGAGTATTCCTGATGTAATTAAATATTCTGAATACGTTAGAAGACATAAACTTAGTTAAAGTAAGGAATGCAATTATGGATTTTCAAGAAGTTTTAATATTTGAATTAAAAGGAAATTATTCCAAATTGGATTTAAATAAAATAGAGTCTGTAGAGGCATTAAGACTTTTTGATGATTATGATGATCCAGTTCATATCAGATGGCCAAATTTTATTGAAGATATGAAAGATATTTCTAAAACATTTTCTGGCCGGGAATTTAAAATTACGGTTTCTTCATTTGAGTTAGGTGACGAAGAAAAGTCTTTCATCTTTATAAATGGGAAATTAAAATGAAAACTTTAAGTGTTGAATTAATTCATAAACCCGATAATTTTGATAAGTGTAAAGCAGAAGAACATTATGAAAGTGATATTGATTTAGTTAAATCTTCGGAATATTTAAAATTTTCTAAAAATGATTTTTACAGTGAAAATGTAAATTCTAAAGTAATTGTTGAATGTTTTGAATATCTTTCTAAGCTTTATCGTAATAATTGTTTTGTTTTAAAAATTGAATACGAAGGCTTTATTGAATATATAAAAATTGAAACTGAGAAACAAAAATATTCTGTCAAAGTCAAAAATAAAATTCCTAGTTCAAAAGGATTATTGATTAATGATACAAATGGTCTTTTTGATGTTAATTACAATTTTGATCATTGTAAGTATTATAAAGATGATTTAGAAAATTTATTTATATTACGTTGGGTAGATGTTTATTTTAATGACATTTTTGAATCTTTAATTTTAATTTCTTTGTTAAATACTAAAAAAGAATTTGTTTTTAATTATTTCATTTCTGCTGTAAAAGAACCATCTAATCTTAATCCTTGGAAGATTAAAATAATTGATGGCATTATTGAATTAAAAAAATGGAAAGAACCAAAATGAACGAAATATCAGCTAAAGATGCGCATATAATTGCTATGAATTATTTAAACAATGTGTCAACTGATTTAAAACCAGTATTTGATAAAATCCGAGAAAAGTCTTCTCATGGATTTACTTATTTATACATTAATGAAAGAATGGATAAAAATTTATATAATTCCGTTTGCTCTATGAAGAAAGTAGAATATTTAAAAAATTTGGGGTATCATATTAAAAATGATATTTTTTCTAAAACTATTGAAATAAGTTGGAATTAAAAATGATCAATGCAAAAGAAATTAAAGAAAAAGCATTAAAAGATTCTCAAAATAATATTGACTCTGCTTTATCTATAATCGAAACAGCATTGTCTAAAGCTGCAGATCTTGGCAAAATGTATACCGTTGTTCGTGATGAAGAATTTAAAAAATTCGACGCTAAAGAGTTAAACGATATTAAGTGCGAATTAATTAAATATGGATTTAAAGTTGAGATTGTGCCTGGTGCACCTTCTTTTCAAATTAATTGGGAGTAAATAAAAATGGGTTATGAATGTAGGGTTGAACTTCTTGAAGCACCAATAGAAAATCTTGATGATTTTAAGCATCCTCAAAAGATTTTTAAAGATCCGGAAACATTAGAAGAAATTCTTATGGATGGCGGGTATTATGGTAAATGTTACCATATTGAGGAGGATTTCACTTACTTATCTAAGATGTATATAGATGAAGCGTTTATCATTGACGTAATGGGAGAAGATGAAATGTATCCTGTACGCTATTGGTTCGTTAATGGAACAGTTCGTTCAAAAGAATGGGTGCCGCCGATTCTTGATGAAGACATTGATTTTTAAGATCGGGTTTAAAAATGGCTAAAAAGATATCGCAAAGCACAATTGATATGTTTCGGCGCAAAATTATTGAACGTAGGAATAATATTACAACGATTGAAACACCTCAATCTCGCGCAATTTTAATTAAGATGAATTTAGAATATGAAAAAGAGATGAATCAGTTATGTAACGAATATCAAATTAAAGATCCTTTAAAATTATTTGTTGCAATTTCTTATTCCTTTTTAAGTAAACATGAACTTAAAAATAAGTTAAAATTGAATGATTCAGATTTGGATTTCTGTATTAAGATAATTAAAATTATTAACAAATTTAAAAATGCCGAAATTGAATCCAAAAAAGTGGCTGCCGAAGAAGAGTTAGAAAAGCTTCAAGTTTTGGAAAGAAAATTGGTTAATTACAATGCTCTCGCAGAATTGGGTCAAGTTGATGATGAATTTGTAGAAAAGCTAAAGACTCTGTTAGGATAAAATAAAATGGCTAAGAAATTGTCTAAATCGACTACAGATCTTTTGGTTAAAAAGTTAGAGAAAAAACTTGACGATCTTTATACTATTGATACATCAGGAATCAAAGAATTGATTAAAGAGCACAAAATTCAATGTGGTGAAAAAGTTAAAGAAATCATTAATTCTGTTCCACCCGAATCTATTCTTGATTTAATGTATGCATCTCGCAATCTTTATCATGTTAAAATGATTTATCCGGAAGATTTTGTCAAGAAAGCTGAAGAGCTTGAAGAATGGACCAAGAAATTTAATCAATCTCGTGGAATTGTAGTTGAAGAATTGTATAGTAATGCAATTAGTGAATTGAAAGAGAAGATTCGCAAGGTGACAAATTACAATATCCTTTATGAATTAAATGATATTGATGATGAGTTTGCTGAAGAATTAAAATCTTTGTTGTTGTAAAAAATAAAAGGTGAAAGATGTCTGAATATATTTCTACAAAAGAAAATCCTAATGGCGATATTATGCCAGTTGATATTGGTAAATATACAAATCTTCATGCTCACAGTGTTTTTAGTCCTCTTGATGGTTTTGGTAAGTTAGAAGAATATTGTGAACGTGTTAAAGCATTAGGTATGCGCGGTTTGTGTTTATCTGAGCATGGGAATATGTTTGGACATCATGAACAGGCTGCTATATGTAAGAAGCATGGTATTAAGCCTATCTTTGCTAATGAAGGCTATATGACACTACATAGCGGATCAATAAAGGAAAAGATTGAAGGTTATAAAGCTAATTATCATATTCTTTTGATTGCTATGAATAATGTTGGTTATAAAAATCTTATGAAGGCTACTTCTATTGCTTGGACGCGCTATAAGTATTATAAGCCGCGTTTTGATTTGGCATTGTTAGAAGAATGCTCAGAAGGGATTATTTGCACTTCCGCTTGTTTAGGTGGACCTATTAACCAATTGTATTTAGATGGAAAGCCTGAAGAAGCCGAACAGGTTGCTCTCAGATTGAAATCAATCTTTGGAGATAGATTCTATCTGGAAAAGACTTATACAGGCCTAGAAGAGCAGGATATCGCAAATAAGAACTTATCTGAAATAAGTCGTAAGCATAAGATTCCAATGATCATCACTTGTGATAGTCATTATGTTTATCCTTGGCAATCCGATGATCATGCTAAGCTTGTATTGGTTAATACCGGCGGGCAATTGAATAAGAAGACCAAAGATGTTGCTTTAACCGACACTGATAAAGATGATAGTGATGTAGATAATAACTCTATGTTTTATCAACCATCTCAGTATTATGTTAAACCTTGGCATGTGCTGCATGACGAGTATTACAATACAGAAGAAGATCAAATAGCATTTGAGAATACAAATAAGATTGCAGATATGTGCGATGTGACATTAGAGAAATCTGATGACATTATTTATCCTCAGCCATATGAAGATCCTGACGCAGTTCTTAAAGCCAAAGCAATGCAATGGTATGATACATATACCAAAGATTTTACAGATGAAAAGAAAAAAGAATATTTAGATCGTCTGAACGAAGAACTGGTTATGTATGAAAAAATGGGATTCAGTTCGTACCCATTAGTATTACAAGAGATTCTTGAAAATGCGCGCTCTAAAGGAATAATGACTGGCCCGGGAAGAGGCTGTATTTGCGGCTCTACGTTTATAAAATGCAGAACTCTTTATTTGGATTATAAAGCACCCATCTATAAAAACAGTATTGGATTTAAACGAGAAACAGTTCCATTATCTGTTTATCTTGATTATATTGAAAATAAAGATTCTATGCCAAATGTCATTGGATCAGGTAAAAGAATAGAATATATTCCAATAGAGGATTTAGGAGCAAATAATAATTGGCAAAATGTTTCTGTTTTAAATCATGATGGAAAATGGGTAAAAATTGATCGTTTTTGCAAATACGAAATTAATGGAGAACCTTTAATCAGTATTAACGGTATTGTGTCTACTCTTGATCATATGCATTATACCCTTGTTCGTGACAAAGAAGATCCAAATAAAGACGATTGGAAATGGATTCAAGCTAAGGATTTGGAAATTGGCAATTTTTTAAAAGAAAAAATATTAAATTCAAAATTAAATGAATATTATGATAGCTTTGGTCACGAAGTGACTAATAAGAAAATTATTACAAATCATAATTATAAATATGTTTATGATTTAACTGTTAATAATGGGCATTCGTATACTGTTGCGTATCAAGATGATGATTTGAATATTCATTCTTTTATTACCCATAATAGCGCCGCGGGATCTTTACTTTCCTATGCGTTAGGTATTACCGCTATTGATCCTATTCCATATGGTTTATTGTTCAGTCGTTATTTAAATGCTGGTCGTGCAAAAATTCCTTTAATCGAATTTGAAGGTTATCCAATAGAGGAATGGAATTATGAAAACTGAAGATTTAATTGTTAAGCAAATTTTTAAAAAGATTGTTAATAACTGGAATCAAATTGAAGATTTAGAAGAAGGCGATTCCCTTTGTATTTGGATTGAAGATATTATTTCAAATATGCCTGGCGATATGAATATTGTTCTAACCAATTTGAATTTCTATTTAGATCGATTATCAGATTTTACCGCCGGCTATGTGTTCAATTATATTGGCGATGAAATTGTTTTAAGTGTTCGTAAAATATAGATTAATTTTAAAAGTAAACAATTTTTTAAAACCATGATAAAATTGAAAAGCAATGCAGAACATTGCTAGATAATGAAAGGTTTAATTATGGGTACAAAAACCACAGTAACTGATACGCCTAATATTAATTTCCCTACCTGGTCAACTGGTGGAAAAACTGAAGTATCTCCATTTGGAGGAAGTCAGGCAAGACGAGTTACAACAGATGATGACATTAGGGTCGATGATATAAATGACCTTCGTCGCATGGTAGAAGGCCTTGCTGTGCACCGACATTCATATGTAGATGACACGGGGAGCTGTTAATCATGGACTGTTTAATTCATTCTGTATTTTATATATGTCATCGACATAAATTACATGAAGGTTATGGATATGACCGCCGCAATAGGATTTGAAGAATTCAAGAGACAGGCTGATATAATTCATCATAACCGCTTTCAATACGATCCCTCTAGTTATACAAATACTAGGGGGAGTATTAAATTCTTTGATCCTGTTACTAATGATAATTATGAACAAAGGATTGTTAATCATTTAAAAGGTTCGTTGCCTAGAGAATTGCAGCAAAAAGAATTTATTTATAAATCTCAATCTGATTTTATTGTTAATGCTACTTCTGTTCATAATGGATTTTATTCATATAAACATGTTGAATATATTAATAATCAAACTAAGATTTTGATAACTTGTCCTAAACATGGTGATTTTTTACAGAAACCTAATGATCATTTGAATGGACATGGTTGTCCTGATTGTAAATCTGAGAAAAAGGCTATTTCTGAAGAAGAGTTTATTACTAGAGCTAAACAAGTTCATGGTGATAAATTTGATTATTCCCAACTTGATTACAAAAATATTACCGGCGCGGTGAATATTATTTGCCCTAAACATGGAATGTTCACTACTACTGGTAGAATTCATTTACGTTCTGATTGTCCTAAATGTTCTAAGGATAAAGAAAAGGTATCGATAGAAGAATTTAAACAAAGATTATTTAATCGTCATGGTGATAAATATTCCATTATTGAAGATAGTTATAATGGAATGAAATTTCCCGCGCGATTTATTTGCAGTAAACATGGTGAGTATGAATATCTTCCATTTAATTGTTTAAATGTTGAATCTGCTGGATGTAAAGAATGTAAACGTGAGAACTCTATGAATGATAGCGATCAAGTTCTTGAATTGATAAAAATGAAACATGGAGACAAGTTTGATTATTCCAAATTTAAATATTCTGGAATGAATTATCCCTGTACTGTTAGTTGTTCTAAACATGGGGATATTGAAACTACTCCTTATAAATTATTGATTCAAGAATATGGCTGTTTAAGATGTTTTCAAGAATTAATAGGTGAAAGAAGTTTGTTGGACGAAAAAGAATGGCGGCCGCGGTTAATTGAATTGCATCCAAATCTTGATTTTAGTAAATCAATTTACAATGGATATGATAATCTTATTGAATTTAAATGTCCTGTGCATGGTAAGCAATCTAGATTTGCTGGGAAATTATTCCAAGGCTATGGATGTGAACTATGCTCAAAAGAAACAGGAATGAATAGATTTGAAAATGAAATTTATCTGCGAAACCATGCAAATACTCAAAGCGTTCAAATTTGAATTAATGCCCAACGGCGCACAAGTCCACAAAATGAAACAATTTTGCGGCTGTTCGCGTTTCGTATTCAATCGGGCTTTGGCGTATCAAAACGAACAATATAAAAAAGATAACTCTTTTAAATTCAGTTACGCCAAAATTGCGAATTTGCTGCCTGAATGGAAACGTGAGCTAGTTTGGCTAAAAGACTGCCACAGTCAGGTTTTACAGCAATCCTTGAAAGATTTGGAAAGTGCATTCAAAAACTTTTTTGCAAAACGCAGTGATTTCCCAAAATTCAAACGTAAGGGAGAAAAAGATAGTTTCAGATTTCCGCAAGGTTGCAAATTGGAACAACAAAATAACCGCATCTATTTGCCAAAAATTGGTTGGGTGCGTTATCGCAATAGCCGAAATGTTTTAGGCTGCCTGAAAAATGTGACCGTCAGCCAAAAATGCGGTAAGTGGTATGTTTCCATTCAAACAGAATGGAAAACCGAAACGCCTACGCCGAACGGCGGAGAAATCGGCATTGATATGGGCATCGTTCGTTTTGCGACTTTGTCTAACGGCGAATATTTTGAACCGATTAACGCGTTCAAAAACCTCAAAGGCAAATTAGCCAAACTACAAAAACGTTTCAAAAACAAGACCAAATTTTCTAAAAATTGGCAAAAGCTAAAAGTCAAAATTGCCAAATTGCACCACAAAATCAGCAATATCCGCAAAAACTACTTGCACCAAATCTCTCATCAAATCAGCCAAAACCACGCGATTGTTTACGTTGAAGATTTGCAAGTAGCAAATATGTCTAAGTCAGCAAAAGGCGATATTGAACAGCATGGCAAAAACGTCAAACAAAAATCAGGCTTAAATCGGGCGATTTTAGACCAGTCTTGGACAGAATTTAGACGACAGTTGGCGTATAAATTGGCTTGGAATGGTGGCTTTTTGTTTGCTGTTCCACCGCAAAATACTAGCCGTTGTTGCCCTAGTTGCGGACATATCGCGAAAGACAATCGCCAAACGCAAACGAATTTTGGATGCGTAGAATGCGGCTATCAAAACAATGCTGATGTTGTTGGCGCAATCAATGTGTTAAAACGTGGGCAAGCCATTCAGGCAGCCTGAAAAACAAAAATCAGGGCAGGACGTGTCCGTAGCGCGTGTGAAGTGAACAATGCAGTCAGGTTGTCAGCAGCACGAACCCACCGAAGCGAGTCAGCAAAACATTGCTAACCGCAGTAGGAATTCCCTCCGTTCACGGAGGGAAGGACGTCAATAGAAAAACATTTTAATAAACCATTATTGGACAATGATACAGAGTCCACATATATGCAAAGGCTGGGATTCCTCAAATATTATGATTGCGGAATAGGTCAAATAATATTTTAAAAGAAGGAATAATATATGAATCATTTAGAATATAATCAATTCTTAGCAGATAATTCTGGAAATCCAGAAAGCATTTTTCAAGATTTAGAAACTACCAATGCTTTACATGTTAAAGCAGAAAAGATTTTCGGGATCTGTTTTGAACTTGAAGATGGTGAATTTAATGATGAGATCTATTTAAAGGTCGGAAAAGTTATAAATGATTTTAGTATTCAGGTTTCTCAACTTGAGTCAGAGATTTCTGTTGATGGTCTTAAATCAATTCGAGCATTAATTGGACTTTCTAAATATTTTCTTGAAATATTTAAGATTCCTGAAGATTTAGAAGAATTGCGTGGTGCTTCTGAAAAACAAGTTCGCTCTTATGTGTCATCATTTTTGAGCCTTTATGATTTTCTTAATGGTATTAATGAATCTGATTTTAGAGATCTTAAATATCAATTTATTTATGATTATGAAACTGATCGTTATTGGCAAATGGCAAAAGATTTAATTAGTGAAACTAAAGGTTATCTTGATAATTATGATGCTGTTGACCATCCATTATATATGTTTGATGATAATCGGAAAGAAATTAAATCTATCCTTATTAAGCAGCTACTGGCTTATGCGAATGACTCTTCAGGAAAAGAAGATTATGTTTCTATGAAAAAAGTTCCTTTGGGGCTTGGTATTTCTGCTTTAATTGAGGAGCCAGAAGAATAGGAATTTGTATGAGATTGCTAACCATTGTTTTTAGTAATCATTGTGATTTGGACTGTACGTATTGTTGCGTGCAGTCCAAAAATTTATCTCCAGTAAATGCGAATTTTAAACAAATCAAAAAGTTTATTGATCAATATGTTGAAGATGGGTCCTGCATAGAGTTCTATGGTGGTGAACCTACATTACATAAAGACCTTATAAAAGAGATTCTTGATTATATTAATTCTTTAGATGTTAATCTTTATACGCGTCTCTATACAAATGGAATGTTTAAAGATTGGACTGATGAAGAAATTGTTTCTGTGTCCAATATAATAAGTGAGACTCTTATTTCTTTAGATGGTTTTACATTTGAAGAGAATAAGCAAAGGTTTGAAACTGAAGATGAATTTAATCAGGTGATGAAGAACATTAAAACTGTTTTGACTACTTCTACTTTTTTAGGAATTAGTACAGTTTTATATGGCCGCGCTAAATTTGAAAATATGCTTAATAATTATAAATTGTTTCGCTCTATTGGTGTAAATTATTTTAGTTATGAACCTTTAACCATTTATAATGATAATAAGCCTGTTGTGATTCCAAAAGAATTCTTTAAAGAATTTCTTATTCAGATAAATAAAATATTTCAGGATTCAATAGAAAATTATCCAGATGATACATATTTGTTTGTAGCAAAAGAATTACTTTCTTCTAAATGGTTTAATCAAGGTGAACGTACTCAATGTTCTAAAATGGTAAGAGCGATATCTCCGCGCGGCAATGTCTACATGTGCAGAGATCACGCTGCTAATGAAGAAGAGTTATTTTACAGTCCAAAGGTTATTCAGTTCTTGAATAAGAATAACTTTAAAAATAATAATGAATCTTTTCCTGTTATTGAACAAAATGAAAATAATTTAACTCCTTGTCCTGTTAAGAATATTCAATATAGAGATTCCAAAGTAGAGGGAAATCTCTATTGGTTAGAAGATGAAGTTCAAAAATTGTTCATAGAGCCATTATATAGAGCTATTCAAACTTTAGATAATAAGCGAAAAGATGCTTATAACGATATGCTCACTTATTCTAAAACTGTTACTAAATACTTAATGAAAGAAGATGCAAATGAAATTTTTAAAGTATCCATCAATTGATCAATTCCGTAATTATATTAAAGATATAAATTACTGGAAAGATATTTTAGATTTACAACCAGAGGAGCTACGTTCTCAATTAAATAAGATCACTCTTCATGGTACTGTTAAAATTCATGGCACAAATGCTTGCATTGGTTACGATGTAAAAAAAGATAAGTTATTCTTTCAATCTCGCAATAATATTATTGCAGTTGGAAATGACAATGCCGGTTTTGCTCAATATGCTACTGATAATGAAAACTTTTATAAAAATGCTATTAAAGAAATTATTAGTATTTATCAAGGTGAATGTTGCGAACCATGTGAATTGGATAATGTTTACATCTATGGAGAATGGGCTGGACAAGGAATTCAAAAAGGAATTGCATTATCTGGTGTAGAAAGATTTTTCTCTCCATTTCAAGTTGCTTTTGTAAAAGACGATATTATTACTGGTTATCTTGATTTTGGAACTGGATTCTATAAATCTGAAAATAAAATTAAAGAAATTCTCTTTAATAAAGAAGCTAGATGTTTTCCTGTTGCAGTGTTCCCTACTTATAAAGTTGAATTGGATCTAGATAATGTTTCTGCTGCTCAGCAACAGATCGTAGATCTTACTTTGAAAATCGAAGATGAATGTCCAGTTGGAAAATATTTTGGTGTTAATGGAATCGGTGAGGGCATTGTATTTACATCCATTAATTTTATTAAGCTTTATCCAATAGAAGAAAATCACATTCAGCTACATAAGCCTTTAGAATCTAAATTTTTACATTTGAATTTTAAATCTAAAGGAATGCTTCATTCTGTTAGTAAAGTTAAAACTATTGCGCCTGTGGATGTTGAAAAAATTAAAAAAGAACAAGAGTTCATTGAATATGCTGTTACTGAAAATCGTTTAAACCAAGGTTTAGAGTATTTAAGAGAAAATCATCTTGAATTAGATGTTAAAAATATTGGGACATTTATAAAATGGATTGTATGTGATGTTATGAAAGAGGAGATCGATACAATTCTAGAAAATAGCCTGAATGAAAAAGGTGTCTCTAAATTAATTGGTAATAAAGCTAAAAAATGGTTCTTTAATAAAATGAAAGAGGCTTAATAATGGTTTTGATTAGATTAGCTACTCATCATGATTTGCAATTTCTTATCCCTTGTGTGGAAAAGGATTGGTCAATAAACGATAAGGCTGAAGTATTCTTTGATTGGATGCAGAACCTTAAAGCAATATTGCCAGCAGATATGGAATATGATGATAAAAACTATTTTCAATTCTTATTAATGTATTTACTTCCAAATAGTTCCAATAAACAAATTTTTATTGTTAATAATGGACAAAAGGATATTGGATTCTTCACTCAAGATGAAGATGAAAATAATTCTACATTTGGTGGAACAGCATGGGTTCATCCTCGTTCATGTAAGATGTCTATTCTTAAACTTGTTAAAGCGATGACAATTAGAGGTGTTTTAATTATTGACCAATACGACAAAGTAGAATTGAATACATGGCATCCTCTTATTGTTTCTACTGTTAAGGCAATTATTCCAAATTTTGAAGAATATAAAATTTATGACACTTATCGAATTATGTTTTGTACTAAGGATAAATTTCCTGAAGCGAAGGAAATAATTGATCGCTTTAATGTTACCGATATTGACAGCAATTATTGTTTTGCATTTGATGAAAGATAAAAATATGAAACAAGAATTTAAAAAAGAAGGCCGTGTTAGCGGTTTTTATATAAATGACTCTATTCAATGGGCGACAGGAAAAGATTATTTTAGATATGCCAATGCTTTTAATAGAACGTATATTAAAATGTTTCCTGAAAATAAGTCTCCTAAAGAATGGTGTAATATTTTAGTTATCGGCGGCGGAGATTTTCAACTGATCGCAGATAGCAATTTCCTTTCATATGACAATCGGATTACAATTGTTGATCCGAATATTTCAAATTATTTTGAAGAATTAGAAAAACAGAAAACTAAATTTCCTGTTCAGTATAAATCTCAAATGCATGCTTATAAAAATAAGGCATTTTTAAGAGTTTTTGAAAAAACCATTCAAGAGTTTGTTGAAGAAGCTGACGAAACATACGATTTAATTGTTATTGATCTTGTTGATGAACTTGCTGCTGATGTAGATAATATTTACATGTCAAAAGTTTTTGATAAGCTTTTACGTCCACATGGAACACTAATTGGATATGGTGGATTAGATTACAATCAATTCTTACAAGAGTCTCCTATCCTTTTATTTGAAGTTGAAGAAGTTCATATTTCTAAAGAATGGTTTCCAACTTGGAATGATTTTGGCGTATTTTACGGAGTAAGAAAATGCAACGTATAAATATACAGGATGATTTTGATATCAACTTATTTAATAAATCAATGCAAAATGTTAACGGTTTAAAGCTTCAATTTAGCGATGGATCTTTAACTGATTCTTTTGGCTCTAATCATGACTTCGCAGTATGTCCAGTTGAAATTAGAAATATATTAAAATCAGAAGCAATAGAAAATATTGGCGGGCTAATATCTAAAATTAAAGATTGTTTAAACTTAGATGTTGACATGGTCTCTATTGTCAAATTTAAAAATGGAACATATGTACATCCATATAGAGATGATGAATCATATTTAGATGTTGTTGAATCAAGATACATTATACCCATTGGATTACAAAAATATGAGTTCAATAATAAAATAACAGAATCCAGTTTTCTTTCAATGAATATAATATCATTCCATCCATATGAATCTCATAGTTTTAAACAGTTAGAAGGGAATGGATTTTATTTAATTTGCGATAAATTTAAAAACGATTCTTCTAAACATGATATTTTGCTTTATGCTAAAGGAATATTATCTAGATACAATACACATAAGATTTGTTTAGATGAATTACTCATTAAGCATTCTCAAAATCCTAATAAGTATAAATTTAAATTATCTAAAGAAGTTATTGAGGTTTTAAAAGATAATAAAATTTCATTTGTAGAACAGATGTATAACAATACAATGGACAAATATGATGGTGTATGGAAATCAGATTTTCTTATTGGTCCAGGAATAGTGAATACTAAATTTATTAAATATGATAGATTTATTCCTTTGATTGAACATTTGTTATTGGATGTTGAAGAATTTGAAAAACATCATGATTATTTTGTTGCTGGCATTGAATTAGATTATTTTAATCAATGCAAAGTATTTAAGCATAAAGACCATATTAACTTTGACAATAGAAGAATAAGAATATTTCTTCCTGTTCAGATAAATAATGATGAAAATAAAATTACCGGCGCGGTTGTTATTGGAGATAAAATCCATAATCTTGAAGATGGTCAATTGGTATTTGACTGCACACAAGAACATTCTGCAGAAATTAATGGAGAAGGTTTCGCATTGATTATTGATTTACTACCCAAATCGTCAACTGCTAAGGAAAGATTTTCATATATCATCAATCCTCTAATGTATTATTATCGAAAAGAATTGGAGGCAATGGAAAATGACAAAACATAAAGAAACTTTAAGAGATGTTGTATTATCTAAATCTGAAACTGAATGGTTTAAAGCAAACAAAAAAAATATTATGTTCGAGTTGAATCATTTAGAGCTTCATCATTTAGATAATTATCTTTTAAATTTGTATAACAAGGGTGTTAAAGATCTTGATAACAAAAACAATTCTAATATTGCTTTTCTTCTCGGGATGACAAATCAAGAGCCACATGGAAAGATTCACACCAAAGGTGGCGGATTCCCGGATAAAATTTAAAATTATTGTCCCGTTGTCAAGAGATTGACAATAGAAAATCTTGTGAATTCGGTAAAAATCATTTACGAATGGCAATACCGAGCGAAGCTTTTATAATAGAAGAACGTGTAACGACTATCCCTGGGGAGGGAGTAGCCTCAAGTGAGAGCGAAGCGCAAGACATCTTAACTGTTAATACGGAAAGATGATGAGATAGTCTGCTCTCTGCAGTGATGCAGAGCTGGATTAATTATCCGGGTTCAGATTAACGACCTGAACTGAACATATAGGATTGATAGCGATATAGCTAGAAATAAACGAGAAGAAGTCTTTGAAGATCTTAAAAAGCGATATGGAGATGGATTTGCACATCTTGGTACTTTAACATATACCGGCGGTAAGAATGCTTGGAAAAGTGCAGCAAGGATTCATGGATTAGATTTTACAAAAGCAAATAAGATATCATCTATGATGCCTGATATTGGATGCCCTCATTTAAAAGATTTAATTCAAGAACATAAAGAACTTAAAAAGATTTATGATGAAGATCCTGAAATTAGAGAAATCTATGATGATGCTATTGCATTGAGTGATTGCGTGGCATCAACGTCTTTACATGCATGTGGAGTTGCCATTTCTGATCGTCCATTGTGGGAAGATGTTCCTTTATGGGATAGTAAAGGTGCTCCAGTAATTCAATGGGAAGGAAATAAAATCGAGGAACAAGCAAATGTTGTTAAATTGGACCTCCTTGGATTAAAAACGCTTGAATTATTAGCATTCGCGCGGGATTTAATTAAACGCCGTCATGGTGTAGATATCGATTGGTATAATTTACCAATTGATGATGAAAAAGCATATAAAGTGCTTTGGAATGAAAGAAATTATGGGATATTTCAGTTTGAAGAAGCTGGTATGTCTGGGTTTGTGAATGCTTGCAAACCAAAAACAATACATGATATCGCAGTAATTGTGTCAACTTGGCGCCCCGGTCCTCTGGGAATCCCTGGCCTTGTTGAACGTATTATTGGAAAAATATCTGGTAAAATTGGAAAAACAGATTTTCTGTTTCCTAAATATAATCATCTTTTTAAAAATTCACATAACGAATTGATTTTCCAAGAAGGATTCACTGGTGTAAAACTATGTTTTAAAGGGAAATAAATTATAACAAAAATATTCAGATGATTTAATTAATTCAGCCATTAAGTATTATTTAGATCATAAAGAATCAATTAAAGATGTTTCAAAAAAGTTTGATTTAAAATTCGGGATTTTGCAATATCATCTTGCCAAAAGAGATATATATCCAGAGGTAGAGGATTAAAAACATCTTGCAATGAAGATATTTTTGAAATAATTGATACAGAAGAAAAAGCCTATTGGTTAGGATTTTTAATGGCCGATGGCAATATTTCTAAATCTTCTGGTGGGCATTATTTAAAATTTTCATTACAAATCAAAGATGGTGATGCAATTTATTCTTTTAGAAGATTTTTAAATTTCGATGGCTCTATTTTTGAAAATAAGGGATCTTTATGTATATCCGTTGGTTCAAAAAAGATTTATGAAGATTTAATTAAGTATGGCTTTTCCGAAAGAAAATCTGGAAAAGAAATTATTCCATTTGGATTAATTCCAGATGAATTAATTCGTCATTTTATAAGAGGCTATTTTGACGGTGACGGTTGTGTATCTAAAAGAGGCCATATTAGAATATGTTGTGGCATTGAATTTGTAAATATGTTTGGTAATAATATAAATCCGAATTTTAGAATTGAAAAAATTAAAGCTACTGATGTTGTTGTAAATTTATGCTGCACTAGAAAAGAATATTGTAAAGAATTTTATGAATATTGTTATAAAGATAGCAATATTTATTTGCAAAGAAAATTTTCTAGATTTGTCGAAAACTATAGTTTTATAAAATAGGATCCCTTGTATAGAAATATGCATGAAAAATTGGTCAAAATCGGTGAACCAATGGCAAATATAAATTTGGAATACCGAGATAATCTTATAATTTAAAAGTTATAAGACATTGTAGAGCATAGGAATTGAAACTTTTTGATTTTTCAAAAAGAATAAAATATTCCCACGAGTGACCAGTCCTAAGTCTATTTTAATAGATATGGATAAAATGTATGCCGAACTATTATGAGATTGCTAGTAGTAATAGATGTAAAAGATAAAAAGCTTTTGCGATAACAAAATGCCTTGCGTTATCAATGGAAATGTGTGGATTTTCTCCTGTGAAAGCAGATGTTTTGAGGAAGGCTGTTGGTAGAATATGCCCCTTATATTGGTGACAGTATAAGAGTATCGAGCAAAATCGGTGAAGGCTGTGATGCTAATGCCGAGGTAAGTTTAGTTAAAGACTAAACCACCGTAGAGCATAGGTGATGAAAAGATATAATTCACCCACGAGTGTTCGACATCTTTATTTTTAAAGATGAAAATATATGCCGAACTTGCACGAAAATAGAAGTGTAAGAATGTAGAGATAAAAAGCTCTGCAGATAACATAATTGAAAAAGGACTCTGAAAAACTGAAAAGCTTGAGAGATGATTTTATTTCTGGAGGTGTTGCCTCTGGAGAAGATGAGCGTAAACTAAGTCGATTCTGGGAAGAATTGATGGAGTTTGCTAGGTATGCGTTAGTGTTAGCGCCGTTATATAGAAATATATGAATGAAAACCCTTTTAATTGCTGGAACGTCTTAAATAGATAATCAGCAGCCAACACTATGTGTGAGGTTCAACGACTAGGGGAAACCCGTAAGGTGTAAGTTAATGACATCTGAAAATAAGGGATTCGGCAGTGGCGATTGTCCTCTATGCCGACACATTAAGTGCCTTACCAGGTAATGCTGAAGGATATGATATAGTCTGATCTTTATGGCAACATAAAGCTGGTTTAAACCGCATAATAATTTGCGAATATTATGGAACAAAAATGTTAATGCTAAAAATTGATTGGCCGTCTGTGCAGTGATGTTCAGAATGAACTCTGGAAGCCTGTTTATCAGGGGTCTATAAAAGGCTATCGGTGAAAGTTTGTTATTTATCATGGTTAATAAAACAATTAATATGTATGAGAATGTTTTGTTGATTTTGATATACTAACACCGAGTCTGTAAGCTATATTTAAAAGTGTGGCGCAGATGTAGAGCGTAGGTTATGAACCTCGTTAAGAGAATATAAGAACCCAAGAGTCCGGAGGATCTTTTTTAAATGCGAAAAGAATTTTACATTGATAGTTATGATAATTATATTTTTAAGACTACATTTTATAGGGATGATGATTTATCTGATCTGTTTAATGGCTTGACTATTGATCCTGAATATATTCCTGATAATGGAATTGTTCTTTATGTTTCAATCAATAGAAAGATTCTTAAAGAAGCTATTATGATGATGATTCAATATAAGAAAGTTATTCATCGCGCAGTGATATTCGCCGATTGTTCAGAAAGTGAAATTGGCAATCCTGATAGTATTATTATTTCCCGCGATCAAGATGATGAATTAAGATTATGGTATAGAACATCCATTAAGGATGAAGATGAAAATTCATTTTATCATGAATTTGATTTGAGACCTTTTATGCCATTTGATTTGATTAACTTTCTAAGCGAATTTAAAGATTAAAATGTACGCCGAACTGTATTTGTAGATAACAACGAATACAGAAGTAGAGATAAAAAGCTCTACGATAACATATTGAGTCATGCATACTCATATGGTCATCTTACTTATTATACAGCCTGGTTGAAGGCTAATTATCAAAATGAGTTCTACTGTTCTATTATTAGTTGTGAAGATAATTTAGATTCTCAACGTGTTTATATGGAAGATGCTAGAAATCATGGAATACAAATATTGCCGCCGGATATTAATGAATCCGACTTAACATTTGGTTTAAACAGAAATAATGATATTATTTACGGTTTAAGCGGTATTAAAGGGGTTGGTTCCTCTGCTATTGATCAAATCCTTTCATTAAGACCATTCACAAGTTTATCTGATTTCCTTCTTAAGGCGCATTTGTTAGGCACTAAGATCAATAAGAAAATTATTGATGCTTTAATTATGTCTGGTGCAGTTGATTGTTTTGGATATAAACGTTCAGTTGTTATGAGATCTTATAATAAATTTATTTTAGATTTTGATCCTAAATTAACGCTGAAAAAAGAATGTGCCGCGGCGAAGTCTATTACTAAGAATGTTGAAAAAGAAATTAAAGAATTCAGTAAAAAAGAAGCTGAATATTTTAATGATCCATTATTTAAAGAGTTTTCTTTATTGGAAATTCTTGATGCAGAAAAGGCTCTTATTGGAGTTCATATTTCTGGAAACCCAATGGATATTGTATCTAAAATGGTGCAAGAAAAAGTTTTCACATCTAAAGAAATAGAAAGATCTATGGAAGTTAAAGGCAGTTTTGCTGGTCCAGTTATTTGTGCTGTAGCTAATGTTAAAAAGCTTAAAACTAAAACAGGATCAGAAATGGCGTTTATTGAAGGTGTAGACCATAAAGGTAATCCTATTAGAATGACAGCATTTGCAAGTGTATTCGCCCCAAATAGAGATTCTTTTGCTGCCGGTAAATATCTTCAATGTTATTTAACTGCTAAGCCTAGTTATAAAAAAGATGGCTCAATAGATTGCATTGTCAATTCTGTAATAGATTTGTCTGCATCCGCATTGGAGGCAGCTAAAGAAGAAAAGGTTTCTAAAATAAAAGAAGCATACATTTCTTTAGATGGTATTCCTAGCACTGTAAGATTTAAGTCTATTATTAATAAAATCAATTCTATTAAATCTGATTCTAAATATGATGATGGTAGCAATGTATTTGTGATAATTAAAAACAACAAAAACGATTATGTAAATTATGATGGATCGTTATTGAAAAATGATTCCGAAATTAAGTTTGGTCCATTCTATACTGAACCACTAACAGTTGATTCAATACGAATGCTAAATGAGATTCCGGAAGTTACAATTTTTACCAGATAAACAAAGGCCATCACTAAATGTGGTGGCTTTTAATTTTTAAAATAATATAGACAAATATTGGAGTCCATTATGGGATTAGATATGTATGCCTTTACAACTTCTAAAGATGTAATGGATAAAGATTTCTTAGAGGCAGACGATAATAGTGCATTTGAAAAGCTTGATAGAGAATTTTTCTACTGGAGAAAATTCTATGAATTAGACAACTGGATGAAAAATCTGTTTTATTCCAAAGGCGGAACTGAAGAATTTAACTGCGCAGCAGTTAGATTAACAAGAAGAGATATCGATAAACTATCTCATGATTCCAATATTGGTGTTCTTAGCAATCTTGTTGAAGACGTTTCTATTGAAAATATTGATAAAGAAAAAGTTGTCAAATTCTTGCAAAATGAATTCTGGTCTAGTGATATTAAATATTTTAATAATACACAATTACCTTTATGTGAAATGAAGGATTTAATATCATTTATTAGAAAAGGTTACAATATTTTAAAAGATGAAAATATTTGTTTATATTATACTAATTGGTGGTGATAAAAATTTATGGCAATTGAATTTTTTAAATCAATAGGCGAAAAACTATTAGAAGAGCCGGCTCTTAAAGCCAAAAGGTTGCCGACTCTTTATCCTAGTGCAGCATCTTGTAGAAGTGATTCTAATTTTGGGACAACATCTATTGGTGATGTACAAGGCGCATGTAATCGCGCCCAATGGTATCGCATTAAAGAGTATACAGAAAGTGATCCTGCTGGGTTATATTCACAATATATATTTGCAGCAGGCGTTATGTGGGAAAAATGGATTATCGAGCAAACTAAATTGAACGGATGGTACTATACGTCCAATTATAAATGGTCAATACCCGAATATTACCTATCTGGCGAGATTGATATCGCTATTCGTGATCCTGAAACACATGAAATTATTATTGTTGAATCTAAAACATATAGTAGTGCAAATTATCAAGCCAAAGTAGATTTACTTGGTATGCCCGCCAGAGGCGGTGCTACTCGTGTTCCTATGCCCAAAGTTCAGAATGTATTACAAGCTGCACTTTATCTTTATTATTTTGGTAAACCTGAAAATGGTGGAGTGAAAAGAGTTTTATTAACTTACTTTGATCGCTCTTGTGGTGGACCAGAAAATAATCAAGAATTCTGGATTTCTTTTAATCCAGAATCTGAAGGCGTAACTCGTATTCATATTGATTGTAAAGACATTAAAGGCAATTCTCATTCTTATGATATGCCTGGTGTATCAATAGAAGGTGTGTTCGCAAGATATAAGGAATTACTTGATCATCTTGTTAGTGGCGCGGAAGAAGCTCCTAAACCTGATTATGAACATATTTATAATGATGAGAAGGTTATTCGTTTATACGAAGCCGGCGAGATTGCTGAAACTAAATATAAAGCCTGGAGCAAGGATAAAGTAAAAAATCCTATAGGCGATTGGCAGTGCTCCTATTGTAATTATAAGACTCTATGTAAACAACAAAAAGAAGAAGAAGGTTATAATTAAAATGACTCAAAAACAAAAACAAGAAGTTCTAACTAATGAACAGCTCACTTTTATGATGCAACAACAACGTGGTTGGGCCAATTATATTGAACAGAATCTCAATGGTTTGGGACTGGTTAACAATGTTCTGTTTGCTATCCTGACTGAGAAATTGGGGATCAAAGAAGAGGATATCGAAGAAATTACAATTCGCGTTTGTGAAGAAGCTCAAAAACAAATGCAAGAGAAACAAGCTGCATCGGCCAAAGAAGTTAAAGAACCTGAAGCAGAAGTTAAATCTTCTAAAGCTAAAAAATAAAAGCTGAATAATAAGAATAATAGTAAAAGGAACAGCGGATGTCTTATAAAAAACTCACTGATTTTGATTCACAACTTGACAAGATTAGGATGTATCTTCCTACATATCTTAGAGATCATGGTCTCGATATTACGGGCGGTAAAAAGATCCGCTGTTTGAATCCTGATCATGATGACCATAATCCATCTATGTCTATGTTTATGGCCGAACAAGGTTATCCTCTTGTTAAGTGTATGGGTTGTGGAACTACAATGGATATTTTCAATGCAGCAAATGTATTGGAAGATCGTCCATTAATGGGTCCAGGATTTATTGATAACACAGTTTCTTATTTAGCTGATAAATACGGTATTGAATTAACTTATCGTAAAATGACTGAAGATGAGATTTATGAACTTAATATGTATCGTGCATATGAAGATGTTGCCAAATATATTTCTCATCAAGAAGATTTTAATGAATTACAGATTGCTGAAATGGAAAAGCGTGAGTTCTCAAAAGAATTTATGCGCCAATACAGGGTTGGTATTTGTAATAATGTAAATGATTTGCGCGAGAAGTTAAAAACACTTGGCTATATGTCATCTTTTATTGATGAAATTGACTTGTGCAATCCTAATATTTTTAATCCTAGAAATATTATTTATACTATTTCTGATGATAATGGTAGACCAGTTGCCTTTCAGGCTCGTAATTTGACATATGATGGCGTTACTGATGATAATGGTAAATTTATTAATGGTCCTAAATTCATTGCATCTAGAAGTGGTTTAAAAAAGAATATTTATAAAAAGAATGAACGCCTTTATCTATTGGATAAGGCTAAAAAGTCTCATGAATCTTTAATTATTGTTGAAGGTAATTCTGATGCTCTTTCTTTGCATAATCACGGAATAACAAATGCTGTTGGTATTTGTGGATTAGATTTTTCTGATTCTCATATGGATACTCTTCGTAGAAATGGTATCTATGACATTGTTATGTGTCTTGATAATGATAATGCAGGAACTGAGAAAGCTAAAAAGATGCTTGATACAGTTATTGCTAAAACTCATGATATTCGATTCAGATTTATATTTCTTCCTGACGAATATGTTGATGGTATTAAAGTTAAAATTGATCCAGATGAATTTATTCGTAAATATGGTATTGAAGAATTTAAATCAATAGAGAAAATAGACTCATTTGCATGGCGATTGTCTCAATTTAATGATGATGATTATGACCCTGAATCTGTCGTCCTTAAAATGGTTCCTATTATAACTAGTGAGCCTAGTCCTATTCGTAGAGAAAGAATGATTTCTGAATTATCTGTATTTACTGGTTATAGTGATAAGATTATTAGAGATGAAGTTAATAAGTCTACACTTGAAAAAGATAGAAGAGTAGAAAGTAGCCGCCGGCATGTTATTGAAAAACTGTTAATGGAATTGGAATCTTCTGAATCTAAAGATCCAGAATTGATTCTTAACGAAGCTCTATCGAATCTTCATCAAATTAATCAATCTCATAATGCAGGACTGATGGAAACATCTACTAGGATTAATAATATCTTAAGCATTAAAGAATATCAGGAAGATACAGAAAACAGCACCTATATTAATTGGGGCGGAGATATGCCAACTCTTTCTGCTGCTACAGAAGGAGATATGAAAGCTAAAGTGTTATTTATCGGCGGCGGATCAAATGTTGGTAAGACCTCATGGGAAGTAAATCTAGCTTGGAGAATTGTTGAACATAATCCGAATGATATGGTAATTATGCTTTCTATTGATGATAGTGCAAAAGAACTATTACCAAGGATTGCTTGTTACGACTCTTCTCAACGTGCTTGGGATAATCAGGATTTCGATTTGTTCAATGCTTTAAATATCAATAAGTTTGCCAAACCTGAATTGTACAAAGATAGTAGAGAATATGCCGCTATCAATGAGCAAAGAGATATCTTCTTTAAGAAATATCTTCAATATGCAAGAGATGATAGATTCATTCTTTATGATAGTGCAGATGGAAGATCGCTTGGTTTTATTAGAACATTGTTAAGAAATTATAGAGAAAAATATTCACAAAGAAATATTTACTTGTTCTTGGATAATTTCCACTTAACTCAACTTGAAGATGATAAATCTGGCAGAGAAAAATTCCAGACTCTTTCTCATGAAATGAAGGCGATGGTTGTTGAATATGATGCAACTTTGATCTCGACTGTTGAGTATACTAAGATGCCTATGAATGAACGTCCTAACAATAATAACATTGCTGAATCAAACAGTCTTGTTTATGATAGTAATCTTATTATGCATGGATGGAACGAACTTCACGGACTAAGAGAAAAAGCTGTTGCTTATCACGAAGATGAAGATCATGTTAAACGCCCTATTGTTGTTTGGGGTGTAGGCAAGAATAAGATTGCATCTTTTAAAGGTGATATCTATTGTCGTTCATGGCCAGAGAAAGCATTCTTTGCTGAAATGACCGAAACCCAATACAAGGCGCTTGTTGAACAGAATAAAGCTTTAGCTGAAAGGTCTGTTGAATATGAGTACAATGATGTATAACGAACTAGAAGAATTAGCTCTGGAAGGCACTATTAGCTTTCCAGAGGTTACATTCTTTAAAGATATTACAAATGTTAATAAGCTTAGCATTGATCATTTAGCTGCTTCTTTGTTTTGTAGAAATGTCCCTAATTATAAAGATTATCCTTATGTTCATGCTGATAAGGTTTTAAGTTTTAGTCCTTATAAAATTAAAGATCGTAATCTTACCAATAGGGAATATATTGGATTGGTTTATTATTTAACAGTTAAAGAATATTTTAATGATTTAAATATTCCCGCCGGGACTTTAACTGCTTTTTATAACAAGCTGATTAAGTTAAGAAAGATTGATAATGATGATCTTAAATATGCTTCAAAACTTTTTATTGATATGAATCAAAAAATGGATTATGTATCAAAATTAGTCGAGAATTGTATTGGTACTATTTCTAATGAAAGAATTTATTTCTCATTTGGAAGAAAGCCGAGAAAAACATATTATATAGATATCGATTTAATCATTGCTCATGAAGATGGTGTAGAAGTTATCATTCTTACGCCTATCAATAGTGAACATGTACAGCATGCTTCATCTAGAACTTTAAATATTAGGGTTCTCGGAATAATGAAGCACTTCGATGAAATCGGAGTTAAAGTTAAGGGCTATCATGAAATCCTAATCCCATTTAAAATGGGAGATACAGGTATCTTAAAACAATATGGAAATAATCCAGTAATGCTTAAATACGCTTATCGGTTTTTCCAAAATGACAATTTGAATAATTCAAATTTAACAAATTGTAGAACCTGTAGTTACAATAAACAATGTACATATAGTGATATGATTCCTATTGTACCAATATGAGGTAATACTTCATGGAAACTAAAACAAATGAAAAGGAACATAGAAAATTAATTCCTAATTTAGTTCGCTGTCAGATGCTGAATATTGATTTAGCTTATCCATTTATAGGATTTTTTGCTTTCTTTTGGTCTATTCTACTCATAATAAAAGTTTTAACGATGTCTACATTTATATCATGGACTTTCGTAATTATGTCTCCATTAATATTCATGGGCGGGATGTTCCTTATTTTTTCTTTCTTTATTTTTGGCCTTTATTTAGTACATTTATTATTTGGAAGCGAAGGAGAATGTTGTGATTATAAAACACATGGCACCTGAAAAATTTGGCTTTGTAGTAGAAGATAGCTTAGAAACACAGGTAGTGGTATCAGTATTAGAAGATGGCGGCGATGAAATTGCTCTTATTGTTGATACTTCAACTGGTAAATACTATATCAACAAGGTAATTGATAAGAATACTATTTGGAAGTTCCGTTCTACTAATTTTGCTAAAATTGAATCAGATGAAGCATTTGATGCTTATGAACAATTCTTTTATGACAATGGTCTTGGTCAAGTCTTAGATGGTATGAGACTGGCACGAACAGGAAGTCTTAAAAAATAATGAGTGGCATTGATAACAGAGGATCTGAAGAACAACGAATTATCTACCGTCAACTTTGTGAATTATTCCCAACTTGTGATGTTATTTACGAAGCAGTTCTTCCAAATGGAATGAGATTCGACTGCTTTGTTAAGCAAATGGGAATAGTAGTGGAATTGGATGGGGTGGATGCGCCCCTACTGGATTAATTCAGTGAACTCTAAGGATTTTATAATGTTAAAATGTGATATATGTGAAAAATTATTTGATAAATTAAAAAATGCTAGATCTATTAATAAACATCTTTGTGGTAGATGTTATCAGAATTTCAGAAATAATGAATCTATAAAATCTAAAGCTAAAAATCCAGAAAAATATATTAAGCTTAGAGAAGATTATGTTAAATCTGGACGTAGGAAGGCTAAGGCTGCAGAAAAAGTAGAATTAAGAAGAAATCTTAATATATGTACTGAATGCGGATTAAATCCAAGGTGTGAACATAGTCAAAAATGCTTAGAATGCTATTCAAAACATAAGGCTTCCTCTAGGAAACATCTTAAAAGTAAATATGGTGATGATTCTATAAGTAGATTTGAAAAATATGTTTACGATTTTTTAGTTTTTAAATTTCCTTCTTTATGTTTTGAGAGAAACATTTATAATAAAGTATTTAATCCAGAAACAGGGAAATCTTTAATATTAGATATTTACTCTGACGTATTAAAAATCGCAATTGAAGTAGATGGCGATATTCATAGGAAAAATTGTTACGGTCAAAAGAGATTAGAATACCAATTAAGGATGGACAATATTAAAGATCTGGCATGCATTGATAATAAAATTATTTTAATTCGAATAAATACAGAGCATATTGATTTTAACAAAATAGAGTCTATGGGAATACTGAGCGAAGCCCTTGAACGGATTATTAATAGAGGGAACGTGCAGAGACTAACTGGTGAAAGAATCCAACTTGATAAACCAGACACGAACATCCAGCAGCCATTATTGGCTGAAGATATAGTCCGACCTTGGTGGAAACATCAAGATGCATAGGATAAAGAGCCTTTGCGATAACAAATGGCAACATTCCAAATTCACTGAACATTTTCACAAAAATGAAAATGGATTCCTTAAACAGATCTTTAAAGATCGTAAAAAAGATTCTATAGCTGAAGAGCTTGGAATCAAATTGGTTAGAATTGCTCAAAAAGATTGTCCTAAAACTTCTGAAGAATTGAAAAAGATTCTTGATTCAGTCCCTTATCCTGATGCAGAATATGATTACGAATCAATAGAGCGCAAACAGGAAAATAAAACAAATCAAATAGTAAAAGAAATAAGAGCTAAGCGTTATTTAGAATATAAAAAACAACGTGGTGTGAAAAATAAGTAGCACCCGTTTTAGATTTCTAAGGAAATTTTATTGTTATGATTCAAAATTACTATCTGGTACAGATACGTAATTTTAGGAAACTAATTCTTTGTATTTCTATAAAGATAGCAGTTATCTGCCAGTTTCCACCTTTTAAAGGTAGTTCAAATTTAAGTTTAAATTGTTCATTTGTATGGAATTCTAAGGAATTTCTTTATGAATTCTAAAAATTCAGTTCCCTACGGAAACACTGCGTCCTCTGACTCGTTCCGGCCTGCGGTCCTCACTAAGCCAGAGGCTACGTGTTTCCCCCGGGAACAACAAATTTTTAGCGTAGTTTTCATCTACGATCTTCACGGCATATAGCCGATAATAATAATAATAAAGAAGAAAAGGAAACTAAAAATGTCTTATACAACTTTTAGTCAAAGTTTAACCCCTGAGACCTTGTTTCTGAACGAGGCCCAGGGGGTTTCTATTCAGAGATTTGATAATCCCAAATATAGTCAAATCTTAAAATTGCTTGAAGTGCAATTGGAGTCTGTTTGGCATCCAAATGAAGTAGATATGGGTCATGATAGAACTAATATGCCTAATTTAAGTGAAGCTGAGGAACATGTTGTGATGTCAAATATTAAACGACAAATTCTTCTAGATTCAATTATGGGCCGCGCGCCTACTCTTGTGTTTGGACCTGCCATTGGTGATCCAACATTAGAAGTGTGTGTGTCTTGGTGGGCATCAATGGAAGCACTTCATAGCTTTTCATATACACATATTATTCAACAAAGTTTTGTAAATCCTACTAAGACATTAGATGAAGTTATGGATATTCAAGAAATTGTTGATTGTAAAAACTCTATTATCAAATACTACGATGATTGTATTGATAAGGTTGAAAAATATTATAATGGCGAAGCTACAAGATTAGAAGCCGCGCGGGCGATTTGGCTCGCTCTGAATACAGCTAATGCGCTGGAATCAATTCGATTCCAATTAAGTTTTGCATGTAGTTTTGTATTTGGTCAAAATGGTAAACTTCCTGGTTTAGCAAACATTATTAAACTCATTAACCGTAAATTGCGGCCTCAAGTGGTGACACTTGTTGAATAACTCAATTAATTCAGGGGAAGTCTCTATGGAGAAAATCCTGAGCTATTTATTTTATGGTGATTGGAATGAACGAATTAAAAAGATCTGACGTTATGTCTATTTGCGACATGATGCTATTTGGTTTAGACAATGCAACAATAGCAAAAAGATTTAATATTCGTCCAGGATATGTCGCTCTTATTAGAGCTAAAAAGAAATGGAAAGATGTTGTTTCTCAATATCCTGAATTTCCCAGATCAACCGTATTTAAAAAATAAGTAGTGCAACGACTAAAGAAAGCGACATTTGTCGTGAGTAAGGTAGGGTCAAGTGGCTCGAAATGTTGAGGGTCTTATATAAATAAGATCGTGATATAGTCTGATCTGCATGGCGACATGCAGCTGTGGCTTATGCCGCGGGGATGTATTAACGACACATCTTGAACATAATGGATGAGAACTATCATGTTGCTATAACCAATAATTTATTAGCTATTCTTCCTGTTGATGATCCTGATTTTGCTATTGTTGCAAAAGAAGAAGAAACTAAAGAAAAAGTTAAAGAAGTGTGGCGCGATGCTATTATGGAAGAATACGAATGGGGTGATTACCTGTTCGTAAAAGGTGATATCTTTGCCTTTAATAAAAAGATTGCTATGCAGTATCTGAGATATATTGCTACTGCTCGTTTGCAAAAAAATAATCTTCCATCATTGGAAGAGTTATGTGGATTAGAATCTGTTCGCGAGAATCCTATTCCTTGGATTTCAAATTGGAATGGTGAACGTAAAGATCAGGTTGCTCCACAAGAAATTGAGAAAACTGATTACGAAAAAGGCATTATTGATAAGACATCCGATGGATATGCTAAACTTGCCAATATTCCTTTATTCGGCACCGAAGGATAAATATGAAATTTGTAATCTTTTCTAAAAATAATTGTTCTAATTGTATACAAGCTAAAAATGCTATTGCTAATTTTGGACAACAATATGGATCTAAACTGGATTCTTTCTATTCTGATACTATCTATGTTGATCAAGGCGATGGAATGGAAAAATTGAATGTAATGCTAATTGAAACCAATACGCCAAAACCAAGATCCGCGCCGGTTATCTTCTTTAAGAATAAAGAAGATGATCAGTATGAATATATTGAATTTAAGAATTTGATGTCAAAATTATCTGAATTGGTAAAAGCATTATGAGTATCAATGTTATTAAACGGGGCGGCAATGTCGTCCCATATAACCCTGAGCGCATTAATACTTTTCTTGAATTTGTATGTGATGGGTTAGATAACGTCAGTGTTTCTGAGATTGCTTTAAATAGCGGATTAATGATCCATGACGGTATTTCTACTTCAGATATCAATAAGGCATTGTTAGAAAGTGCTCACAATTTGATCTCAGAGGATACTCCCGATTATGCTATTGTTGCCGGCCGTATCCTTGTCTGTGATATCCGTAAAGAAGTTTATGGAGATTTCGAGCCAGTAGATTTGTTATCTATTATTAAGGACAATACAGAGTTAGGATGGTATGATCCAGCTATTCTTGAAAAGTTTTCCGAAGATGAAATTAATGAATTAAATGATTATATTGATCATGATCGTGATTTGATGTATTCAATTTCAGGGATGCGCGAATGGGAATCTAAATATCTTATTAAGAATGCTTCTACTGGTCAGAAATTTGAATCTCCGCAAGTGTCTTATATGCTTGTATCAATGATGTATTTCATTGATGATAAAGGCGATGGCGTTACTGATCGTATTGGATTCATTAAAGAGATGTATGATTTGCTTTCTATTGGCTATTGGAACATTCCAACACCTCATTTAGCACGTCTGAGAACTCCCACAATGGCATTCAGTTCATGTGTGCTACTACCAGTAGGAGATGATATTGAATCAATCTCTGAGGCCTCTGTGGCTGCTAGAAGATATGCTACATTAGGTGCTGGCCTTGGTGTTGATGTATCAAGATTAAGATCTCGTAATGCTCCTATTCGTGGTGGTGTTGCTATTAATACTGGTGCTTTGTATCATAGTAAATCAATTGAAGAAGCTGCTTTGTCATGTTCACAGGGTAAAACATTGCCCCGCCAGATAGTAATATCTGGGCGTAAAGTTGAAATATTTTATATTTCAATGAAAACACTATTAATTGCTGGGAAGTCTTTTATATGAAAGATAATCAGCAGCTAAATCGAAAAGAATTATATAATTACGATGAAAAATTAAAATCCGATTTTCTTGAACTATTTCTTAATTACTCTAAGGATGATGTAATTAAAAAATTGAATATATCAGAAAAAGATTTTGATATGTTGACCCTGATTTTAAAGCTTAGGTCTAAGAAAAATTATAAAGATTTGCCTAATGAAATATGGGTCAACCTTTCATTTATTGGATTTAAATTTTATTATGTTTCTAATTATGGTAGAATTAGAAGATTAAATAAATTAAAAACTCCTATACTTACTTCTAGTGGTTATTATAAAATTAATTTATATGAATTAAATAAGGTTAAAACTTTTACTATCCATAGACTTGTTGCATATGCATTTTTAGGAGTATCTGACTTAACTGTTAATCATAGAGATTACAATACAATAAATAATCATATTTCTAATCTTGAATATATGACAATGCGTGAACAAACTGAACATAGAGATTTAAGAATTTCGACTGTATATAAGCAGTCTAAAATGGTTTCTGGTTCTAAAAATCCTATGGCTAAAATAAATGAAGAATTAGTCCTTAAAATAAGATCAGAAGATTCAGAAATTTCTCATTCTGAATTATCACGCAAATATAATTTGCCATATGAAAGAATTAGATTGATTAGAAAACGAGAAGTTTGGAAACATGTATAAACCTTTAAGAAGAGTTCAACGACTAGAGTTTATCTCGTAGAGCCAAGTGGTTCGAAATGTAGTGGCACGATTTTATAAGTCGTGTATGATATAGTCTGATCTTTGCAGTGATGCAAAGCTGGATTAAATATCCGGGCATAAATTAACGACTTATGCTGAACATAAATGAGTGTGCGTAAAGGCAGTTTGACATTTAATTGGTGGGGACTTCATAAAGACATTGAAGAGATTCTCACATATAAAAACAATATGAAAAAAGATTCAGAAGCTATGAAGCATTCTGATCATACTATTTTCATTAATGGCTTTATTCTTGATGCTGTTCGTAATAATCAAGAATTACATTGTTTTGATCCTAATGATGTTCCTGAATTGTATAAATCATTTTATTCTGATAATGATGAATGGTTTTTACGAGAATATAAAAAAGCAGTTGAATCTGATTTGCCAAGAAGTATTATCAATGCAAGAACTTATTGGGATTCATTGATTTCAGAACGGTTTAATACCGGCCGGGTATATATTGCTTTTGCCGATAATATTAATAAGCAATCAATGTATAAAAATGATAAGTATCAGATTACACAGTCAAATTTATGTGTGGCTCCTGAAACGCTTATTTTGACGAAAGATGGCTATTTACCAATTTCGTCTCTTGAGAATCAAGATGTAGAAGTATGGAACGGCGAAGAATGGTCCAGTGTTAAAATTATTAAAACTGGGACTAATCAACCGCTTATTACCGTTAAGCTTTTAAACGGCAAATCAATTGATTGTACTCCATATCATAAATTTTATGTTTATGATAAAACAGGAGCGATCAACGAAGTTCGTGCAAAAGATTTAAAAGATGGCGATCAACTTATTTCTTATAATTTGCCTAATATTGAACTTGAACAAATTGTGGAAGATGACATTGTTCATTATATTGAAGATAAAGGCCGTATTGACGATATCTATTGCGCAAATGAACCAAAAAGACATATGATTATGTTTAATGGGATACTTACTGGCAACTGTTTGGAAATAACGCTTCCAACTGAACCAATAAGAAAAGTGTATAATCCTGAAGCAGAAACATATACTCAAGAAGGTTTAATTGCTTTATGTAATCTTGGCGGCGTGAATTTTGGGGCAGTTGATAAACCAGAAGACTTGTTGCGTATTGTTAAAGTTGGTCATCGTGCATTGGATAATTTATTAAGTTACCAAGAACATCCTTTCCCTGCTGCTAGACGTCATAATGAATTGTTTAGACCTCTTGGTATTGGTATTACTGGATTGGCATATTGGATGGCGCGACATGATTTGAATTATTCAAACTGTTATCATGATCTTGATAAATGGATGCAATATTTTAGTTATGCCGCTATTAATGCTTCTATTGAATTAGCCAAAGAGCGTGGTAAATGTCTTGGATATGAAGACACTAAATGGTCTGAAGGTAAATTGCCAATGGATATGGTTAATGATTACTATGAGAAATTTATGCCCCATATTGATCATGTTGATTGGGATTCTTTAAGAGCTAAATTGTCTAAATATGGTATTCGCAATGCTTCTTTGTTAGCTATGTTTCCTGCTGAGACATCTGCTAAGGTTTCTGGTTCTGGAACTACAAATGGTATTGAACCAATAAGAGAATTATTGATTGCCAAAGGTGGCAAAAATAAACGGGCTATATTTGTCGTGCCTGAACTAAAACGACTAAAAAATAAATACGATAGGGTTTGGGATAATTTAGATAATACAAGCCTTATTAAGACTTATGGAGTGATCCAAAAGTATACAGATCAAGCAATTTCTTGTAACACTTATTATAATAAGAGTAATTATCCATCTGGTAAAATTCCAAATGAGATTATTAATTATGATATCTTTTTGCATAAAGCATTAGGTGGTAAAACTCTTTATTATAATAATAATTATGATGGACAATCGCAGTCATTTATGGACGGTAAAGACATTATCTCCGGCGGCGATGTCACTATTGTTACAAGCAGTGACGAAGACGATTGTGAATCGTGTAAATTGTGATGGATATTAAAAAATTTGACGGTGAACTCTTTGCTAAATTGAAGGAAATGCAAAGAGGATATGATAAACTAAAAGACACTTATACAAAACCTGCTGTTCGCAAATCATTTGCTGATTTGCCTAGCGAGTCTCCTTATGATATTAAGAGTATGCTTGTTAGCGTTAATTTTCCCGATGGTGATGGTTACTCTTGCTATTGGGCAGATGATGAAAACGATTTTGCAAGTTTTGTAGAAGATTATACACTCGAAGGTATGTCTAATGACTATGATTGTGAAGATGTTCCACCAGCAGAATGCGAAGAAGATTATTGCTTTGCAGATCTGTTTAAGGGTGAGCCTTCTTATGTGTTTAATAATTGTACTGTAGTTGTAAATATTTGATAGACTAGATGGCCGTTTATTGGCTATTGAAATAGAATAATGATAATAAAATTATGATAGTAGATTGCCAATACAAAATAGTTAGCGGCGAGCTTCCTAAGTTGGAAGGTTGCGCCGTTAATTTTAACGAAGAACAACAAGATGCAATATCGAGAGCGTTTAATAATATAAATGTTACCATTGATATTGATGATACTTGGGGTTTCTGTAAAATAATAGCCGTAAACGGTCATAAAGTTGAAGAATAGGAAGTAAAAGAATGAAAAAACCATTTCTCATTGGTATTTCTGGAAAAGCATACAGTGGAAAAGATTTCACTGCTGATACTATTAAACAATTATTTCCAGATTTGAAAATTTATAAAATTGCTTATGCAGATGCAGTAAGAAATATGCTCAAAGGCATTGTTGATGTTGACGCTATTTACAAATTGAATAAAAAAGAAGAGCCAATTGAGGGACTGGGAGTTTCATTAAGAGAGCTTATGCAAAGTCTTGGAACCGATTGGGGAAGACATATTCTTGGCGATAATTTTTGGGTTAACATTCTTAATAAAAGAATTAATGATAATTCGTTTCTTACTGAAGCAGATGTTATCGTTATTTCTGATTGTAGATTCCAAAATGAAATTGATTATATTGTTAATCATAATGGCATTGTTTTAAATGTTATCGCCGATAGTAAAGAATATAGGAGATCTAAATTCTCTGAACATGAATCAGAAATGATTTCTATTGTAGGAGACATTTATCCAGGAATTGAAATATTTAATGATTTTACATCTAATTATATAAGTTCCCTTAAAGAAATTCTTATTCCATATATGGAGCAATTAAGATGATTGATCAATATCTTGATGCTGAAGATGGAATTGAATTCGATACAATAGAGGATGCCATAATGACTAAATGTCATTTATGCGGGACTCCTCTAGAATGGGATTTAAAAACAAAATGGTCCGAAACACTTGAGAGACCTATTATTTATGGAACAGCCACTAGTTGTGGCGTCATTTTTAATATAAGACCCCAAATAAATTCCGATGGTATTATTAGTGGTTATACGATTCACCACTTTTAATCCATTTAGAAAGAATTAACCAAAGTAATCGCGGTATTATGAAATGTTGTCCTTTACTAAGTTTTTTGGGATTTTAACTTTTCAAGCTATGCTTATTGTTGCCAAACGTATTATTAATTATTGTCTGGATGTTGTAACAAACAAGAAACAGCAAATGATTAAAAGCTACAATAGAACAGCTGTTCCAGATTTTAAAATAATCTAGAATACTATGGCATATAAAAGTTATTATAAAAAGAAAGGGAAAAAACAATTAGTCTCTCGTTGGTATTTGATTCGAGAGAATAAAAAAGACCTTTCTCTTATTATGACCTTGTATGATACAAGGATCATGGAGCGTTTAAGTAGGCTCAGAGATAAAAATAGACTTATATCTTATATATTGTCTGTTTACCGCAATAAAGATATTTATGATGCATTTGTAAAAAATGGATATATTGATCCTGCTATGAATCATGCTTTGTCTAAATGCGGATATAGCAAAAGTGAACTAAATAAACAGATTATTGATAATAACTGGGAACTTATTTTAACTAATGCTTTAAAAAAATTTATGACATGGGCCATGCCTACATTTGATAGAGAATATGACCTCAAATTTGCAACATATTTTAATGCAGTTTTCCCTGATTGTTATCAGAAAGAATTTTTGAATTTTCGAAGACCAGAAAAACTTGTTAAAATGGAATTTGAAAAACAAACCTTCTTTCCAATAGAAGAAGTGCATAAAAGCGAATTAATGAGCGATGGCGAAATATATCACCCGCGGAGATTATTAGCGATTGAATTTTTATCGAGGTTCAATAAATGAGCATTGTAAGACCCATGTTAGCAGCATCAATTAATGGAGATGTAGATGCCTATCTATCCTCTATTGATTATCCTATTTGGATTACTCCAAAAATAGATGGCGTTAGGGCAATTATAAATGAAGGCCAAGTTTATAGTCGCTCTGGTAAGCCATTTAGAAATAAGCATTTCTTAGATTTGGTTAGTCCAATTTTAGATACTGGATTTTCTTTTGATGGAGAAATTTTAGTTTGTAAGACTTCTAATAATTCAAAAGGTGTTATTCCTAATCTTATTAATGATGAAGATTGTTATAGAAGAACTTCATCTTATATCAATTCTATTGATGGTGTTCCTGAAAATGGTTTTGATGTTGTCTTTTGTGTATTTGATACTATTAGTAGGAATGGCTTTAATCCTAATGCGCCGTTAGAAAATATTTGTAGATCTGGAATTGATTTTACTGATTTTAATATTAAAGTTTTCTTCTTAGCTAATTTTGGAATTGTTCTTAATCCTAACAATGACAATATTGTTGAATGTGTTAATCAATACGAGAAAGATTATTTAAATCTTGGTTATGAAGGTTTGATGATTAATAAAATTGATGTTCCATATAAACATGGGCGCGCGACTATTAAGGGCGGCGAACTTGTTAATGTTAAACGTTATTCAGATTATGAAGCTAAGATAATTGGCTTTACCGAATTGATGATAAATCATAATGAAGTTGAAAAAGATGCTTATGGAAAAACATCTAGATCTTCATCTATGGAAAATTTAGAACCCGGCAATACACTTGGTGCGCTAATTTGTGAAATGAACGGAATCCAGTTTAATATTGGAACAGGATTTAAAGAATCTGAAAGACAAGAAATTTGGAATAATAAAGAATCTTATCTTGGAAGACTAGTGAAATTTAAAAGCTTCGATATAGGTGTTAAAGATGCGCCTAGGCATCCAGTGTTTATTGGATTTAGAAGCAAAGATGATTTGTAAGGAATGTTACGATGAGCATTAATAAAAAACCTATTGCTATTAAAAACGAACCTGTTGTTCGTGATATTAAAATTGAAGAAGAAACAGCTGTAGAACTTGTTCCAGTCGAAGAGTCCAAACAAGAAGTACAACCTGAAGTTAGCGCAGATATTGATTTACAGTATTCTGATAATAATGAGCCTGAAACAGAACTTAAACCAATAGAAGAAAGTTCTGTCGCCGAAGATGTAAAACCTAATAAGCCTGAAAAATATGTGTTTCCACATAAACCATTAAAAGATGGTCTTAATGTTTTACGTTGGGCGGGATTGGCCAGTAAGAAATCTGCTACATTTGGCTTAGTCCGCATTGGTACAAATGGGAAACCAAGACCTCATCAGGGTGTTGATATTGCTGTTCCTAATGGTTATCGCTGTTATGCTGTTGATGATGGAACTGTTATTCGCACTAATACAGAGGGACTTGGCGATTATGGTAAAACTATTTTAATTAAATTGGATGGTCGTCCTGAATATGTGTTTTATGCACATTTAAGTGGTATTAAAGTTAAACCTGGACAAAAAGTTAAAGCTGGCGATGTTGTTGGATTAACAGGCAGTACAGGCAATGCAAGAACTATGAAAACTATGGATACTGGTTCACATCTACATTTTGAAGTGCGCACTCAAAAAGATGTTGGGTTGGGACTATCTGGAAGACTTAATCCATTAGATTTTTTTGAATTAGATGAATACGATTCTTCTTTATATAAATAAAACCCCTAGGCTCTAACCTAGGGGCTGCTTTTACGGCTTTTTCTTAGCCTTAAGTTCTAATGTTTTTTCTATTAGATCTATTTTTTCCTTTATTGGATATACTGCTGTGTCTAATTGGGTATATGTAACACGTTGTTTTATTTCTTTTAATAAATTATCTTGTGTTTCAATAATATCTTTTAGAATTGCAATTATCTCAATTAAGGCTCTATTTGATACTGTCTCTTTAAATGCGTTCTTTTCTAAACGTCTTAAAGATGTATCTTGTTCTTTAACTTTATAAGTTAAATTTAATGTTTCACCAATAGGAAGATTTGGTTTAACTAATATATATCCTGCGCCGCCACTTTCATTAGGCCGTGGTGCTATTTCAGTTACAACATAACCGGAAGTTCCTGTTGATACAGTCCCATAAATATATGGTTCAGGCATTTCAAAAAGATTGTGCCCATTACCTTCAATAGAAAAATTCTTTTGAATCATTTTTCTATTTCCTCATTATATTTCTGGATCTGTTTTATTATAGATGCCTTTTCAAGTCTGCAGTATTTCACCTTATCAATAAGTGATGATGCATACAAAACTAATTCTCGTGCTGAATTACCTTTTAATTCTGTGATTTTTCTCTCACATTCACCTGTTTGTATGTTTTTTGGTATTGTTATTTGTGGTGGTTTTATTGGTGGTTTATGAGTAGAACATCCTGCAATTATAAAGGCAATCAAGCTAAGCTGAAGTATTTTTTTATTCATCTTATTTAGCCTTTTTGTTTAAACTATTTCTAACGTCATCTTGAATACAGGCTCTACTATAATAATCTCTTTTAAGGTTTTCCCTTAAACTTATATTCTCCTGCTCCAGTTTATCTGAGAGCTCTTTTTTTGTTTCAGCAAAGCTCTCATGAAGTCTTTGCTCCATCTTTAAAATACGATTTTCAGTTTCCATAGAGGCTGCCCTATATTCTTCAAGGGCGGCCTCTTTTCCTTTTTTATACCTATACTCACCGTATTGATTTACAGATAGAGCAATGGAAAGCAGGATCATAATTATTGCTATAACCCTGTATGCCATTCTTTATTTTCCCTTATCTATTATGAGTATCCAATCCATTCAAATTCTTTTACTAGTAGATCACCCCAGAATGGTTTTCTATCGGAGCCATCATATCTAGTTTTAACATATGGCTTGAATTTCATTTTGCCATTGTAGCCTCTTCCCTCTGCTGAATTTTTCCAATCTCTTATTTTAGACATTCTTCCTCGAATTATTAATTTCGGTTCGAAATACATGTATCCATCGCCAATTTCTATTTCTCTACCATCATCCAATACGCCATAAATATCTAAAGCTACATAATAATTGCCCAATCCGCATGCTATTAATCCTGGATATGCCTCAGTCTTATCCTTTTCGCTGTCTCCTGTGTACGTTAATTCATAGCCACTTGAAGATGTCTGCGTATATGAAATTTCACCAGATAATGTAGGAAGATCTGTATCAGACAGAGCATTGTACACTGCTTCTTGATTTGAAATTACATTTGTGAATGCTTTGCTAAATTTAAATCCCTTAATAGTAGCTCCATTTGTCATTGTGACATCTGGGACATTTGAATATAATTCAAAGGTTGAATTTGGTGTCATGAACCCATCTAATTCGCCATCTTTTAATACAAATTTATATGCTCCGGCTTCTGTGTCGGATTTATTAATGGTTCTAACCATTTCCAATTTGCCGCTTGGAACTTTTTCTGAGATAGATTTATATATACCGCCAGTTGATCTTAATGTATATTCAAGACCGTTGTATTCTGTTACAAGTCCTCTTGATTGTGGCACAGCTGCAAGAGCGCTATTACTTATTGTTGGAACTATTGTAGCTATTGCCGATCCGGCTGCTTTATTTGCTGATCTAACGTCTCCGCTTATTGCATCGCCTATTCTTGTAAATTCCGATGCATTTATATACACTGATGTGTTTGGAACTTTCCAGAACACAGTGCTTAATCCATATACTGCTGGCCCATATGTTACTGGTTTTGAATCGTCAGATGACAGTTTCTCAACTTCTTTTGCTAGAGATGTCAGTGATTTAGGTGTCAATGTTTGCTCTGTTGCTTCGCCAGTTTTGCCATCTTTTCCTTTTAGAGATGTCAACCACTCTTGAAGAGTTCCTGTAAATCCATTATCTTGAGCCAACTCATAAGCAGATTTGCCATTTACCCCTGCTGCACCTGGAAGTCCATCATTTCCCTTCTCGCCTTTTTCACCACGGGGTCCAGTATCACCTTTGGGACCTACATCTCCTTGTGGACCTTGAGCTCCGGCTTCTCCTTTTGGACCGATTGGACCCTGTTCGCCTTGTACACCTTGTTGACCAATAGGGCCTTGAACGCCTTGTTGTCCCTGTTCGCCTTTAGGTCCCACCGGGCCCTGTAAACCTGGTTCTCCACGCTCGCCTTTTTGACCATCTTGTCCTTTTAAGGATGCCAACCATTCAGTTTGTGAACCAGTGAATCCTTCTTCTTTGGCTAATTCGTATGCTGATTTGCCATTAACTCCGGGATCACCTTTTGGTCCTTGTTCACCACGTTCACCAGGTGCGCCTTTTTCTCCAGTTAAACCCTGAGGACCTGTTGGACCGGGAATGCCTTGAGGACCCTGTGGACCAGCTTCACCTGCAGGACCCTGTGGACCTACTGGGCCTACTGGGCCTTGTGCGCCATCTTTGCCAGGCTCACCTTTGTCTCCTTTTGGACCTGGAACTGGAATTGTGCCACCTGAACCACCACCAGAACCTGAACCTTTTAAGCTTTGTAACCATTCCTGAACTGAACCTGTAAATCCATTCTCTTTAGCGACTTCATATGCAGACTTGCCGTCTTTTCCGTCCTCTCCTTTGTCGCCTTTTTGTCCTTGTGGGCCTTCAACACCTTGTAAACCTTGCAATCCTTGAGGACCTTGTTCACCCTGTGGACCAGCTGGGCCTGTTGCTCCAATTGGGCCTTGTAACCCCTGTTCACCTTGTTGTCCTTTGAGTGATGCCAACCATTGAGATAGTGATCCAACATATCCATTCTGTACTGCCAGTTCGTAAGCTGATTTTCCATTGGCACCATTTTCACCTTTTGGACCAATAGCACCAGCAGGGCCTTGAGCACCTTGAATACCTGCAGGACCTTGCTCTCCACGATCTCCTCTATCGCCTTTGAGACCTCTTTCGCCCTGTGAACCTTGTGGACCTGGGATACCTTGTTCGCCCTGGATTCCTCTCGGACCCTGTTGGCCAGTTTTACCTTGTTCACCTTGAGGTCCTTGTTGCCCTGCTGGGCCCTGATCACCTTGTTGTCCCTGTGGTCCTTTTTCTCCACGTGGACCCCTTAATGATGCCAACCAGGCTTGTTCTGAACCTGTAAACCCATTTGCCACAGCAATCTGATAAGCTGATTTGCCATCTTCGCCATCTTTTCCCGCTGGGCCTGGAGCTCCTGAACCGCCTCCTGATCCGCCTGATCCTGAGCCACCTCTAGTGATATAGACTCTTAAAACTTCTGCGCCTGGAACGCATTCGATTTGCTCATCTTCTGCGCCCGCAACAATTGCTTTAATGGTGCGAAAATCACCTTCGCCGACCTTGAAAGATTTCCATTCTCTTGTTGCGTCTATCCAGTTTGCAAAGAATCTTTTGGCTTCTTTTAATTTAATCTTAATTTCCATGTGTTATGCTACCTTAATTAGTATTCTTGATACATATGGGATTGTGTATCCATCTAGTGTCTTCATGTCAATTTTAAATCTGACATTATCTACGTTCGCTATTTTTCTTCTAGCTGAAACGTAAATTCTTTCTATGTCGTTATTAACGACTATTTGATATTTATCATCTGTTGTTTTTATTTTTACATCATCTTGGTCAATTTCTTTGCCGAGAATATATTTACATACTGAAACTATTTTGTAGAATGGGTTTACTCTATATGTTGGATCTGATATTTCTAATTCTTTTCCGTCTTCTGTTCTGTATTTTATTGTTCCGTCCAATACAGAGAGGATTTTAACTTGATACGTGTCGAATAATTTTGAATAGTTTTTAGATGGGAACATAAAGGTATTAACGCCGGCCGGTACTTTTGTTTTCCCAACAAACGGTATTCCATTTACGAAATATGTATCATCAAACTCTATTTCTTTTTCTTCTATATTGATTCCAGTTGTTACAACATAGTTTCCAAAGTCTTGTATTGGATTTGTGCAATCGTAATATTTAAAGAGATTAGTTTCAAGAAGTTCAGAATTGATTTCTGATTTGAACACATTTTCATCTACTGTTGGAGTGTAATCATCTAGTCTAACTATATTGTTATCTAGATAATCATTTATTGGAATGATTGCTCTGATTGATGGATTTCTTGTGTTCAACTTTCTCAATGGTTTAATATCTTTAAATGGTCCGCCATTAATTGAAACTGCGTAATTCATTTCTACATTTGAATTTTGATAATTGTCACATGTGTCAATGCCAATAAATTCACCGATTGCGTTGATTGGAATTTCTCCAGTAACACAGGTGGTTGGTGTAGAATATTTTTTAGTTGCTATAAAGAATTTTTCAATATCAACTCTGTACAGGTATTCAGCATTTTTAATAAATTCTTCTTTTGAGATATTTATATAAATTCTGATATATCTTTCATTGTTGTCTGAGATAGAAACATTAAGACTATTTGTTAATTCTTTGTCAACAATCTTATTGTATTCGTTCCCATCTTTACTTGTATATACAGTGTAAATATGTGCCCGCGCCGTTTTTAATTGAATGTTGTTGTATGAACCATACTGAAGTCTATCAATATCAATTATCAAATCTTGTTTACCAGGACTTCTTGAATAGAATTCCATTTTTGTTTTTGCAATTTTATTAATAGCTGAATCAACTATTGGGGATCCATCTTGATTAACCCAGATTGCATTTCTTTTATCTGAATCGTCAATATGATAAATAGAAATAGATTCTAAAGGAATTTTAAATGACGATATTTTAGAATCGTCTAAGAATGTATCTGATTCTTGGACTCCGTAAATTTTATTTCCTTCAACTTTAGCAGTTGTTTCACCTTTATTGTAAGAAACTTTATTGGGAGTGTAATAGATTGCTGTCGTATAAGAAGAAATTGATCTGTCTGCTATGTTCGCAGCTTTGGCTTCTGATGATGCTTCGTTCAATCTAATTTTAATATCCTTGATATAATCTTTAGATTTCTGTTTAAATTTATTTGAACGTATCTTTAATTCATTCAGTTTATCTTGGTTATGAAACAATTTTGTATACCATTGATGCAACATAGCATTGAGACCCTGCCTAGTATAAAAGGGATTGCTCCTATTTATAGTGATAGCAGGGCCTGATGTTTTTGTTCCAACCTTTCTGTATGAGTTTAAAGAATTCATTATTTGTTCTAATTTACTCATTTTAGATTGTTACCGTATTTAGTGTTAGATTTTTAACAATAGGAGACTTCAGCACTTCTGATGACTTATCTTCTTTTGCTGGTGATAAGACAACAAACTTATCTCCGTCAGAGATATTCTTAATTTGAATTTGAGATCCGGCGACAGTGTATTCAGATTTACTTACTAGATCTATCATATTTCCGGTCATATAAACGTTTGAACTTATGTATTCAACTTCTGTTTCACCACTTATAATAGATTGAGAATACAATATCCCATTATTATAGTCAATAGAATAATACCCATTAGCAGCTGAACTAGTATCTGTATTAATTATAATAGATGTCTCAATAAGGTCATGTGTGAATACCCCATCTGGAAGCTGAATAAATGTTTCATTACCAACATCTTCCATCATGTAATCGCCGGCGAAGATTAACTCATCTCTTGAGAACACTTTTGATTTAAAGACTTCTGTGTAACCTATAATATTCAAATCTGAAAAGTGATCTACTTTTCTGCCTAATGAAAATCTATTTACTCTTTTTGGAATTGATATTTCTAATTTATCTCCGACTCTGAATTCATCTATTCCGTTTTTGTACTCGACTTCTTTGATAAACGATACTAATGATGCATTCTTATTTTTAAAAATAAGTGAGCCTTTTAATATGCCTGATTTAGATAATTTTGCTATTTTAAGTCCGTCATATTTTGTTAAGCGTTCAGATGTTTTAGAGAACTTAGCATTATCTGTGTAAATAGAAATTGAGTTTAGATTTGCTTTGAAGATTAGATTTATTTCTTCTTTAGTAAATGTATATGTATCTACAATAGCAGAAGAACTTGTTGAGTATAGTTTATTGTCAACAATAGAGAACTCTCCATCTAATAATGGCGCGGCGGGATAGTTCTTATTAAAAACTACACTGGTTGGTGTGTCTGCATTTTGAACAGGGGTTTCAATTTGGAAATAATCCAAAAGATTAATTGGATTTCCTTTTTCAAAAATATGAACTTTAAATCCCAATGGATTTATCAAATAAGTATCCTTATTATGAGCCTTATATATCCACTGATAAGCAGAAGAAAAGAATCCAGATCTTAAATCTATTTTTCTACTTATTGTTCCGTCTGTAAGAGTGTATACTCCTGCGTCATTAGAGAATGGAAGAATAACGTTGCTGGAATCAATAACTCTCATTGGACGTTTAATTGGATTAGAAATCTTAAACGCTTTTACAGTTCCTGTGTCCATTTGTTGAGATGGGATAATTCTAAACAATTCATTCTTCTCTATTGCACATTTATGATAAAACGATCTTGTTGTTGCTTTTAATATATTACCCATCGGCGCGAGAGATTTAATAACATAATCTGACTCACTTTTTATTGATGTTAATGTATCAAGCACATTTAGATCATCGGAGAAACTACTATATGTAAATCTTTCTCCATATGGATAACCATGCATTTTGCCAATAATATATTTATCACTTAATGCAAATGGAATTGTTATATAAGGATTAGCAGACATTAATTGCTGTACATGTCTATTTATATTATCTGATGTGTAATTATTTTTAGCATCAGAACCATGAAGAGTTAATTTTAAGAATAGTGTTTTAACTGGGTTCTTAGTTTTAATTGATTTCTCTGATAGTGTATTGAAATCCAAATGTTTTGGATATTCTGATACAGAAAATGGAATTGAAACTCTTTCCCAGTTTTCGTTATCTGGACTTATCTCTATTTGAGTATTATTAAATGAATACCCATCCATAGGCATATTTGCTTGAATAGACGCTTTAATAACTTCCGAATTGCTATTTATAGGCCCAAATATTATATTGCCAGACTCCACAGAAGAGGAAAGACCAATAGAGAAATTGGATACACCTATTGCATATCTTGATTTACCATTCTTTGCTATATATGGATTATTTTGAATTAGAGAAATTCTTACTGCTTTTGCTGCTGAATTTTGGATTGTTACAGTAAAGTTATTTCCTGTTTTTTCTAAATCAAAATTTACGCGCCGGAATGATTTACCATCTTCAGAAATCTCCACATAAGAGACATCGGCATTAGAAACACCAAAATCAGAAAGAGTAAAACCTATTGCATTCACACTTGACTTATCACGAATAGTCGCAATGATAGACATATTTATCGCGCCGTCAATTCTCTCTACTTCTACGGGAGAATCTGTTACTAATGTTTCCTTATTATTGTTACGGACATCATCATAATCATTATGATTGCCAAGTGTTCCATTTGTTAGAATGTCAATGTCTACTATTGGCAGTGGAACATTCACGCCAGATTCAAGTCTTATTGTATTGCCAGAAATAATAATATTCTCTTTTGAATAAATCGGCATTCTAGATAAGTTGTATTCGATGTTTGAATTACCACTTATTGTAGAAATGGTTAAATAAATATCAGAAACAGACTGCATTCTTTTCCTAACATCTACAACTCCCTCTGCAAATTTAGCTACAGATTCTGACATTTCGTTATTAAGATTATTATTATCTTCAGTCAGCTTATCTGCTCTGTTTTTAATATCAGAAACCAGCGCAGATTTCCATCCCAATTCTCTTCTAGTATATCTTGCAAGAGATGACATAAAATCTAAAATCATTTTGATATAATTCCTATGTATTTTATTACTGGTTCTGATCCGTCTATATCTAGAATATCTGCACCTAGTCTGCACTCTAATCTTACTACATCTTTATTTTTAATAATTATAGAGTTTGATGGATCTATTACCACATCTTCACTGATATCTTTTTGTTTTTCTAGATAATCTGGCTTATAGATATATAGACACGAATCATCGTACTCTCGGATAATTCCGTCTTTGATTTCTATTTTGTCTTTAGAAACAATTCCGTCCTTATATCTTACAATGCTTATTGGCGTATGATCAACCTTGTCTCCATTTGAGATAAGTTCTCTAGTATTTCCTAATCCAATTCTTACAAACTCGCTAAGGATGATTCTACCATCATTACCATATCCAGTTATCCCTACATTAGCAGACACAATTAATGATTCGGCGTCTTCCATTTTAGACACGACATGAAGTGAACCCTTATTTAGAACTTGAACAGACTTTGTTTCTATTCTCGCAGTTCTAGACATTGAAACTCTATTAACATCTACATCGACATATCTAGAGATGTCGTCTCCATTCGTTATAAATGGATGCTCAATAATGATTTCTACTGCTATTGCATTCTTATTTTTATTTTTAAGAATAACGGTATCTTCCAATACGAACGGGATATTAGACAAACTAATAGCTGTACCATTTGAATCTATTGCAGTAACAGATTTAATAAACACTTCTGAGACATTGGGTTTTAATACAACCCTATTAAAGAATACTGAGTCTGATGACACTATCTTTTTTAATTCACTCATTTTGCATATCTTTCGTCATATGGTGGCATTGTATATCCAGCATCATCAATAGAGAATACAACAGAATTATTTATAGATGTATCTATTTCCATTATTCCATAGTGCCCTGGATCTTCTGATGCTAGATTATTTCCTTGTATAAACGCCGCGCCGTTTTTTACCATTGCAATCTTTTCTATATAAGATTTATGCCATCTCTCAAGATCATCTTCTATATCTCCCATAGATTCAACCAAGAAATCAACGGATGTATTAGCAGTAGATGCAAATCTGTCTATTTCTTGTGTTAATAGTTCAAAAGACAGTTCGTCTAATACGGCCTGTTGTGGAACTCTTAGCACATCATTTATATAATTAAACTGTTGGTTCTCTATAAACTTCTTCATTCTTTTATCTCTATTGTATTAAAAATGGAATTAAAACCTACCGATACAGAATCTAGGTATTCAACAGTTGATGTATCTACCGTTATATAAAGATCATTTCCATCAAGAACTCTTTTTGTTTCTCTGGCAAATGTTTTTTCTCCGGCCTCATTAAATATGATTTTGTATCCATCTGTATTAGTTTTTAAAAATGATGGAACTTTATATTTAACAAATCTTAAAAGATCTTCATCTTCCACATAATCAATCGGATTGCTAGAATACTTATCTTTACTGAGGTCTATTTTATATGTTGTAGTTGTATCTGTGCTTGAGTATTTGGTTATTGTCGCGTTTGTTGATAACCCTGCCCTAATAACAGCTACACCGGCATTTACAGACTCTTCATAATCTTTGCCTAGTACAATTTTTAAATAGGACATCTTTGGAACGATAATCCTGTGCAAAGGAGTAGAATCTTTTTTAGGTCTTGAGATTCTTCCACTAAATGCAAAGTCTGGTTGAATATCCTTTTTGAACACTGTTGCAACTTCTAAGAAGATTGCTTTGTCATCTATTATACTTCCGATATTGGAAATAGATGCTAATGTATTCCCAGATTTGCCCAAATACTTACCTTCTCCATTTTTGATATTTACAATTCCTTGCGGAATATTTATCCCCATTGTGTTATATACACACACTCCAAATTTATCAAATGCTGCGACACATATTTTTGATCCATTTTGAGTTGGCTTGATATACAATTTAATAAAGCTAGAATTATTAACAATTCTAATTGGAATTTCAATATTATTTATTTTAGGAGAGATGTAGCTATAAGAGGCTTTAATATATTCAAATTCATTTGGAATTGATTCATTTAGAAATTGAACATTTATCTGGCCCTTATTATTGATAATAGCTTCTTTATTTACTCTGATTGTTCTGACACCAGACTGAGTTTTAAAATCCAAACTTAAATGTTCTGGAATTATATTTGAATTATTTAATTGAATTATATCATTAGATAAGAAAGCAGTTTCATTTATTATTTTTACTACCTCAGAAACTCTTGGCTCTTGTTTATATGCTAAAAGTAATTCTTTACTTAGCAATGAAACTTTCTTTTCTTTATAGAAGTCTTTTAAAACAAAAGACAGGTGGTCTTTGTTGGATTTTGAATATTGTTCTACTAGGATTAGTTCTCCAGGGATAGCTGTAAATGCTACCTCTGGATTTGGACATGAAATTATAAAATCCTTATTTGTATCCTGAATATAGGTGTAGAGTTTATTATCTATATCTGATATAGGTTTATTAAAATGATTATTTTCATTTATATAGATTGGAACAAATTCCTCGAATGATTCTAGCTCTGTCCCATTTCTTAATCTATATTTTACAATGCCAATCTTTTCCCTGCTGTATACAAAATTATTATCAATAGGAGAAATATGTCCATTTACAGTAATAGATTCAGCGCGAGGATATCTATTGAGCGCCTTATAATAAAAAGGAACTCCATCTTTAATAATATCTGTTATTAGAATCTCTGGAGAATTTGACCTAATTCTTATTCCTCGTATTGATTTCTCTTCAACCTTTGCAAACCTAGTTCTATCAGAATGGTCTTTATAATTAATATTGTATTTTGATCCTTCAAATTTACTCGTATCAACAGCAAGGATAGCATTTCTGCTATCCTTTGCATGTCTAACTGTAACGCCAGAATCATATCCTACAATACTTAGATCGTAAGTTATAGTTTTCATGGTGCGTATCTAGCCCTTCTTGCAATTACTTCTAATACTGGGGAAGATGAATCAAGCATTCTTCCTGACGAATCCATAATTACCAAGTCATTTATGAATAGCGTTCCCTGGCAAAGCATGTCACCAGAAGAAACTATTGAGTCCTCAATGAATGCATTGTTTATTGTTGTATACTGCTTAGTGCTTAATGCTATTGCAGCCTGAGATGCTCTTTGAGATCTGTTATTGGCTAACTGAACAACTTTTCTAGTTTTGCCCTCCAATGCATCTATAGATGCCCTTTTAGATGATATGAAGGATGTCTCACCGTTAATCCTTACCGAGTTGCCTTCAATTACTACGCCAGCATCATCTGACCCAGTTTTAAATGTTCCATTAACATTAAGTGCTCCAGCTACAGAGACTTTGTTGTTGAAGAATGTGTCGCCAGCAAATTGGTTAGTAGCTTTGTTATCTGTTTGAGATACAGATCCTAATACGGATACTACACCAAGAGTTGCAATAGCGCCTGGAAGAGATGTTAAACTTCCGTTGATATGAACGTCGCCATCTGTTGATACATCTCCAGCAAGGATAGTTTTTCCTGTTGCATAAATGTTTTGGAATTGCGCCTGTTTCTCTGCTCTAAATCCATTTAGGAATTCTGCTGAACCTTGAACTTTGAGCGTGTTAAGAGTTGATACACCGCCAGCGTTGATATTGCCCGCTGCATTCAATGCACCCTCAATAGAGATCTTAGAATTAAACACTGCATCACCAGATACAGTCATTTTCTCTGTTGCTAAGATTTCTCCGCCGAAGATATTTTTCTGGTTGCTGAAATGTGTATCAGCAGAGATGATAGCATTTGATCCTGCACTACCTAATTGTAAATCACCGGAAATGTTCGCACCTTTATCTCCGCGAATTGTGCTTGATACAGCAATTCCACCAGATACAGAAACATCACCATTAAGATATGTCGACTCTTTAACATTTAGAGATTTAAATTCTGCCGTTGATCTTGATGTTAGTGGTCCATCCATCTCTATACCAGCTTTTGCAGTTAATAGAGACATGAATTTAGATTGTCCACCAACATTCATTTCTGATTTGAATGTTGCCTCATCTGCGAAATCCGCTACGCCAATGAAAGATGTCTTATTATTGTTAAAGATAGTGTCAGCGTTTACTGAAAGTTTATTGCTTTTACTTTCGCCAAGTGTTATATCTCCTGAAACTTGGAGCCTTCCTTTGACATATGCCTCGCCGCCGATAGTTGTGTCTCTATCTACAATAAGATTATTTGTTTTAACCTGAGTAGAGAATCTTCCTCCGTCTGCAACAATGTCCGCATCGGTTTCAATATTTCCTGTAGCAGTTATTTTACTAGATGACTCAACGCCGCCTTTAGCATCAATAACGTTTACAGTTCTTAATTTGGAGATTGATACTTCCTCAAATCTGCCACCTTCTGCAGCCAGTTTGCCGCCTACAGTAAGATCACCGCCGGTATTAAATGAACCGTTTGCAACAATATTACCATCAATACGAGCAGACTTAAGAATAGATACCGGACCATTAAAGATTGAGCTTGAATCGACTTGCAATTCATTCGTTGTCAATCTGTTTTTAGATACAATAGACCCGCCGACATCAAGACTCGAGTTAATAGATACATTTTCAGTAAATGATACTGAACCAGTAAATCTGGATTCATCTTTTACTTCTATACTTCCTATTGTTGCTTTGTTTTTGATATTTAATTCTTTACCGCCGATAGCTCCACCGGCATCTATGTTTTCTGAAACGCCAAGTGATTTATCTATTGACGCAGTGCCAAACGTTTTTAAATTACCAGTTGTAACTTCGCTGTATACAATTGTTTGACAATCAATTGCGCCTGCTCGTGCATCTACAAATACAACACCATTTTTACTTTCAACAACAAGCCAGCCTGGAGGACATTCCGTATCGGTTCCTGTTACATAAATAGCAGATGTATCTCCGAGATTAATTCCTCGTCTATCTTTTAGGCTTGATGATTCAACTCTGAGGTCATAGAAGTCGCCTGAGCCAGCGTTAAGACTCGCTCTTGGCATCAACTTGAGATTGTCAACTCTAGTTGTGTCAGAACCTTGTCCAGCTAGATCTCCAAATCCATATTTCTTACCGTTTAAAGTTTGAACCTTTGTTGTGTCCTTGAGGAGATATACCTTGCCGTTCCCAGATTCCAGATAAGTGTCATGGTCCGTCTCTGTTGATGTCCCACCATTCTCTGCCGATGTGTACATATTTGCATATACACTTGAACCATCTTTATGGTATCTAATGCCAGTATTTTTGCCAGAGTTAGTTATATCAATAGGGTAATTGCCAGATACTGTTATGTGGCCATCTTTTGCAGAAATAGACCCGTCTTTATCTGTGTCGCCGAAACTTATTTTACCGTCGTCTCTTATTCTAATATCTTTAGGTGTAATAGTTTCAGTTGTAAGATTTTTAATGCTTACTGGAGTGGTATATTTTACACCGGCCGCGGCGTTATCAGATGAGACCTCTACTGAGCCATCTTTGGCAATGAATGAAACGTCTCCAATTTTAATGCCGGCATCATTTCTAGCTGTTAATATTCCACTAAGATTAACATCTTGCACATTAAGAGCCTTGGCAAATAGTTCTGAAAGTCCGCCAAGTGCAGATGGAAATTTAATTGTACCTGTTTTTGCCTCAATGTTAAATATATTATCTGCGCCGCCTTTATCTCCAGTTGAGTAGATAGAGTTTCCATCTATCTCTAGGCCTTTGCCATATAGATTGTCAGTAGAACTTTGTGGAGCATGTGTAGAAATTTTAAGACCGTTTTCTGCGCCGAATAGTTTTAATCCTTTTGATGCATAATCATACATTAAAGATGAACCGTCTGAAATAGACCCAAAGAACAATTTTCTAGAGTTATCTAATACATTATTGTGCAGATTATACTCATTAGAAGAACCAATCAGCACATCTCCAATAATAGCGTTATTGAAGTTGCCCGGGTTATCTGCTACATATCCATCTCTATTGAAGTATTGAGGATGGTCATCTCCACTGAACTTAGATACGCCGTATTCTTTTCCTTGGACATATCTTTCTGATCTTAATCCAGATAGATTGCTATGAGAAATAACAGAGCCAAGCTCTTCTCCATTATGAGAATGGTTGATTGCAAAATCCATTAAGAATTTAACAGAGTCTGCAATTGTCCAGCTATTAACGGATAGAACGATAAACGCATCTGCAGGAATTGTTAATTCTGTTTGAAATCTGAATTTTTGATCAGACATTAAGTAAACCGATGCATCATCAATTTTTTGGAACATATTATTGTAATAGATCCAAACTGATACATCTGACACAGGGGCCTTAATTGATCCTGATGCACTAACAAAGTTTCTCACTTTATCTGGAAGTGATGCATAAATACCATTTGGGATGTTTATATTCCCAACTTTATTTGTTTGCTTAATGTCTACTTCGTATAGCTTGTCAGAGATTTTTGTTACTGTAGATTTTTGTTGATTACCAGATCTTACATTGTCAATAGAGGGATAAGTGTTAGGAGTATATTTCTCTAAGCCTAATACTGTTGGGAATTTCCCTTTGTAATTGACTGTAAAGTTATTTGTTGGGCTTCTGAAGAATATTAACTTACGGCCGTCAATTGCATAATGTGTAGCATCTGTTAAGAGAGTTTTATCAACCTTAGTATAGGTATTTGTACCGTCTATAATAGATATATCTGCTATTGGAGTTAATGTCAGATAATAATCAGAATTAACGGACGGAGCGAATGTTTCTGTAAAATTTGTAAGAGTTTCTCCAGTTGGAACATTCGGAGATAATTTCTCTACATCCCCTATTGTTCCGATAACACTGCTGTTAAAAGAGCTAGATGTGGTTCCAGAGTGGTTATTAATATCACCGATATCATCGCTTAAAGAATTTATGGCTCCTATTACACCATTAATGGCTTTAAACGTATCTTCTGGCGATACTGCTCCTCCAGATAATAAATTTAATTTTTTCATATTTAACCTTTAAAGGATTATATTTTTACTTTCTGAAACCATCCTTCTTATTGCAGATGGAGAAATATTTAGATTGAATGAGATATTTTTGTCTGAATATGACACACTATCATTTGTAATGTATCCAATTTTAAGATTAACAATACGAGAATGTATTGAATATAGATTAACTAAATTATCTCTGAATACTGATAATTTGTCTATAAAAGATTGCTGAAGTTTTTTATCCGTGATTCTAATTGTAGTCTCGTCTGGACTTATAATCGGCGTGTATGAAACCTTATAAACACCGCTTTCTTTTACCGTTACTATCCCGGGAATTGCATATTCCCAATCACTATATTCTGCCATTACACCATAGGCCTCTTTATAAACTGTGATAGCGTCTCTAGTGGATAATGCGGGTAGTGCTAATGACATCCCTGCTGCATCTGTATTGAATGTTATATCTAATCCTGGTCCAGTTTGTCTTACAGTATATAGCCCGGAATTTGACATGTTCAATGTGCCGCTTAGATATTCAGACAGTTTTTCTGATTTTTTATTGAATGAAATATGTTGAATAGATGATGTATCTCCATCTCTAAGTTCACCATATATGGCTGCAAGAGTCCCCTGAATGTATCCAGGTAACTCATATTTGCCTGCCGTATTAACAACTGGCGTTAGCAAATCAATAGCAGATGTTGGGGCAGAAATTGTTAAAGAATTTGTTCCTTGATTTGATATTTCATATTTGTCTCCAGCTTTTACTAGATCCCCATTTATAAAGATGTTTGTATCTGGCTCTATAAAAATTGATTCTCTATATTCTGGAGCATAAAGAAGTAACTCAGAAGTCGTTGATCCATTATCAATAGAAATATCTTCTACGGCACTTACTGTTTCTACTCTTATATCTGGGCTTGATAATTGGAATAAATTTATCTCCGCGGCAGTATTTACTTTATTTGCATAATAAATTGGCTTTCCACTAACCTGTACAACTGGCGAAACCCTGTATTCGGCGTAGACCTTATCAAGATTACCATTAAAAACAAATATGCCGCCATAGCTATCTTCTTTTTCTGGGACTATTTTAGAATTATAGGAATCAAAGAATTCATATTCAGAAATATTTAGAAACTCTGTATATGCGATTGTTTTGTTCCCGTCTCTCTCTGTTTGGCAAAGCTCTTTTTCATTCGAGTTCTTAATCTCTACTCTTGGAATAGCTGTCTTATCAATTACTACATGTCGAGTATATGTTTCCGGTTTTGGGATAAAGATTTTTCTATTCTTATTATAGGCCTTAACAAAATCATCATCATCTAAGAATTCAGTGGCATATTCTGTCATCCCAGTATATGAAAATTTTGATTTGCCATCTTTTTTATAAGTTACAAATGAATCTATGTATCCGTTTTTTCTTGATAAAATAGATATTGATTCTATAACGTCTGAATCACCAAGCCAAGTTGTTCTTTCTCTTACAGGAATATTATAGCACCCCGTCCCAGAGATTCTAGCTCCATCAAGAACGAACATCCCATTTGGAATATTTACACTTCCATACTCTTGAGATGTTGATATCTCGTTTCCCCATCCAAATTCTGATTTATCTGGATCATCAGATAATATCTCCAATATCTCCATTCTGTCGTAGTTAATTTCGGATTTCCTTATATGGACATTATGCGAGAGTTTTGCACTTAAAGAAGATGTGCCAACTCTAATTGAATACTTTAATGTCTTCATCTTTCTGCTCCGAATGTTTCTAGATTGTAATTGATTACTGCGTTTCTTACTTGTGGAAGTTTATAAGAATCTTTTATGTTCCGAATAATGTTGGATTCTGAGATATAGAGAATAAATGTTTTTGCAAAATGTTTTACATTTATTTTTGTATTGTGAAGATTTGAACTTGAAATGATTAATCCATTGTGAAGTTTTACATTTTGAGTTTCATCAATAGAGATATCTACCATATCAAGATACGCGCCGGGAATGTTTGGTGCGATGTTATTAGACACTGCCGCGGCGGCACTCATTGGAGACGAAACTAACTCAACTTCTGATACATCTACATTTGAAAAATCAACAAGAGATAGGGCAGTTACAGTTTCCATTCCAGGTGTAAACATTTTGATATCCACGCCGGCTTCTTTGATTTTAAAGAATACATCAGCAAGCGACAATTCATACATAGGAATTTCTAAATCTCCAATTGTAAGATTGCCATCATATATGGAAATTATTTTATCTGTATTCTTAATAAGAAATGCTGGATACAGCTCCCCAATATTCTTTTTATAAGAAGGAAAGAATTCTGCTCTTTCAAAAGGATTAATACTTATATTTTTTGTATTGATCATTTTAATCTAATCTCCTTATATAGAGAGTCTAGTAACAGTGATCTTGGGGAATATCTTGAATAGACATGTCTTACTGGTTTAATCTTAAAGATCTTTCCCTCATAATTAACGTATAACTCAGAATCATAAAGATGCATTGTTTTAACTTTTGGCAGAACCATAGATGATTGAGATATTCCTTGTGCAGATATTGCCTGATATAGTTCCCCATCTTCATTTCTTACCGAGAAGATATATGGAAGCTTATTATCACATATAACTGGGATAGTTATAATACTCTCTGAATTAAGTGTATTGATCCAAGTGTTATTATCTTCTACAAGTTGACCATATCTGTTTACATAGTATGTGAAACCGTTATTTTTAACTGAGATTCTAATATTTGGAGAAGATGATCTTCTTGCAAGATCATGGGCCATAACTGTGCACCTTATTGTTGTACCGATTCTATTCTCCTCATCCTCTAAGAATATGAAATGGTTATTATTTGCAGATCCATTTGATTCTGTTTCTGTTGTTAAATTATAAGTTGGCTTAGATATTGTTAACCAGTTATTAGCATCTACTGAGAACACATCAGAGTTGTTTGATACAAATAGATACTTAGGCTTATTATCCAGGTCAATCTGCATTAATGGATCAAATGTTGTGCCGGACATATCATACATATAAACAGATGATTCATCTTTTGTTATATATGGGAAGATAAACTCTCCCTCTGTGTTTGTTATTCTTTTTAAAGGGATATGCTTAGGATAAATAAAGTGATCAATAGAGCAATTAACATAGTTAGTTAGTATAATTTCTACCGGCGATGAAACTGAATCAATGTAGATGAATTTTTTAAATGTCTCGTACACGCCTTCATATCTTACATTTATATGTTCAGTTATATATTTGAAATTTTTATCGTATCCCAAAATAGTAATTGTAAAACTTTCATCATATGTCTGTGGCAATTTAACATACAATCTGTTTTCTTTTACAAACCTATGATTAATCTTTGTCTGGCCAGCACTTATGATTAAATCATATGCATCCTCTATCCAGTCTATATCTGATTCTGTCAGAATGACGCCATCAGAAGGAAATTGAGAATAATCTGAATACAAATAATGTCCAACATTTTCAAGAATGCGAGAACCGACAGTTCTATATGTGCCGTCTTTATATTCTATTCTTGATCCTTCAGCTTTTATTTCCTTATGTTCTCCATATACATCAAGAATATGAAGCTCGTCAGTTACTTCTAGTTTAGTATTTCTATATCTCATTGCCATTGTATTAATGGCTTTCTCCATAGACGAATTTACAATAGAAGAAAAAGGCAAGATTACTCTCGCCATATTTGAATATCTGCTCTTATATGGAGTTGACCATTTAGCGAAATATCTTGTTATGATATTTGTAGATAAATTCTGTTTCATTCTTCTATTCCTAATGCGTCTGCCGCTGAGAAGTAAATTATGTATCCATCGGGGATTTCAATAACTCCGCTGCTAGCAGATTCCGATGTTCCATATGTTTCAGATTTTAAACTTAGTGCGTCAATTTTTACATTTAAGCCATATGACGTTAATTCTGTCTTAATTGCATCTACGTCTATTATTTTCGAGAAAGGTGTGTATGTAGAATAGAGTGACTGGTTAATAGCCCCTAGTGCCATTACCTCTGTTGTATTTGAATAAGTGAATGTAGGATAAACTTTTAAGATTTGTGGCTGAAGAATTTGAAATGATTGCTCTGCTGATCCGATTGCATCAAATGTATTTAAGAGTTTAGATCTGATATGAGGGAATGAACTATCTTCTTCACCTTTTAATGTCTTGTCTGTGGCAATATAAATTCTTACAACACCACTAGATTGATCTTCATCAATAAAGAATGCCTTAACAAGTGGCGTATATTGAACAATGCCGGTAATAGAATCTATGCTTGAACCATGAACTTTCATTTTTGCGGACATAGTTCTTGAGCGAAGAGAATTATCATCTTCCTCTGTTAACTGATTATACACTGGTTCCTTAAATTTTATTTTAAGACCAGATGTATTGATATTTTTCTTGTCAGTTATATCTATTACGGCGCCATTTTTAATATCTGTCGTAGATGATGATATTACCCTTATGGATAATGGAATTTCATATAAGTCAGATTGTAAGTATACATCTGTTAGAACCTCAATCGTTGTATTCCCTATTGTATATCTTTTCCCTTTTGGAATGGCAAGTTTGCCGTGAGAGAATTTTGGAAATGTATTCCCATCATCAGTTGATAAGACTACAATTTGATCTTCTGCTTTTACATATAGATCAGAATAAACGTTTCTTAATACGCCAAATTCATATGCATTATCTGTTAATAAATCTCCAGATGCTAATTCTGTAAAAGTGGAATTAATTAAGGACGCATTATATTTCGATACATTTACCATTGATTCTGATACTGCATCTACTAACTGGGTCAATACAGAGGATCTAGATGTATTATTCAGCCCTGTACTTTTTCCAAGTTCTGTTAAGACTTGGTTTTTAAATAATTCGGGATTTGATATTTCGCTATACATATCTAACTCCGCCTGTAGTTGTAAATTCTATATTGATTTCTTGAACTTTTTCTCTTGTGAACCCCTCAGATGTTCCAACCGATATCTTAAAATATACAGAGTCTACACCATTTCTCACCGGTACAATCATTATTTCATATGCAGACAGAAACAAATCTGATGTCAATGATTGTCTTATAGATCTCGCCATTTCATCTATTGTTTCATCTGTTAATTGTTTTCCTATGTAATTTATAAGGTTCGCGCCGTATAGCTTATATTTAAACAAGTCCCCATTCGCTGAAAACACTCTATGGGCTGCATTCATTTTTGCTATTTCATCTTTATTATAAGACGTAACTATATCGGATCCATTAAAAATTAGATCGCCATATTTGTCTTGAGAGATATCTCTTGTTATTGTATCTATTAGCATATTAAAACAGTCCTGTTATAGTGCTTGTAACGATCCCATTAATAATATTTTGTGTTGCTATATTTTTAACTGGTACTGTCACTTCAAATGTTGGAACTGGAGTTATAATTGTTGACGGCATACCAGATAAGGCTACCGGATTGAATTTGTAGAATCCGCCAATTGTAATAGATGTCGGAGGAGAAGAGATTGATAATGGACCATTGATAAATGATCCATAGTCTTTGTGTGTAGACACTGACATAGAACCAGCCGACATTGTTGCGACATCTTCTCTTATATCTACTACCGTTGTACTTGTTGGGGATGGCCTAATTATCATTTATGATTTTCCTGTAAATACTGTTGCCGGCATATAACAATCCTTTTTTCTGACCTCTTTTTTGACATCATTGATGACTGTTTTTTCATCTGCTTTTTGCTGGAAGTCAACAAAAGTTGATTGATGCATTGGATTAGATACAAACATATTTTGACTGTTCCCGTATACACCAACTGCGCCCTTATGGAATGTTTGATCATATTTTTCTTTTTTAAGAATTGATATTAGCTCAGCTTTTTGACTGTCAGTTAATTGAATTTTCTTTTCTGTAAACTGGTCTATTATACCATCTTTACTCTCAAATCGTAAATTGAATAACTCTTCTCTGGACACTGATCTTGCATCTGGATTAGAAAGCAATGTACATCCCTCTGGAAATCCCGAAGATTTGAAAAACACTTGAACACGAGATCCTATTAATGTCTTTGGATCAACAACCTGGACCGAAGAGTTCATATTTAAAGGAATCAGAACCTCAGCCATTGTAGCTGTATGTTCAGGAGCATGAGTAGGGAGGCCAACTAAGTGCCTCCCACAACTAACCGTATTGCCCATCATGTCTGGTAGATTTTTACCAACAAGTCTAACAACCACAAATATTTGCGTCCCCTGTATTGATACTGACTCAATCTTACCTTGGTCAGTATATTTAATACCTGCGTTATTAATTGTTTGGTCAATTAATGTAGGTTTTTTAGGTGTCAACATTGTTATTCATCCATCGCTAGTTTTGTTATGATTCTAAATCTATGAGCATCTTCGCCTTTGCCAGCATTCCAGATATCGCTGATATTTGAAGCAGTTCTTTTGATATTTTCCCATTGAAGTTCTAATGCAGATTTATCATTGTTCCAGCCAAACAGACCTGCTGTGTATTCTTGTTCAAATACTGTTAATGGCATTTTTAACAGAGATCTATGTCTCATTTCTCTCTTCACCGTATATGATTCATACAGATTTTTAAAGAAGCCGAATATAGCTAATGCTACAAGAATAATAATTACTGCGTACACTGTAACAACTACAAATCCACCTGATAGTAATCCTCCGCCAAAGAGCCTTGCACCCATTGTTATTGTTTGCTGTATCAGCGCACTTGTTCTTGGGAAAAATCTTAGGAATCCTGTACCAATAGAGGAACTGAATCTAGATGCTAAACCCACAATTCTTGATGTCCATCCACTTAGTAGTGCTGACTGGGTTACTTTGCCACCAATCCATCTTAATCCGGCCTGTGCACCTTTATATGTTAGGTATCCACTTAAACCAGTTACAGCAGCATTCCCGCCAAATGATAAAGCATTTTCCCATGATGCACCTGGAGTTGGAGAAATGTCTGCCTGATTATAAACATACGCGGCGTGAGATGATCCAACTTGAGCTTCTTTAAATTCAGAGAATGCCCTAGCTACAAATGACATGTAAATGCCGAACTTCATATAGAGGTTAGAATATAGATGTGTTGCTGGCTCAACAAACATGCCGGGCGTAATTATTGTTATGTAGCCATCCCATTCATTGTAAACATGCTGAACTTCTCTACATTTGATTACACCCTTCATAACCCTTAAATCGTCCACTACATATGCATAGTCACCAGGTTGAATATTTGGATTGCCAGTTATAATAATTTGTCCATCATACATTTTCTCAAGCTCTTCAAGCAGGTATCCTTGTGCAGTTTTAACTGCCATGCCTTGTGAAGATATTGAAGAATCTGATATGAAGTTTTTCTTAACATATGCTGGATATAAGCCGCCATTGGAGTTCATACTGAATTGATCATTTTTACCAAGTCCAAAGTCTCCTGGTTCGCTGCCATATTCAACTGCTGCACCTGTGATACAGTTCTGATTTAACCTTAACTGATTAGATAAGATATTGTATGAGTCGCTAAGAATATGGAAATTGGTAGCTGGACCATACATTCCAATGTCAACTTCTTTTGTCTGTTGTGCAGCATGTGTTACATGAGCTAAATCAACTGCTGATTGTTCTGCCCTTAGTTGCTCTTCTCTGGATCCATTTCTAGCCTGTACAACCCTTTTAACTCCCGACATTGTTGTGTCTTGTGGTGCAAATAGCTCTTCTTCACCATTACCTGCCAATGTTGGTTTACTATCCTTAGAAATACTTTGTCTAATTTGAGACGCTAGACTTTGAGGTTTTTCACCTTTGATCATCATCTGTTCTTTGATCCCAGTAAATGTAGTTGATCTACCATCAAGATTTTTAACCAATGCGATAGAAGAAGGGAATATCCGGCGGCCGGTAGTTATTACATCCCAAACAGTTTTATTCTGAACATGGAAATCAGGGAAATAGTCTCTAAGTCCAAATGGAAAAATATCATGCCATTTGGTAATAAAGAATCTATCTGCCATATCCACATTCATAAGCCATGTGTTTTCAAGGACATCTGTTTGACCACCAAAGCTAGTGAAGAAGTATTCATCTGTCTTAGTGTTCCATGCTGTAGCCCAAGCGTGATTTTTATCCATCTCTTGTTGAGCAACGTTCACATTGACATTTGCGCCTTCTTGTTCAGCCTCATCTGCGTCCTCAAACCATCGCGGACCTCTACCAAAGTGCTGAATGTTCGCATACTTAAGAACCTTGGCAACAGCTGCTGAGATATACAAATCATCATTTGCAGATGAATTGAATGTAGGAAGAATGTCCCCTAAGAATAATAGCTCATTTTGAAGTTCTCTTCCATATCCCTCTGCCACAACTTGTAACACCTCACCTGTATTTGTTTCTGTTATCATACCATTGAATACAATAGGCAATAGATTAGGATCATTACCATAACCCATTCTGATTTGAATTTTATTACCAGCTTTAATTCTTAACATGTCTAAAGTGACAATTTGCGCTTCTTCACTTTCCAATGATGATAAGTCTACAGCTGTATTTTTTAGGCTTCTAATCTCTCTTGGGTCAGATGAAGTGTTCATTGGATTCATAACTTCAAATGATGCAACTGCTACAGGGTTATCCTGATTGGCCATCTCAACCTTGATGTTTCGTACTGCTGGTATTTCATAGTAACTTGCATTTGTACGGAAATTAATAAGCTTAATGAGACTGTTTTCATTATTACCATGAACCATGTAAACCTTATATGTTGGTAGAAGTTTATCTAGTCCAGTTCTGAAATCTTTAGAAAGAGTTTCTAATCTTGATTCTGCTTGAATCTCTTCTGTCCAGGGGATTGGATCAATAGCGATATCTACAGGTTCAGAACTTCTTGGCGCGGCGACTTTGTCTCCTTGAATATCAAGATCCCCGGTATTTAGAACCCCGATACCAACTTGTCCACCAGCTGCTTTAGAATAGTTTTGATCAATTTCTCTGGTATGCAATCTCATAAACTGTTCAACGGTCATAGAGGCGTTACCACCGTTCTTAAACACTTTTGCTTGACCAAGCACATCAACCGCTCTTCTATTTCTATTGTCATACATTTTATAGAAGCCACCAAGACCTTGCTGATGCATCATATATACTTCGCCCGGAGTCGGCTCTCTGTGATATCTTCTCTTAAATGAGTTGATATCTTGTTGTCGCATTTTTAATGCTTGTCTAACATTGGTTCTTGGATCCCAAACAGTTGTGTCATTAACTCCGTAATCACTATGGAACTTTCTGACGATCTGCATAAGGCCGGCAGCTTTTGTGTCTGGATTCCATGCTTTTGGGCTAAATTTGGATTCGTGCCATGCCATAGCTAATGCAAGGTTTGGGTCAAAGCCTAGCTTAGTTGCTTCCTCGGCAATGATTCGCTGCATATCCATGTGGTCTTTGCTGATAGCGCCTAATCCAGCCTTAGCATTTGTAGCCTTAACTTGGTTACGAAGCCTTTGCATATCATCTTGCACTTTGTCTGATACAGCTTTTGTATCATTTTGTTTGGTTACTACAGGTGTACCAGATGGACCTTTTGAATCTACTCTTCTGCTGCCCTTTGTGCCAGTGCCACTGTATGCACCCATTTGATTATGAAATCCAAATGGACTTATAACTCCACCATTTTTTCTTATTTCATAATGAACATGTGGCCCGGTTGAATGTCCAGTATTTCCGCTTATTGCTATCTTTTGGCCTTTGGAGACTCTTTGCCCTCTACTAACAAGCAGTCTAGAATTATGTCCATATCTAGTTACAATACCTCCTTCATGAGATAACTCCATAAGGTTTCCATATCCGCCAGCTGGCCCTGCTCTTAAAACTGTGCCATCTGCCGGAGCATAAACAGGTGTGCCGATTGGACATGCTAGGTCAACGCCTAAATGTGGGCTACTTCCGACTCTTCTTATTTCTCTAAAATAACATGAGACTCTTTCATATCTAACGACTTGCCCTATTGTTAACCATTTCCCAGGTTGTGCTGATAAAGCAGAGTCAACTTCTGATTTACCACTAAAGTCTCCATTATAGTTAACCTTAACGCCTTCATTATTGCGTTTAACATCTGTAACTGATCCATCCGGGTTCTGAACAACTCTTGTTGCACCTGTCGTTGGAAGTTCTCCCGATAAATCTGTTACATTTGTGAACTCTGCCATTCCTGGAGCTATTAAAGCTTGTGTATCAACTAAAAGTTCATTTATTTGTGGAAGCATCTCTTGCCATGTTGCTAAGAGTTTTTCTCCAGAGATGATATTAACATCATACACAAATGGAAGCGCAGGGAGTGATTGCCATGCGGGATATTCTTTTGTTTGAACAATGTTTCTTAGGACTTCTCCATAGTTGAAATCCGGCAAACCCTCTCCATACATTCTTGTTTGAGAGCCGCCATTTTCTGCAATCCACTGTTCTTGCTTTTGAATGTCCTCGCTTAGTGCTTTAATCACCTCTGGGGTATCTAAGCCGCCTGTCAACGCTTTTCTATAAGCTCTTTTAACTGCACTTTCTAGTCTTCTTAATGCTTCACCTTTAACTCTTTCTTCTGAGCCTGTCGCGGATTTTTGACTTTGAAGACTTACATATAGTCCGACTATCTTTTGGACTTTCTCTGCCGGTGTTGATTTCTTCCATGATTCATGGTTCACCATTGGGGCCAATAGAGAATCTGGGTGAACGGTCATTCCTTTTGATTTTTCTAAATCATTTGCGCGGTCCCTGTCAATCATTTCATTGGTTGCCGCAAGAATTTCTTCGTTGATTCTCTGAATAACTGAATCAAGTCCTGTATCAACTGCCCCTGTTTTATCTTTTTCAATTTTTAGTTTGATAAACTCAAGAAGTCTTGTGCCTTGATTTACATAGTCATTCCATGCATCAACTTTGGAGGCTAAAGAATATTTTCCATTTTCTATTGCCTGATATGAATCTGACTCAATAAATGTGTGATTGTGAACAAGGACATTATTTGCCTCGCCAGCTGTAGATGAGTGACTAGAATCAAGCGCTACATAAGATAAGCCCATTGCATTAACAAGGGGACTTTCAACTGCCATTACATCCAGACCTTTTAAAGACGGATTGTTATGACGGATCCAATCAATAGCGGCGCTAGTTTCTGCTACTGCCGCCATGATTGCAGAGCTTGACATTCCTTTTTCATGATTACTTATTGTTGTAATAAGCAGCTCTGTTGGAGAATGTCCAAGATATTGACAGAACGGATAAACATACCCTTGGACTGTTTGATTAGCAAATCTATTACGTCTTCTTACTCTAATAGATTGAATGGCTGTATTGGTTTCAGATGTAGATGTACCTGCAATACGTTTTCTCAACCATCCAATATAGATTCTTCCGTCTTCATCAAATCTTTGTTTATCTCCTACATCCTTTCCCGTTATCTCTGAGGTGTTTCTGTTTTTTGTTTTTCCAGAATCTCTTGGAGCGGAAATATCAATATTGCCTGTGTTAGAAGTTTCCACTGTTTTTAATACACGGAATGATCTAACTTGTCCCCATAGGAATTTTGTTTTATCAACTTTTGCAATTTCTTCTGATGAATAAATTTTTGGTGAACCAATGCTAAAATCATAACTTCTATCATTTCCTTTATTTAATAGCCCGCCGGAATATTTATTAACATCAGAAAGATAATACTCTACCATTGCCTCTAAAACATTTGAGTCTTCTGGATTATCAGTATATTCGGTTAATCCTCCGCCTTCTTCTGCACTTTTAACATCGCCGGCCAATGCAACATCTCTAACACTTCCTACTTCTGTAGAAATTGTCTTCTTATCTCCATATAAAGAAATGAATTTAATAGACTTAGCTAATGGTCTCCAGTTCACCATTTGGAGGCGCATAGAGAATGTTACAACACCTTGTCCTTGGTCAGATGAATTCATCTCTGCTTCGTATTCACGAATAGCATACATGAAGTATCCAGACCCAATAGCTAGATTTAAATCAGATAAATGATTCTCTTCTATTGCGTCAGATTTAATAAAAACATATGGACAAGCTCTACACATAGAGATTAGCTGTGATAGTTTTTCTACATCATCCTCTTTTGATACATCGAATTGAAATGTTACAAGGCTTAGCATTTCGCTATATCTTGATGTGGACACCAAAACTGAGGAGTCCCTTAGGAACTCCTCTTGTGATGAGTAAAATTTATCTACCTTATCAAATGAAACTGGCTCTAAGTCTAGTCGTCCATTGATGCTAAATGTAAATCTTGCCATTTTATTATTTGCCTTATTAATAGTTTCTATTGTCAAACCTTACTGTGTTGCGGCTATTAGTATCACCCTGGAACATTGACCGCATATTTTGTTTGATTCTAGATTCTGAATAATTATTGATTGTTTGACCATTGATAGTAACAGACTGTCCATCTGATCCCCATTTTTGAATATATGCTGATTCGCTTGTTAATGGAGGTAGTGTTGGATTTGTTCTTGCTACTGGAGAATTGTACATTGGAGAAGACATATTTGGAGATTCTGCCCCACCAATAAAGGCTAATGCTCCAAGTCCTGCCGCGCCGAGAATTAAAGAATGTTTATTCTTTTTAAGTGTTGAAATCATTGATTTTAAACCATCGTCTGTTTCTGAAATTATATTTGATTCCAGTACTCTTTGCAATTGTTCTGATCCAGCTTGAATGTTTTCCGGTGCCTTATCAGATATGCCAGACAATCTTGTCGCGCCGGCTGTTAATTTATCAGAAGCAGTATGCAAATCACCTACCATATTCGCTGGATTCGCATTTATGCCAGGTCCATGATTTATAATCGCTGTCTTAATTGTTTCTGACACATTATCTAAGAGTTGTTTCCCTTCATCAGATGTAAAGTGTTTTCCATACATTTCATGCATAAAGCCTTTAATTGTATTCCCAAGCTCTGTGAAATCTGCATCAGGATTCTTACCCCAGCCCTCTTTAATTCTCGATGTTAAATCAAGTAGAGTGTCATGAACTGCTGCTCCGCTAGAAGACTTACGAACAGATTTAAGCGTATCCTCTTGAATAGATCTTGATGCCTCAAACGCCAACATCATTTTTATATGAGAATCTTTTATTGCTCCGGCTTTTGTTATGGCATCCATTTTTTCATTTGCCATCAACGTAGCGACATTTCTCTCATGTTCTGCAACTAATGAGTTTGTTATCAGTTGTTGTAATGATGTAATTGCTGGAGCATCGAAATCTCTTCTTGAACCTTTTGCAATCTTCTCCACTAAGGCAGCCGGCATATCTTCTGGAATGTTTTTCATAGATGGAACTATATTAACTGCCTTAGCTTCTTTTGATGCCTCAGCCATTTTTAGATTAATTCCCTCAATGAATTCTCCATATCTGTTAAAGACTTCTGTCTGCATTGATCCTATATTAGAAATTTCTTTGTGAATCTCATCAAATTTTTGAGCATTCTTTTTGAGGATTCCTAATACCAATTTATCGCCATCATAGTCGCCAGATTGCGCAGCTAATTGTTTTGTACCAATGCCGAGAATGAGCCCATTTCTATCTCTTTGGGTGTTTAAATAAAACTCGCCTGCCATAGATGATAATGGGCCAGATGCAGGTTCACGAACAGAAAAACCTACTGCGGCCTTAGATTTGTCATGTTTAAATACAATCTTTTGAATACCATTGCCTTCATCTATTAGAGAATAGTCTCCATTATTAAATCCTAAAGCTCTGTATGTTTCATCATTTATGAATACAGCGTTCTTATTAGCTTTAGAATCTCTGATTCTGATTGCTTCTTCGTAACCAGTCGTTTCAACAGCTGTGACAGTTGCACCTTGATTAAACTCTCTTTTGATGGCCTCTTTTACAACGTTCTTATCTGTTGCAATTTCCATATCTGCCCATTTTTTAAATGAATCCCGATATGCTTCTTCTGCCAATCTGATTGTTTCTTGATGGCCACTTTTTCTGGCCTGTTGTAAATCTAATTGAGAAATCAGCACATTTCTTTTTAATTTATCTATTTGTCTATTTACTGGCTTTCCGTCTTCCATAGTTACAGATCCACTTAGGTCTGTATCTAATAATTCAATAGACAAAGATTTAAATTTAGAGTAGTTACCTTTAAGATTTTTTAATGCCTCGTTATCCAGAGAGATTGTCATAACTCCGTTGTCGACTTTGGCATTTGTTAAATATTTTTCAACATATTCTTTTCGTGCCGTATCTGGATTGAAAAGTTTGTTTATTTGTCCTTTAGCAACATCGACGTCATTGCTGAATGCCTGATTTATACCTTGAGCCTCATATCTTTGTGCCAATCTTGATTTGAATACATATATAGCATCATTGTTTGGTGACGTCATCGAAGCTATAGATTCTCTTGACATACCATTCATAGACATTGCATCTTGCGCCATCCATGAAATGGTGCCCTTAGATGCATTTGCGCCTGTTATTGCTTCGTTACCAGACTGAAATGTAACTAATCCCCAAATCTTTGGAGCTATACCTTTAGAATCTAATTTTCTGTACAACTGTGTAAAGTCATTTTGTACAGCCTCATAAAATCCACTGGATGTTATTCCACCTAATTTAATAACACCATTTGCGGCTTTTTTCATACGTTCAGTATTGTGCTCTAGGTATTGAGTTATTACATCTTCTGATCTGACTCTGTTTCCAAAGGAATCTGTACCGAGAAGAATCTTAGACGTGTTTCCATCTCCATGATGAAATAGAAATTCTTCTTGAACTCCGTATTTGAGTTTTTTATTGTACTCTGACAGATTGTTCAACATTGTTGATAAAGCTATATTTGAACTTTTACCATCGTTAATTGCTCTCTCTGCTATTAGCGTTCCCCTTGCTTGAGAAGATATATCTTTTAGTACATCCACTGGAGAATGTGACTCATGAGCGACTTTAACCTGTTCTCTTATATTAAGCAGAGATTCTTTTACTTTCCCATCCTCCGCATTATTGATTAATAAGTCTAAAGTATTTGTCATACTTTGTTGAGCTCTATTAATGGTTTGCTCTGATATATTTTTTGAACTATTTAATTCTTTTATTGGTGCATATAATTGTTCTAATGCGGCAACCGTTTTTGAATCTTGCTGTCTCAATACTACATCTGGAAGATTTTTATCTAAACCAATAGAAGATAATGCGCGAGTAAGAATAGTTCTTTTATATGCTGGTTTAGTTAGATCATTTTCTAATTGATCTACCATGTCCAACGTTAGCTTTTTATAATTATCCACGCCGTATTGTTTTAAATACTCTTTATTGGATTCTCTACTAGATTTAAATTCTTGAAGAAGTTTTTTAAATCTTTTTCCTTCTTTAGAGAGATTTGTATCATCACCAAATTCAATTGCGCCATTATTATTTGTTAGGACTCCAAGTTTTTCCATCTCGTCTAATATCTTAGCAGCTTTTCTTGTTCTTTCATCTTGAAAAACTATATTAGATTTAATATCTCCAAATCCCTTCATACCAACGGCGTTATGATCGTCTATAGAGTTTACACCATAGCCCAATAGTCTAACATTTCCTTCGTTTTCTTCTATTCCTGTTAAAACCATTTTATTTGCATATCTTGGAACCTGATTTGGTTTACCTCCAGAAAAAGCAACGATGTCATTATGAGAAACTTCTACTGGTCCACCACCATTTATAAGTGACTCTATAATTTCTCTTTGGCGTTTATTGCCTTTAATATCTCCTTCTCCGAGATTTATTGATAATGGGAAATTTACATTTACACCTTTTAATGATGTAGCAGATTGACCATCTGACACAGTAATGCCATGAACCAATGATCCCAAAGAATTTCTTCCGGCAGATGTACCAAGTGTTGCTGGAATTGAACCTCTAAGGTTTACACCTCTACCATCTTTTGCCATTGCCTCAGTCGCGTTAACCCATTCTGATCTTAGTTTTTGATTTAGGCCTGCATCCAATTGTTCTGCAGTTGCCTTAAATGGTATCTCTAAATCTGATACTGTAGCAATGTTTGTTCTGCTTAAATTCCCGCTTGAACGTTCTGGATGTGGCGAAATACCGGCAGCTACAGAATTCATAGTGCTAGTGTCATTTATACCTGTATTTTGAGAACGAATTTTGGCTAATGCAGGAGATGGTATACCAGCTTTTCTAGCAGCCATATCAACATCTTCGATTATCTTTTTGTATCCAGAAGATGTTAAACTATCAGTGTATCCTTTTGCTATTCCACCTTTGCTAAATGTCATGGAATTTGAGAAATCAATTTGAGAATTTCTTGGAAGAATTCCTAAATCATCTACTGCACTTGATGCGCCAATAAATTCTCTTTTATTATATATATCGTATGCCTCACCTAGCGGTATCCCTGTAACAGCAGAATGAAGAGATGCCGCTTCTGCTGCTGTGTAACCAGTTAGCTTATGATTGTCTCCGATGATACCAGACACTTGTGCAGAGTCTCCCATTCCGAAATGCCATGCAGCAACTCTTTGCCCGTTTGGCAGTTTTGCATTTCCGTTTGCATTGCCGAATGGATTAAACATAATGGGATTATATGTATTACCACCAATGCGCTCTATTGCTCTACCATTACTTCTTTCCATAAGAGACATTGATACAGACTTCTCTCCAGGTCTTTTAATCTGGAGATTATTATCTGAAATACTAAAAGATGCGTTTGGATTAGACTCTACAAGATTCGTAGCTATTCTTTCTGCTTCACCTTCTGTGTTGCCAAGTGTTTGAACTAGATATTTTTTAATAGAATCTATCTTGTCATTTTTGGATGCAGATTCAGTTAAATTTAGAGTCCCTCTTTGTAGACTTTCTACACTTTTGATATTTGTTCTGTCTATTGATTTTATGTCAGCTGAAAATATACCTTTTTCATCAATAGCGATATTCTCTGGATCTGTAGAAGATTTAAGCGCGTGGATATAATATTTTTCTATCTTTGCGCTCTCAATTGATTTGATAACTTCTTGTGGATTTTCAACTGCACTTTTACCGTTCAGCAGGAATTTGATTTGATCCTCTGTGAACACATCAGACAGAGAATTGCCAGTTAAGGCTACAAAGTTTGCGTCTACAGCCTTTCTATATGATGCCTGCATTTCTATATATCTTTGTTGTGCACCTTTAATAATATCTGAAGCCTGTTTTTCTATGCTAGTGAGTCTTTCTAAAAAGAGGGCTGAGTCTACACTCCTGCCTAGAGAAGATTTATTTCTTAGGAACTTATCAAAACCAGTTGTGAACTTTTCACCATCAAAAGAATTCATCATTTCATTTATAAACGATTTTTTAAACATAGATGTATCAATTCCGGAATTTTGCATTGACGCCCTAATTCTGTCATTGATATGTCTTCTCATGGCTGTATTAGCCCGAGAGGAATTTCTTACTCTGTCACGAATAAATCTTTCCATCTCGGACTCTTTTACTGTTGCATGTTTTGTAGCATTAAACTCTTCTGGATTTACGTTTATGTAATCCAATACACCAGCGCCAAGTCTATCAACTCTGTTTTTAGCTTTTGAGATTTCTCTAACTATTTGTAGATTAGCTCCGACATAGGCACCAATACCAACGCCCGCTAATCCCATAATTGGATGATTTTCTGGATCCTGTGTGTAAGCTCCCAATGCTGCGCCGGCAAGCATCAGTCTTGGATTTTTAATTTCTGCCATTGTCTTAACCTATATTTATGTCTGTGTCTCCAAAACCTGTATTAGAAAATATGACATCTTTTGTTCTAATACCTTGTTGATGGAGCGTATCTTTTATTGCCAAATAATTATTAAAATCTCTTCTTGCACTTATGCTACTTATAGATTTGAGTTTTGTTGTAATCTGTGTTTCTTTTAGGACTGCTAAATTTTGAGATAGAGCCTGTTCGTCTTGTTTCCAATATCCATATTCTTTTACATCTGCTTTAGAAACTTGAAGAGTTCTTAGTTTAATATCGTTGACCTCAATTCTTGGATCCCAGCCTACAAAATTTTCATCCGGGATTCCTGTTGCTTCAGATATTACTTCCTCTGCTCTTTTCTCTTGTAGGTATTCTCTAAATGATATACCAATACGAGAATCTCCACTAGATTGATATCCTTTGTATGCCGCGGCGTGAGATCTAACTAATTCGGATTCTTCTTGTTCTAGTAGCGCATGAATATTCTCACCATTCTCAAGTGCATCTTTTCTTTCCCAAAGCATTTTGTACATTTGGGACTCATTTGCTCCATCAACCATTGCAGATATTCTAGCGCGATCATCTCCTTTGGCGTTTACAAATGATGAGAAATATGCTCTTTCGTTATCTGATAATGCTGAATATGCGGCCTCTACATCCTGTTGGGAATCTAATCCGCTTGCCACTGCGCCATATAGAGTTCTGCCGGCGTTTCTTCTTGCCTGATTTGCTAGACCAGCATTTGTGTAATAATTCTCTCGATACAGTTTCATCTGCTTGTAATATTCAAGAGCATCGAAATAGTTGTCTACATTTCGTTTTTCTTGAACATGATCAGGAATAGAATCTGGATCAAAGTATTTATTTACATCTGAAAAGAATGGGCGAATAAAATGGTCATATGGTCTATTCCAAAGTGCAGTATCACTACCTGATAATTGCGTATGTTGATAATCTTCAACAGCCGTTCTTTGATGTAATAACTTGCCAGCAGGCCTGAAGAAAGACAATCTTTCTGTTGGCAATTCTGCATTGTGTGTTGTGGTTTCCCACATCGTTCCTAATGCTCTGCCCCATAGAGAAATACCTTCTACATCGTCATCTGTCTTGTATTCATGGAAGACCTTCTGTCTGGATCGCTCTTGATTTTGAATATAAATTTCATCAAACTTAGCGCGATCTTGTTCTCCCATTTCTCCAGACTGATAAAGGTCAGACATCTTTTTATTCATTGCGAAATATTCTTTGCTGCCGTATGCAACATCTGAAAGTATTTCAAATTTATTGATGTCTGGATAATCTTCTGGATTAACACCCTTTAATGATGGATTATATGTTTCGTACCCTGCGCCAGGAAGTCTATCATATCCATTTTCTACTTTATCCCAAAATGCACCTTTTGAGAAATCAGTATAATTTGAATTGCCATTAGGAAGCCATGTAGTAGAGACCTGGTTACTTAATGGATTTACCCTGTCGTAAGTTACCTCAGTTGACATTGGGACAATACGGCGCAATACGTCAGCGCCGCCAAATAGTCCGCCTAAATTCCACGACTGAAATTCTCTTGCAAAGTTTGTTGCCTCACCAGATCTAGCTATTTGGTTAGAGTGATCAGTGTCTCCTACACCAAGACTTGAAGTGATCCCTGACATTGCCCAGCCTTTAAGACCGATAAAGTCTTGTGCGGCGTTAAAGGTATAATTGAAGCCTTCGCTTACTGGGTCATATCTTGGATTAACTTTTCCAGTTGCCAAATTGTCATCAATAAGAGATTTAAACTTAGATGTATATTGCCCGGCTATTTGAAAATAGCTTCCCGCTTGGATATCGCCGTTATTATATAGACCCAAGTCTCCTGACTCAGAAACACTGTTTGGATCGTATTCATATCCCTGTTGAATATTATTACCAGAGATTTTATACATTTCTGGATTAATAATGTCTGGTTTGATTACCTGCCCTATTGTTTTCTCAAATATTTTACCAGCCCAACCACCAACTGATACATCCATACCCCAAACTGGATATGGCATATCATGTTTATGCATTTCTTCAAATCTATACGGATTTCTAAGATAATCAAATGGGTGTAAGAATGGGTTTAAAGATTCTTTTGTGTCTCCATCTCCATAAAGTATTTTATCCCTATTGCCAGCTTGCAGTCTGTTAAACCAGTTTTTAGTGAAGTATTTAACTCCTTCACCTTCAATACTGCTGCTTCCGCTAAACCAAAAACGATTTCGCTTTATTGCTACATCTTTTCCTTCATAATATTCAGCTTTTGAATCTTCGGACGATTCACCCATTAACGCGCCCGGAAGAAATGGTAAAGTTAATAATGCACCTACTAGTGTACCTCTCATTGCGAATTGTTTTGTTCTTGTGACTCTGCCAATAGAGGAATTTAGAATAGTATGATCTACTGCATCAGATACAGCGCCGGATATTACATTTGATTGTTGTACAGCATTCCTTACGCCTTCTTTGTATGTCCCGCTTAGGAATGAAGGAAGAGCTCTTTCTGCATAGGCATATGTGCCGGCAGTCATAGCTCCTGCCAACGGAAACCCGGCTAGTCTTAGTAAACTAGTTGAACCAGGAGCCATATATTCCTGTTCCGCAACATATTCTTTAAAATTATCAGATACAACTTCATTATATTTAATTTTAGCGTTTACTGCGCTTGCAGATAATCCCTCTAAGACGCCTTTATCATATCCGCTTCCATCTGAACCAAATACTTTTGATGCGTTATCTAAGACATAATATCCAAGTCCCAATGTCCCTAGTTTTGTTGCGCCGTGTTTTATATATCCTAGAGCAAGTTCACCTATCTCTGCATTTTGATGTGCATTTGGATTTATCTTTCCATACTTTTTAAGAAACTGAAAAACCTTATTCTCTTTGTTAATTAATGTTCCTGTCATTTCTTCTACGAAGGCGACTGGTTCATTTACGGTGTTAAAACCTTGTGCAACAGCTTGCCCTACAACTGTTTTAGCCCATTTGAATTCTGAAGATTCATTGCCACTTGAGGCTATAAATGTTAAAGGCGGAGCTCCCTCTGCCACATTTTTGCCGAGATTGAAAACTTCTTGTTCTGCATTTTTAGATACGCCTGCCCTTGCAACAAATCTGGATAGAATTCTATTGTAAGCAGATGATTCATCATGGAGTCTATTTATCCCTGTAAATTCAGATGCAACCAATCTCGCATCTTTAAGGATAACATTGCCTTCTGAGTCTAACATTTGGCCAGAGCGGTAAGTGATTCCATTTGCGAAGTCAGAAGTTGTCAATTCTCTTTCACCATGCATTTTGAACATTTCTCTGAAATAGTTTTTCTGTGCAGCTAGCGCATCAGAATCAAAGAAGTGTTCACTGTCTCTTGTTGCGAATGGTTGAAGGATATGTGAAACCTGAAATGTTCTTAAAATGTGAAAAGGGGAGAGCTCCTCAGCCATTCTTGCTGTATTCATTAGCAAGTTGGTCAAGGTAACTCTCCCGCCACCAAAGATCCTTAAGGCATCATCTTTTGTTCCAGAAACAGACTCTGCTAAGTATCCAAAGTTAGAGTATTCCCTAACTCGTTTTTGTATTTTTTGATTTTCAAGTGCACGTTTAATAAGGTACATTGCCCCAGCAGACAGTCCGTATTTTGTGATTGAGCCAATTATTTTTTGCGCTTCTTCATCTGATTGGACTTCATTTGGAGATGAACTTGTTGTGTATAATTTCTCTTTAATATAGGGGCTTCTTATTTCTCCTGGCTGAATCCCGTCTTTTGGAATAACCCCATTGTTGAATAGCATTGCTACCGTTACGCCGCTAGTCATCTGTATTAACCCCTACATCTTTATTAATAGTATCTTCTTGTTCCTGAATTTCAGTTACTTCATTTGGGAATGCCTTATGGCAAACTGCATACATTTCAAATAGTTTGTTTATTGGAAGTTTTTTCACTTCTAAATATGGAGTAGATAAATATTTTGAAACAATAGCAGACATAGTATCTAAGATGTCTACATTTTCTGTGTACTCTTTGAATGTTTTTATTGGATCATCAATATGAGACATTGATTTGGTTAATATTGCTGAGCCAACTGTAGCTATAAATCCTGCCGATGATTTTTCTAAATCTGAACTATCTTTTATTCCCGGAATACTAACAACGCATGAACGAAAAATATCTTCAAACATTTCGTCTGCACTATATGCGTCTTTTACAGAAATCCTCAAAACGCGAGTTATTTCTTCGCTATTCAGTAGTCTAGCTATTACAACTAGATCCTTATACATGATTCCATCTATTTCAATTATGGAATTATTGAAAGGAATTAAAATATTTCCCGCGCCGAGGTTTACTGTGTTCATATTTACAATACCTTAATTTGAGATAAAGCAACTGCATCTGGGACGAAGCCAGATTTGTACATGATTTGCTCTTTTAGTGTTGAAATAACCCCAGCTGGAGAGTTATACATAAACTTCTCGTTTGGCTTAGGATATAGAAGACATCTTCTTACGATTGCTTCTTCTGCCCTCGCCTGCTCATTTAGTGTTCCACTTTTAAGAAGGGACTTATATTCTTGTCGTCTTAAAATGCGCCATAGATAAATGTCATCCTCATTGAGGATCGTAGAAACTTGAATAATACCATATTCATCTTTCCATCCCTCGATATCATAAACAGTTGGCGCCTCTTCCTTATCAGAAAGAAGTTCGATAAGCATATCAACGTCTGTGTATTCTCGTTTCTCTTCTTCTTGTCGCTGCTCTTTGGCCATCTCAAGCTGTTCAATCTCTTCGCTTGTAAGATCATCTTGTGGCAATGCACTTAAGCCTTCAATTTCTTCTGTTCTCATCTTGGTACAACTTCCTTACCTATAAATTTGTATCCGTCTATTAATTGTCCGTCCGAACCTATATCTACGTTATGTTCGAACCCTATGACTCTACATTCTATTATAGATATTTGTTGCTGTACACCTCTAGAAATCACATCTGAATTATTATAAACGAGATTGAGAGTAAATGGATCTAAATCTGATAGATCCAATACGGACTTAGCAGAAACCTCTGACGCCATATATCTAGCTTCTTTTTCTTTGTATGCGTTAAGTTCATCTGCTGTCAATTGCATTTGCTCATAGGGGCCTAAAGACTTGAAGCTAACCTTATTGTCTCTGAAGTTTGCTAATGTCCTAGCTAGATAATCTTTGCCAGCTTTATTGATACTTATATATCCAGACACTAAAAGATTGCCGCGCGATAAGAAACTGTATCTACTATTTCCTATTGTATAAACAGGTACTGAAGATAATGATTCACTAAATGCAACACTTGCTGCGTAATCAAGAAGGATGTCTCCAATATAAATTTTAAAGTCACTCGAAGAATAGTATTTGGTGTAAAGTCCACTATAACCAACAGAGCTAATTGTTTTATTAGCTAATTCTGCTTCTCTTTTTATTTTTTCCTGTTGTTCGTCTTTGTCGAGGACTTCATTCTCTTCTGGGATCTCTGGAGGATCAATCTGATATTTAAATGCATCATCTGCACCAAGTGGGCGAAGCTGTTCGACACCTGTGCCAGGTTCTGTTGCTTTTGGTGGCGTGAATGTTGGCTCGTCAGGTTTTGTTTTAGTTGGATTGACCCATTTATTGTTGCCCGGGATGAAACCTAATTTTGTTTGTTGATTTACAGCATCAATCCCCTGCTGGTCTTTAACATAATTAGAGTAGCCGCGCCATGTTTCATTTGATTTAAAGTAGGTTGATTTATCCGTATTGAAAGTGGTTCCATATTCCAAATCAATTTTATCTAGATTGGCTTTTTTAACGGACTGATTCTCCATTGATGTGCCATTAAAATGAGCCGCATAATAGCTCATAGCAATGTCATATAGGTCTCCAGATGTTCCAGCGGAATGAAGCTCTTGTTTGTTGCCTTGTTCATCAACTGCAAATACTTTAATAGTATTATTTTGTCTATCAGTTTCGTATCTAACGTGTCGCTTACTAGCTAGAGTTCCCATGTTTTCTTCTCCATTCATCTGGCATTACAACAGGTGGTTGACCCCATAGTCCAACGCCATTCTTTTTGGCATTTTCATAGGCTGTCTCCATCTCTCTCATTTCTGCCGCTGTTGCTCCAGCTAATCTTGCTCCAGATGGACTATAGTGAGCCATTCCGGCTTTAATTGCAGCCAATGCATAATTGTAGTTGTAAATCACATGACGACCATATGTATTGTATGGAACATTTTTTACATATCCACGTCTAACATCTTCATCCCATTTGCCAGATTTCATATACTCTTCAAGGAACTGTTTTGCTTCTCTTCCGAATGGTTGGTCTTCTCCGCCTGGAGTGTGAGATGTTTCTGGTGCATCAATAGGGAATAGACGAGCTTTATATTCGCCCTCTTTCATTTTGTCTGTGCCATTAGATGTATTGTAATTTCCATTGGTACCATATTCTTCTTTGTATAATTCGCCGCCGATATTTTTTACGCCTCTAAATTTGACAGTATCACCGTCCGTTATTTCGGATGGATCAGATGACGGATTATTTCTATAAACAAGTGTGTTTTTGTCTGCTGTCTTATTGTCAAAAACTGATGGCAATTGTCTTGGCGACCCAGTTTGATTTTTATAAGATTGAGAAACTAATTCTGATACTTTACTCTTATATTTATCAGATAATTCATTTATCTGTGGAATATAATTTGATAAATCTTCACCGTCATTTACTGCCCTAAGTATTTGAGAAACAATTGTCTGTTCTCTTAATTCTTGCGCCGTAACTACGCCGTCTTCGTTGGCGTCTTCTTTCATTTGATTGAAGATTTGATTTAATTGTTCAGCTTCTTTATTTTTAAATTGGCTTTCTGGTTTGTAATCTTCTTTGTCGCCTAAATCTGAAGCTTTTCTATCATTGGTTAATGCTTGGCCATATTTTACTGAACCAATTTTATCCCTGGTTTGTCTAATGTCTCTAGCAACAAAAGACATTGTTCCCTCTGCTATTAAGTCGTTAATAGAATGAACTTGCCCACTATTAATAAGTGTGGCACCGTATATAACTTCTGAAACGGAATATGCCCCGTATTCAGAACTTAAAAGAATAATAATGTCGAATGGAATTATGTCATCAAACATAAGATGATGATACGTTCTCATTTTTTCTAATTTATTTTGATAGATGCTATCAACGTTTTTCTTTAAGCCGATAGCTTTTGTGATTTTTGTTAAAAAGTCTGACAGATCGTCATGAAGGAAAATAGTTCTAATAAGCGATCCAGCAACATAGCGTTTACCAATAGCGAATCCGTCTATATTAGTATTTCCAAGATTGTAGATGGGAACTTTATCCCTGAAAGATTGATATGAAAGAGAAATCAAACTCCCCATGTACAACGCTCCGTGTCCAGGGAAATTAAAAATAACGTGGGTAGCATCGCCACCCACGCTATGATACTCTCTTTTGTATGTTTCTTGTCTACTTGTACTTATTGTTGTAGCCATAAACTATACTCCAAAGAGTTAGATTAAATTATCGGGTGTTGTATTGATCCATTGGCATCCAGTTAGAAATAGAACGCGCAATAAATGTATGTTGTTTTTCCAATACCAAATCGTCAATAGATACACCACCACTTTCGGTCATCAATTCAACGCCGTAGATAACCATCTTAGTTGTGTGACCATATTCGTTTGTAGCAACCAGGTTAATGTCGAATGGCAATACTTGGTCAGCCAAGCGAGCTTTAGCAGCAGTACGCAAAGATGAACGAATATTTTGAGATGTATCCAAATTGATTTTGCCGTAGTCGGCAGTCAGAGTGCCACCACCACGAGAACCGTTGTTATCACGGATGTTGTTAGAACCGTAGATTGCATTACGAGCAGCATCGGTGATTGCATCTTGGTATTGACCGTTGTTGATATTTTTGTAGATCCCGCCGCGACGATAGTTGGCAGTTTCATGTTTGCTCAACCATACATCAGTGCGCCCAGCTTCATCCATAGCTTCAAGCAATGTATCACGGTCAAACACTGTGAACACACATGCGCCAGAGATATAACGTTTGCCACGAGCAATTGAGCGAGCATCAGGAGAACCCATTGTGTGAATTGGGGCTTTTTCGCGGTCTGCACGATATGAAACCATTTGCATTTCGCCGAAAGCTGTATTGCCAAACACCGGAGTGATATCGACACCACCAAAGCTGTGATATTCTTTAATAGCCATATTTATTCCTATATTGATTATAACCAGGAGAGACCGCCAGGTCTCTCCTTACTCTTTTATCTTATACCTCTAGGGCCAGTTTCAGTGAAACATTAACTTCACGCAGTTCGAATGCTGGAACGATTGTCAGAGCGACATCCAGAACACCTTTACCGTTAACAACTTGACGTTGGTTAACAACATGTGCGAAGTTTACAATCACATCGGAGTCTGCAAGTTTTTGCAATTCAGATTCGATTGCGGTATCCAAAGCTACCAATGTTGCTTCTGTCAATCCTCGTCCGATGAATGGCAAGCAAACTTTGCGAACTCGGTTGATAGTCTCTGCAACGATGATAGTAGTAGATACATAATCGTAGTCAGAATTAATGTTGGTAGCCAACTCACCAGAAACCACACGAACCTGACCATCACGGGTTGTGAACATTACATATCCAGAACCTGCAAGTTGATCAAGTTTAACTTTTTTGATTTCGCCTGGCAGAGAGATACGATTCACCACAGTGTTGGTAGTAGAGTTGCCTGGTTGGACAGTGGTCAATAAACCTGCATAAACTGCTGCACCATTTGTAACGCCTGCTGTGGTTCCACTAGAAGCAGAGGCTTGAGTAACAATCACTTGAGGAACAACTGACAGATATTTACCAATATCAACTGGAGCACCATTAGAGTCGTAAATGATGTCGCCATCAACGAATCCGCTGTCTGTTTTGTAGAAGCCTTGACGAGTGTCAGCGCGCTCTACCATGTTGCGGAGGCCTAACAATCCAGTACCGTTAGTAACGATATTGCCTGCGGAGTCTTTAGTGGCTGGAGTACCAATCCATTTGTTCACTTCAAATGTTGTCAAAGAAGGAGGCAATGATGCGCCGATTGTTGCCAATACGAAGTCTTCATTTTCAGAGATTGTATGTGCAAAGTTAGCCAGCAGATATGCAAAGTTAGCTTCATGATAACGACGTGCGACGATAGGTTGACCGTTTCCATTCAAATCAGCTTCTGCAACATCTTTAGTAGTTGTAGTGCCTTTGCGATAAAGGATTTTGGTGTCTGACCAATCGTATTTAACTTCGCCGTCTTCTTCGTATACGTAAACGTATTCCAAGCGATCTTCTGCGGTAGAGCCATCTGCGATATTTGGGGCATCGATAATTGCGGAGTCTGTAACAATGGAGAATGAGTTTACAGTTTCCAAATCCAACAGTGCTGAATGCAACAATTCGAAGTAGCGTTTCCAAGTGGTGTCGATGTTATCTTCGCCTTCAACGAATTTGCCTGGGACGTGTACAGGAGTTTTCTTAAGAATGTATTCGACCAGAACTGTTTTTTGTGCACCAGGAGCAGTTGTCAAAGTGATAGCTTTTTGCAAACCATCATCTGAGTTGCCGAGAGTGGCATTAGCCAGTTCGTCAACATTTGCAACTGTAACTTTGGTCAATTCCAAGTCATCTGCTGCTTTAGTACCGGGCAGATTAAATTTAACAGTTGTACCGTCTCCAGAGAAGACTGCTGAGCCAGATTCATTACCAGTTGGTTTAACTGAGTATTTAATTTGAATACGTTCGCCGGCTGGAACTGGCGCAGTGAACGAAACGTAATGACGGTTAGCCGCTTTGTCCAATTTAGCAGTGTAATCTGTGCCAGAAGCTTTTTCTACGCCATTAACTTTTACAACCACATCAGAAACTGCATCAGTTTTAGTTGCGCCGGTCAGAGTGTAATCTGAAGTAGAGCCATTTCCTCGGCTAGTCACAGTGCGTGGCTTAGCAGTAGGAATAATGTTAGAGAACAGCACAGGCTCAGTTGGAGTGCCCAATACCAAGTCTGTATCATAGTCAAATCCAACAACCTCAATTTGGTTACGGTTAACTTCTGATCCTGGAACATTTGAGTAAATGATGTTTTTGCCCTTAAAGGCAATCAAGCATGATTTGCCATCGTTGCTTGGGCGTGGGCCAATGTAAAGGCGGATGTTATCAGCTGCTGTTACGGATTCTTCAACAGTACGAATGTAAGTTCCTTCACCGAAGATTCCGTCCAAAGAAGCAGCACGTCCACCGATACGGTACAACTGAACTTGAGTTGCCCCACCGAGAATCGCCTCTGACATCTTACGAATCAAAGGAGTTCCTGCGCCGTGAGCATTTACAGCTTGGTTGGTGTCTCGCACAGTATAAAGACGATTGCTTTTACCGGTTGTTGAACGACCAATTACAAGGACGCGGCGAGCATCGCTTGTGTTATCTACACGAAGGTTGCCGTCTAGAAGCTCTAGATTAACACCGGGTAGGTTTTGATATGTAGCCATATTTTTATGCCTTATCAGTTTTTGTTTTCAAAATTATTAATCTTATTTAATTCATCCATAAAGAATGAGTCAACGACATGACCATAAGTGTCGATAGACACAATATCGTCTTTTTTAATAAAGCCAGGTTCATCTGTTCTGACTCTGAATAATAGCGGGATTCCAAATACACGTTTATTGCCAAAGGCTTCAGTCATAATTGTCTGACCTCTTCCTTCGTATACCAGATGACCAACATGCATTCTTAATAAATGATAATATTTTGTAAAGAAATTTTCTAGAACCGAAGAGATTTTTCTAGCGTCTTCTGCTTTTTCTGAGAATACCGTGAACTTAAGATAGTTCTCATAGTGTTTCTCATAGCAGATTGCTAAGCGAGAATCGGTGTCTGTTATTATACATTTATAATCAGGGCGATACTGAGTTGTTCCTGGCTCTTTAATAACCTTTGAATCAAACTCTGCTGGTTGCCTTTTGTATATTTCGTATGTAACAGTATTTGAGAAATTTTTCCCATCAGGAAGGTCGGGATAGATTTCTGTATAGAAGAATTTATCATTACTGTTAGGACCTAGTGGATCCTGCTCATCATTTAACAGCCCTTCCATTTTGAATAGAGAATAAAGGAGGTCTAGGAATTTGTCAATTGTTAATCTTCTATATGTTTTATTAAAAACATCTAATGGTATTGTATCTAACTTTAACCTTCCAGCCTTTTGCCTTAGTGCTACTAATGCTGTTTCAAATGGATCTGTATATGCACTCATCTTATTGATAATCCTATTGCTGTAAAATCTCTTCGTCCGAAATCGAACCCCATCCTAGCTGTTTCTGACACATAAAAGGTTTTATCAGGAACAATAGGGAATTTGATGCGCCCTTCATCATTGACTATTGGGGTATAAATGATATCTCTTTCTGATACATTTATAGAATATGGGACAATTAGCATCCATTCTGAATTCATGGATCTTCCTAGTTTGCCATTTATAGAATTGAATGAATTTGATTTGGTCATAACAATTTCCCGCGGCATCCACATATAGCCGACAATCAATTTTTCATCCCATAAATATCCAGCACCAAAGCAATCTGGACAGTCTGATTTACCCTCGTTTGTTTGTGGATTGTAGCAATGACATTTAATTTTTTTGCCATTGCTGTCTTTTCTGGAGTCTCTAAGAATGAGCTCCCTCATTTTATTGACAAATTCATTGCCCGTGAACAAATCTATCAATTCTTGACGAAGATCAATCTCTTGTATAAAGGGGGATATATTCGTTGCCATGTCCAAATCCTGTTTTATAGAATCTTCCGTCCCATTCTAACATTTTATTTGCCGCGATAGGCATTTTAGATAAGAAAGGAGGATGATGCCATAATCTATCTGCGCGTCTATTTTTGCAATTCAAACTACCGAGTAAGAATGGATCAGCAAGTGTGGTGGCAAGCTTATCTATTTCTGCTACAATATCTTCCATGCATTTTTTGGCATCTTTTGCAAAATTTAAAGCTTTGTCTGTGTCATAATTGAGATCTCTGTCAACCTCAAAATCGCCGAGAACCTTTTTAACAGACTGTCCTTTTAAAATAATACCATAAAGAATTGTGCCTATTTGAGCAAGTGTTGCACAAATGACGTAATCCCTTTTTAGAATAAACATATCTTCTTCTGATAGTTTAATCCCTTTTCTTTTAGTATAGAGATCTATCCAGATAGACTTGTTAAAAATTATTTCTGCAACTTTTAATGCGAATTCATCTGTAAATGTCACAGTTCCTATTGGAAGAGAAATTTCTATATCATGAATTGATGCGTAAAATGGAACTAGAAACGTGTCATGAAATTGAGATGGAACCTCCCCCTTAGTTCCATCTGTAAACACAACTTGAAAAGATTGAATTTCTAATCTGTTATTCATTTGTAACCTCGTCTACGCCCCAATGAGTATCAATATAATGTTTGTACTCAATTTTGTATGACTTGCCTTTATCTTCCTGCGAGAAGAATACCATTGCTGTTGTAGGTTCGATATATACTTCGCCAGTTTTTAAAGATGTCTCAATAATAGCTGTTTGAGATTGTTCACCTTGCGGCAAGAATGGTGGACGTATAAATCCTTCTGCCTCTGTTCTGATATCTAATATATTCTCTGTATTGGTGTAAACTTTTTTAGCTGGTGCTCCATTTATCAATACGGTGAACATATTTGGAAGTTTAGGTAGGCCAACATATTTAGGATTGAAGTAGCCTGTTTTCTTCTCTTTGTTACCAAGAAGAGTGCACAAAACTTTTCCATTCGCGCTTATAAACTCTGGAATCTTGAATTCCGATTGCTCTGTAACAAGAGTAAAATTATTTGCAGTTAAATCAGACCACGGATCTAGGCGACTTGTTAGATTCCCATTTACGTCCATAGAATAAAAGAATCCGGCCGTATGAATTGTATTCATAGCTATTGTTTTATCACTAAATGGGGATGTTTTATAAAACACCTTATCATCCGCTCTGAATGAAATAATCCTTGTCTCGCTATCGTACTCTATGCGGACATTTGTTTTACCTGACAACGTATTACTTTTTATTGTCCCTGCAGAAACATTTATAGGTTGTATTGGCCCTACATCAGTTTTAATAAACCAGAATTTATTTCCTTTCACATTTCCGACATAGACTCTTAATCCTTGTCCATATCCATATGTCGGACCTCTGTCTGACTGTGTTATATTAATAGCAATGCACCATAGTCCCTTTATTTGTTCTGGATCTATTTTTAATTTGAAATCGCCAAATGTGGCACAATTAAAGATATCTGAACATATCCCGTTTGGCATACCATCAGATTTAATAAACCCATCACGTGTAATTCTGGCATTACCATTTGATATAAATGGATATCTCAATTCCTGAATAGGCCCTTCCGTAGAAATTGTTCCCTCATGAGAAATCGCATCTGACAACTTAGATGAACTGAATTCAGATTGAATTACCGCTGTTGAGACATTATCATTTAGATATCCATCGAATTTGTAAAACTCGTAAACATCATTTTCTATAAATGTACCACTTGTTCCAACTGTGATCTCCATGCCATCTATGACGGTTGTTCCACTAAGAATGAATTTGTCGCCTGTTTCAAATAGCCCAACTTTTTCAGAGAATGTATTGTCAGAATTTTTTATAATTTTAATATTGTTTACACTGTTAAAGTCACCATATTCGTCTTGGCCCAAGACATATGCAGTTGTCATGATTTTTAACGGAGTTTCTCTATTTGGTTTAAAATATTCGGCATATTCCTCAGGTGTGTACTGATAACATGCATTTCTATTAAATGCAACAACAAGATCATATAGCCCATTTGTTACAGCTGTTACTGGAATATAGCTGTAATTATCATCCCTCATTGGAACATATTTCTTATATAAAACAAGAGATTTAGTTTTATTTCCGACACTTTTATTTATCTCTGCTATTGTTCCGGACATTAATCCGTTTGATATATTTGACAAATTTAAAATATTCGTTCCTCTGTATGCGCATATAACTTCATCGGCAAGATTATTTCCAGACATATCGCATAGCATACTATCTGATGAACTATAATTTGAAATGCTGGTAGATCCAAATGTAATTTCCGCAACTGCCCCAAAAAATATTTTAGCAGATTTGGTATATCCTAGAAAAAATCTATTATTGGCCGACATTGAAATCTTTTGAGGCATTATATTGTACAGATGATTGATACCCAATACACTATATTTATTGCTTTGATATCTAAAATATGGAACTAATTGAGTTTTTAAATCATCTGTTACATAATATTCTTCTTTACAATATGAACATAGATTTACACCATATGTAGATCCATATGAATCCGAATATGAATCACAATATATTTGTACTTGTTTGCCAGTTTTATTGGAAGTAGATATCCATAATCCTTTTGCGTAATTTGTACTTATTCTGCCATTTACATCGAATAGTACAAATGTTTTAAAATCTGGAGAGTCATAATCAGTACAGATTGATGATAGGTATTTTAAATAATTTTCATCTTTAAATCCGTTTTCATTTATTAGCTCTGCTTTGCTAATAGTAGTCCAAGTTTGACATCCGTCTTTTGTGAACCTCATTCCTGTATTGTCTACTATAGTTACTCCGCCTTTTCCATTCGTATTGATTGCATATACATTATCAATAGAGGAGATTTTAGTAACTACCGGCGCGGAAGTATCATAAATATCTCCTTTTATTTTCCATAGGCCATTATTCTTACATGCAAGATAAATTTCTTTCTTGGCGATATCCCAACCTATACCTGTGATCCATACATCGTTTGTCGCACCGGGAAGATTGTCTTTGTCAAAAAGATGATAATTATTTTCAGTGATGCCTGTTAAAATTAATCCTTTTTGAGATACTATTGCGACATTAAACCCCCATAATGCAAAGTATGTCCCAGCATAAGAATACCATTCTGCATTTTTACATTTAAATTGAGGAATAACTAAATGCCCTGATGCATTTGTACTGAGATGTGGAACACTTGCACCAAGTTGAATATTATTGTTCCCAATATATGACGATACATATGTTTTCTTTAGCTCGAATTCTGCAACACCTGGAATACCGCCTTTGGCAACCCTTAAAGACCATCTTTCTGGTAGATATTTATTATCTTCTAGTCGTTTAACAGAAATTTGTCCAGTCCCAACTTTGAATGATCCAGAATCCAAGAATGGTTTTGGCGTTTTGCCACTTTGAAGTTTCTTTTCAAACACAACAGGAATCTGATTGCCAGATACACCAGTTAACATTGTTGATGACTCATTCCCGAATCCCCAATAGTCCCTTGCGGCGTTCACATATGAAGATGTTGCTGTAAAGTTTCCGCATGTATTCAAAGAGTCATATATAAGATTTTGAACAACTGATGATTGCATTGGCCTTGTAAAAATATTGTCAGGAGAATTGGATACATTTTTTATTTTTACATTTTTAGGAATTATATATCCTGTATATTTATCTTTAAGATGATTCTTATATTTTATAGATGTTGTCGCCTCTCTTGTGTCGGCGCTAGAAGGGTCTGACGGTATATCAAAATCAAAATCTTTTCTTGTACCAATATTTATTTTTGTTCCATGATTAAAAATAGATCCAACAATTCCTGTTTTAATTGGATCATTTTTATCTTCGTCTAGAATAACTCTATATGTAATATCTATTATCATAGTAGAGTCTTGAACAATCAATTCATCCAAAGGAGTAAAAAATGTAAATGGATTACTTTTTGAAATAGCAGACGGATTGGAAAAATTTCCAACAAATATAGTCCCGATATCTCTTGTTTGTGCAGGAGCCTGCAGTTTTCCTTTGAAAACTAAATTTAATCTACCCAAATTATCTATTTCTGTGGTATAGCCGTTCTCTCCAGGATTAAGATCTGCCATTGTGTAATATTTTTGATTATTTACAGTAAAACCATCATTGATATTGTAACTTTGATTTGCAAAAAGGCCTCCAGACCTTTTTGATTTTGTCTTTAAAAATGGGGTAACAATAATATGCGGTCTATCTGTAGGTTCCTGAATTACTCCATCATTCTTATATCTATCTAAAAATAAGCCAGTAGCTAAAAACTCTGGACTCATATTCAAGTCCACATGGAATGTCTGTGTATTTTTAACTGTAATCTCTTTGATTACATTTCCTGTATTTTTATCTCTAATAGTTAGAGTTGGAATTCCTATGAAATTTGACATATCATTTCCTATTTTGTTTTTATTAATATTGAATTTGATGTTTCTAATTTATTTGAAGATATCAATACAGGATTGATATTTAAAGACTTAATACTATATCTATTCTGAGTTACATTTTCGCTATAAGAATTAGATTCCAATAGAGAATTATTACTCAATGTATTTGAGAATTCTTTTGAGATAATAGAAGTTTTTCGTGTCACTACTTCTATATAAGAATTTGGTGCGGCCGATGACAATGTGTTTGAAAACAGTCCATCTAGAATTGTTGGTGTTTTATTTGAAATCTCTTGATCATTTGATTTTAGATGTTCAATATATTTTTTACCATTACTTCCGTTAAAACTAAATAACGCTTCCCTACCTGATTCTATATCGAATAAGAAATTTGTGCCGTCATTTGAGAGATTAGAAATATCGCCGGAAAATGATGCTGATCCAGGTACAGAGAAATTTTTAATATCATCTGTTATTAGACCGGTAATTCTAGATCCTTCGGTTTTTCTTAATTGTTTATTTACAATTACTCTTGGGTATATCGGAGTGTATGTAAGATTACCAAGTCTTAATTCAGAAGGATAATCGCCATCTGTTGAATGAAATTCTGCTCTATCTTCATTGCTTTCGTATAATACATTTGACGACAATAAAGTGTTAGATGTTAGTTGATCTTCTAATCCAAGAATAGCTACGCCGTTTTGAATTTTTATATTAGGCTCTGCAACGTATATAAGAGCCTCTACGTCATTTATTAAACAAAGACCCTCATCCTCTGTTGTGAACTCAGTTGGCTTAATAGCAAATTTAAATTTAAAGATTTGTAACTTTTCTGTTTTTGACTTTAATGTTAATACAAAATGATCTTTTCCGACCCCGGTCCTTTTTGATAAAATTGTTTTAACATTTTCGAGCATCTCTTCATCATTTGGATTTATAGTCATCCTTATTGGAAATCTTGCTGTACCCAATTGAACCCTATAGGCATCTGCAAACTCTGACAGTTTTATTCGATAATAAAATATTTTTGTTCTGCCAAATACCTTTTTAAATGGAATACCAACAAGATCAATAGAAGTATTGCCGTGTTCAACAGTTACCTGCTGTGGTTTTTTAAGGATTAGGCCATCTGGAATTAGCACTAAGCCGCGCTTTTTGAATTCTTTTGATAGAAGCAGTAAGAAGTTCCTAAGATCAGATCTAGAGAAATCATATTTTTCGTAATCTATTTTCATATTTTACTCCACAAAATCAGATGCCTCAAATCCTCGATCTGGAGTGTATGCTTTTGCATATATCTCAAAATCTTCGTAGTAAACTCTTTCTTGTTTCTTCCATCTGGTATAGATACACGCGCGGTTATCTCTTTTAACTATACCTCTCCAGAGTTTAACGCCAGGAAATCCATCAACAGTATCTTTAACTAAGATAACATCATCAAGCAAATTATAAAAGCTCTTATTAACACCTTCTTTTGTATTGGACTCTACAACCAGCGGGACGTCAGGAACGCCAACAGTTTTTGTTTCTTTGAACTCCATCAATGATGCATCCCATCTACCGTATGACATCATTAAAGTGGCCTTATCGCCATCCTGATTAGAAAAATAACATCCGTCTGTTGTTATCTCTGCTATTGTATTATAACGAAGAATTTCATCTGGATGTTCATTTTTATAAATCCTAATAATTTTGAAAATATCCCCTGTTATACTGAGTTCCTCAATCTTTTCTCTTATTCTAGGGTTGATTCGCTTAAATATTTTTAACAAGAATTCATCACTATTACGAACCTCTCCATCTCGGAGTAAAAACGGTTTTGTTTCAAGTTCTTTATTATCACTCATAATTTATACCCAGGAAGATGTGGATCACCAAATGTGTTTAAATCAGTATATTGGTATTTACCGTCTGTTGGAAGCTTTTCGTAATCGCCTTCTTTTTTCTCGCCGTCTTTATTTTCCGTTCTGCGGACATCGCTTGGCCCTCCACCTTTTTCAGACTCTTTGAACCAATGGCCGCTTTTAGCATCACCATCGCCAGGAACAGGATGATACCAGTGATCTTCTGTTTCTTTCCATTTTTCTGGTGTTCTGATAACATTGCCGCTTTTATCTGTTACGCGACCAGAATCAATTTCCCACCATTCAACTCCATCTGATGACCATCCATCTTGTATGCCTTCTAATATTCCTATTGAATTATATCCGTCCATTAATTTATAAACATTTAATCTAGGACATTTATTTACTTTTTCATATATTAAATGGATTGTGTAATCCCCGTTGAGAACTACTGCTGATCCTTTATATGAGAATGTAAAAGTTTTTACCGGTTTTCCTTTTTCTGGGAAATTAGATGTGAAGTCTTTTTGCGTTATTACCGTATCAATAGGTAGTCCGTAGTGTCCGAACAGCTGCTGGCACAATGTATCCAATATTGACTTAGACTCTTCTAGCGTAACATCATCTGATGAAAAGCCTTTATGTGCATAGAACACAATTTTATTAAGGCCAGCGTTATACATAACTTTGCCCTGGTTATTTTCATCCCATTTATCATCTGCTCTATTAGATACCGCGAAGTCTTTATTTGGATCAAATTGTTTTGTTATATATTGACCAAAAAATTGATAATCTGTTGAATTCTTTATTTTGACGCCAACTGTTGATGTATCATCTGTATTTTGGATTGGATCAGAAACGATAAGATCATCTCTAAGTTCATCTCTGAGTTCTTTTGAGATGTATGCTGAAATTTCTTTATTATGAATTTCCTTATCTTTATTTCCGGAATTCATATTGGCGAAAGATGTTACATTTGTAGAAAAGAAAAATGTGTCGTGATCTATTGGTCTTAGTGGTTGCTGCAATCCAGCTCTAAAATGTTCCGGCGCCCATAATCCATATTCTTTGGCCTTATCGTAAATAGTATGTTTGCTTGGTGGGCAATTCAGGAAACCAAATGTTTTGCCTATAATAACTTCTGATAATTCATATGCAACAATGTCAAATTTGATAACACCTTTAACCCAATTTGATGTTACTATGTTTTCAATACGAAAAGAATCTGCTGGAATATTTAATCTATTAGATACTAGCGGCGCGACAAATTCTCCTAACTTAGATTGATCATAGAGATATTTAGTTTCACCATCATATTGATAAACCTGCAAATCCTCTTCTGGATCAATTCTTCCTTCCGGAACAACACTTATGCTTGGACGCTTATAAAATGCGACAGCATCGATATTGGTGCCTCCACCATCACTTAGCCTTACATTGACAGCAGTATTCCTCCCGAAGGTATCGGGAGGAGTTTTTCGTATTGTTTGTTTATCATAAGAGGCAGAGAATCTTACAGTAGAAGAAATACTGTCTTCTATTAATTTATTTAAATTATCGCTGCCAGTTATTTCTTTATCTATAAAAATTTTCATTTCTTATGGCCTTGCTTTATCTGCGCTGTCTTTTTCTATTTTTCCAACTTTTCTTTCAAACCCATCTAGATTTGTAGAGAATCTAAATTCAGTATTCTTCTCTTTTTCTATGATGTCATACTCAATAAGAGCTTCAGGAATTTGACATGCAATAGATGAATCGCTATTTATCGTTATTTTCTTATCGAAACAACATTGTGTATTTCTAGAGAATCTTAACTCAAATTTAACAGAATCTGAAACAACTTGTTTTGGATCATCCTTATATGTTATAGACTCATCTCTGATATCAACTTTTTTAAGATTAAGGTTTGAGAACAATTCTGGATCATATGCATTGTCGTCAACGTATGTTATTCCGTCTCTGACATGGCGTGGGTCTTTTTCTGTTGTGTCATATCTATAAATTGATATTGACAAATATGATACTTTAGAAAGTGCCTCTATAACCTCTTGTTCTGATTGACCAGTTGAAACAGTTATATTAGGAATTATTAATTTAGTTCCAGATGTTTCATTTATATGTGCCAAATTTTTATTACTATCAACTGTTGCACAATAGTTAATATACTTAGGTGGAAGATTTACAAAGATTCTTAATTTTTGATCAGCTTTTATATTTAGTTTCGATTTATCAATAGGGATAATAATTGATACGTTGTTATTGGAATCAACCTCATATTCCGGCCGGCCCTGTTTGGTTTTGCCGTCAGAAAATATAAAGAATGATTGTCCATCTAGATACCCGCTCTTATATTGATAGATTCCATCAGATACAAACTTATTATTGTATAAACACCCATAAGTTCGCTGTCTTTCTCTGGATCTCGAATGTCTGTATCCAGATTTATATTCTAGATGAATAGGCGAGTCGCTGTAAGTTTGAAGTAAATATCCGTCTCTATATTTACGCTCTTTTGGAATATAATCGGTGTAAATTGAATATTGAGAAACAAATTTGTGTTCCTGTTCACCTCTTCTAAGGCTGTAAACTTTATATGGTGATCTAAAATAGAACTCCATTAAGTTCTGCCCTTCAATATCGTACATGTCAGAATATTTATGCTCAACAAAATTTGATTTCTTGTTGTTCATAAAAACAGAGTGATATAGGCGTACAGAATCTTGATTAGTTATCATATATCCAGAGCGATACTGAAAAACCTGCTCTTGCATGTTTTTTGATTCATAGCCGGAGTAAAATTTTTTCTCCCCAGCTGGATCTGCAAGTATAGTTGCGTATACAGAAAAACCTTGTCCGCCAAAGCCTTTCTGTGTAGGGAATTCCGATATTTTTAAATACATTTTTCACCTACACATTTCTAAATCTTAAATCAAAGCCAAACATGTCCAAAACATTTGAAGATGTTTTTAGTCTTGATATATCATATTCTGCAGCATCATAATTTACATAATAATACTCTTTATCGTCTGATCTTTTGTTTATAAACATAGGTATTTTTCTGTAATCTGCATTTACAAATTGAGACAATTCATATGGATTATAAGTTATATCTATTCTTACTATTGCATAATCGTAAATGTTTTTAAAATTTATATTTTCCTGCGGACAGCAAAACTGTGTTTCGCCGTGAAATGGATTATTATCTCTTCTAGTGTATCCAGCATTTAAAAGATTAGCCTTAACTATGTTGGCATGTTCCGCAGGTATATTGCCGCCCCATTGATCACTTTTTGAAAATATTTGCTCTTTTTGATTTGTGCTTGATGAACTTTTGATATCTTTACCTTCGAAGAAATTAATAGACTGAATAATGTCTATATTAACCAATGTCGACCCTGTTGATAATATTAATTCTGTTCCTGTTGGTGGAATAGTTTTATTACTTGGATACAAGATTGAGACATATTCGCAATTATTATCATATTTTTTAATTTTTACGATATTAGACTCTGAACGATATCTTTCCGCCACTGCTCCTTGCTTAGGAACAAATACATCCCAGCTTAATATGCCAAAAGACTTTTCTGCGAACATATATTCAAAAGCTTTTTTAATATCCTTATTCTTTTTGTAATGAGACGCTGTTCCACCATTTGCTCCGTGAATTTTAAAACGATATTCATTAAATGTTATGCCGTTTATTTCTTCTGTTCTTAAAACGGTGTTATTATCAATAGAGAGCAATACAAAGTCTCTTGGGTAAACTTTTATGCCAATTTTGTCAAAGTTATTTATTCCTGGAACAACTGTATTTCCATTTCTGACCAATGCGAACTGAAAACTCATAGTCTTAGCGCCGGCTGATAAATCTGGATGCAATTGGTCAGTATTAATTTTTTTCCTATCCGCCAAAGTGCTTATACTCGTCGGATATGGTAGCGCTGCGCCAGTGTAACTGTTGCCAAAATTGATAACGCTTGATAGATGACCTATCGTTCCAGATGCAGATCCTCTGTACGAATATTGACCAGTTGTGTCTTCAGATGTTTCGCTTGAAGTTTTCTTGATGTCACTAAACAAATATAGTCGATTTAAGCCTTCATCTTCGCATAATGTCTCACCATCTATGCTATACCCATCATCTTCTCTAACCTCTATTAGTTCTTGAATCTCTGTACGCTCAAATCCAGAAATACCTGGTCCAAGCTTACTGTCATCATATACCACTGGCATGATTCTTGGAAATTGCGGATTTAATCCAGATGTATATAACAGCGAACAAAATTCGTTCGTAATGTTTTTCCATTCTGAAATTTCTTCGCTATTAGATGGATCCCCTTTGTAATTCATGATGAAGAATGGATTATCGCCTTTGCTATCGACTTGATCCTCAAGATTAAATGGCAGATATAAGAAATAATAATGATTTAAATCATCGCCAGTTGATCTTGGTACATTTAATAAATCTGCCATATCTTAATTCCTTATTCTGAACCTTTAATTACAAAGTCAAATGATTCTCTGATCTCACCTGCGCCAGATACATTTACAGGTGTTCGTTTTAACCAAATAGCATAGAAGTCACCTGGATTTAGTGTACCAAGCACAATTGGAGAGTCTTTTGTATGAGACTCCATTAGGACACCAAGAGGCTCTTCTTTTTCATTTCTGATTACGCCTGCGTCTTTATTTTTTTGATCTACTGCACCTGCTTGAAATCTGGCATATGTAGTTCCAGAGATGTAGAATTTTGTTCCGATAATAGGACCAGGTTTCGGACCGGTGGCGTTATTGTAAATATAAATGCAGCGATAGTCGGGTTCGCCTGCAACATTGTCTAACTGGGTGATATTGTCCCAGATTGAATTCATCAAGAATGATCCTTCTTCAATAATTGCTTTTGCGCTACCTGATGCCGTTTCCGCCATTTTCCCACCCAGAGAATTATTAGGACTGTCAACATTTGTAGAAACCGCGCTTCCAGTTGAAAGACGTACTTCAATATTAGCCATTATTTTGCCTCGTTCCATCATAAGCCTCAATAGAGGCGTAAACTTTTTCTTTGTCTTTTAGATATTTTGATAATGATTCACTTAATGTATAAATCATTGCTCCGTATTGTTCTATAGGGATACCGGTATTGTTCTTGTATGAAGAATTAAATGGGATATCCCCTGGACCAATAGAGGAATTTGTATTTCCATAATCTACGCGCCATTTTCCTCTTTTTAACTCTACATCAATTCTTGGATTTTTATAAATACCTATTGATGTATCTGTGCTATCAGAAAATAAAAGTGTTTCTTTGTCTGTGTCGTAGATTTTCAATGTATAATGATGTCCACCGTTAGTTTTGTAATTTCGAGGTACATCAAATTTAATTTCCGATATGTCGCTAAGGATCATAAATGTTCTTGGTTCTTTTAATGCTTTTACCATATCATATCCAAGTAATGAATATGATGGCAAATGAATCAAGAGTTTGTATGTAGAATGATCGACTCCGCCATGAGCCAGAATTAATTCTTCAAGATTATCTAGTCTAATAATAACTTTTGTATTAAGAACATAATGAGAATTTCTGTAAACGTCTGTTGACAGGACTCTTGACATATCAAGTCCATCATAGATCCTTACCCATGCAGAACATCTGTCAGATAGAGATTTCCATCTTATTTGTGCACCGGCCTCAATATAGTTAGGATGTCTTCCATCTAAATTATTTGAATTAAAATCTTTTGGCCTATTTTTACTTCCTAATGCCGCTATCCCCATATAGAATTCTACTGGGCTATTTGATGTTACACTTTGATCAGGGAAGCTTAATACCTCTGATTTGATTTTATCATCTGCAATAAAATGATCTATTCCCTCTTTTATGTATAGGAGGTCAGTTGCCAAATTGCATCTAAAAATACTTCTTGGCGTATTTGGTAAGAGATGAAATTCTCCAATATGAATTTCTAGATAAGGTTTTTTATCTTCATCATGTTTGATAGATTGCTGAAAGCCGAAATCCACTTTCCCATTATCCACTGTGGCCAATATAGAAATGCAGCTTAAATCATTTGAGGAATTATTATATTTTAGCGGCGATGAATTTCTTAACCTGTCATATCTGTCTATATATGCTGGTTCTGATTTCCATTTTTCTCTTATCTCTTGCCATGTGCCGTCGAGATCTTCTCTTTCATTTATGATTTCGTGCATTCCGTAAAAGGATCCAAGTGCTTCGAAATATTTGAATGAGTGAAAAGGTTCTCTGTATTGAACCTTAACTTTTACATCTCCGCTGCCACCACCTGCACCAGAGTTGACCTTAGATGAAAAAGATCTATTTTGTTTCGGACCATGAAAACCTGTGAATGTATCCCAAACTGATGGTATGGCAAATGTATTTTTTACATTGTGAACAACCCTTGGTCCTATACCAGTGAGCCTATCTGCTCCTCTGTAATAATCTCCAGCTAGATATTTATAGTGAACTTCTGCCATTATTTCCACCTTTTAATATATTTTTCTCCAACTGGAACATCTGATCTCAAATCTGGAAGCAATTCAATTTGAAGAGTCTTGTTTCCTCTAATTAAACTGAATTCCAAAATGTATTTTAGATCATCATTATAAAGGCCCATCTTTGGAAGGTTGTAATTATCAAATGCTTCGTAGATGTCTATATCAATAGAGGAAATATCTGTATTATCCTTGTCTATTTCTTTTTCAAATTTGATTAAGATTTTATTTGGAAGTCTAAAAGAGATTATCGCCGCGGCGCTATTGTTTTGACTGCCACTTGGAGCATTTTGATTACCCTGTCTAGGTGTTCCAACTGACGAACCGGAATTCCCTATAATATCCCTATATGGAGAATTATAAAAGCTCATGATGTCATCTGTTGTTATTCTCTTAGATGACCCATCTGGAACCTTATCTTCTATACCTGTTGTAGAACCAGTTGAAAAATGGAGACTGTAATCAGCTTCAAGTATTTTAGATATTTCAGAACTTATAATTATTGATGCGCCATCAATAATAGATTTATCAGTTATCTTTATTCGTGAACCATTAATAATAATCCCGTCTTCTAGTGAAAACAGTTCATTATCTAAATACGGTTTGTCGTCAATTTTAACATTGCAAACAAAGACATCGCCTAAGATTTGCGAAACAGGGACAATCTCTACCTTATTTTCTGTTGGCGGAGAAATTGTTACGGTGTCTGTTTCATTTTGTCCAACTGTAACTTTATTTTTTACACTATGAACATCTTTACTGATATAGAGAATGTAGTCTGAACTTGGAATAAAAGAATCTTTTGGAGATATAATTAAAACCTGGCCAGATGATGTGATATCTATATCAGCAAATCCAGCCAGGTCTTGAGTATAAGCGTCAGAGTAAGAAATGTCTAATGATTTTACTCCGTCAGATTTCTTCACTCTATAAACGCTGATATTTTTTTTAATAAGTTCAGGACTAACATTGTCAGACAGCTTTAAACGTATAGAGCCTTTTAATGGCATAAAAGTTAATTGTTCTTTTGTGTTTTCAACACTTTCGACTATTAGCTTATCCGACATAGTTTAACTCCTTACTCGCCGTCTTTGCTGTCTTTTTTATCAAGCTCTTCCAGGATGTTTTTGATCTCTGTTAATACAGATTTGCGTCCTTTTGTAGCTGTCTCAGTAGCTAAGGCGTATTCCAACACTTCACGATCGCAGTCTGGAATATTTTTTACATTAATCAATGCAACGGCAGCTGGAACATCGATAACTTTTTCTTGAACATAAGTTTTACGAGGGTCTTCTTTTTTATTGCCGGCCTCTTTGACAGTAGTAACTGTGCCGTCTTCTAATTCGACTTCTGCATCAAGAACACGGACTTCTGTTACATCCTGAAGTTTAACAACTTCGTCTACTTTGCCCTCTTTTACTTCTTCACGAAGTTTTGCTGCGCGATCCATAAATTCATCGGCAGATACATTAGACTCAATGCCACCATGTTGAATGTGATGTCCAATAACTTCCAAATCTGCAATATTCAATTTGTTCAAGTCTAATACGGTTTCAACATTCTTAATAAGTGAAACCTTTTCACAGAACAGATATGTCTGTCCAACAAGTTTAAGTTTTGCGTGTAATGCGCTCATATTTTTATTCCATTAAAAAATGGGGGTAGGGAGTTTTACCCTACCCCCATGTTGTGTTATTCAACTATGGTATCTATTATACACCAAGTTTTTTAAAATTACTTGCGTTGAATACGTGGGATATCGTTAACGATAGCTTGAGGTGGCAACACAATTTCGTTAGGTTCGATGCTAACATTTTTAGCCAAAGAGATAGCTTGACCTTCGTTGAAGATTGCCAAACCGTAACGTTCACGAATTTTAATTTTCTTGATGTCACGTGCTGGGTCATCCCATTCATCCACAGTTGGCTCTTCACTTACGAAGATTGCGCCCAACTCAGTTGTATCCAACATGATGATTGATGTTGTTTTGTGTGTTTCATCAAATGGTACATGTGGAGATGCAATAATTCGCAGATTAGTACCAGGGAAATAACCAGGGAATTGGAATGTGCTAGTTTGAGTGCCTTCGCGCTCTTGACGAGTAGGATTGAAAGCTGTGTCACCGGACATACGAGTGAATGATTTCCATGCCTCTGGCAAGAATGCGCCCATACCAATATTTTCTTTAGGCATAGTGCTGAACCAGCTGTTCAAACCGCCACCTTGCAATGCATATTCGCGCATAACAGGATCTTTAGTGAATGTAGCCCAGGCCAATGGGTGGCACAGAATCACATTAGGAGTGAATCCACGTTCCAGCATAGATGCATACATATCATACATGTCGTCAGCAGTGAATGAGCCATTGCCTGCACCGGTCAAATCACGGCCAGTTGTACGACCCAATTGTGATTGAGTAGGGTTAGCGTTATCGAACACTACAACACCGGCGTTGTTAATCATGTTGAAGATATTTTTCTCTTTATCACGAGCCATAACTTGACCAAGTTTTTTCAGGTGATGACCGATGATGTCCCATTGAGATTGTTTCAACATTTCTTCAGTGATGCGAACTGCTACACCATATTTGCCGATGTTGGCATTAACTTGGCCACCGCCATTAGTCATGCTCAGTTCTGGGTATTCTTGACCTTCACCGATGCTCAAGTCTTCTGCACCCATTGCACCGTAAGTGCGGAAACGAACTTCAGTGCGGAAAGGATCAACAGAGATTCGTTGTAGCAATTGTGTACCGATCAAGTTTGGTTCGATTGCATCGATAACATATTCTTCGATTACACGTTTAAATGCCATAGGCATGTTTGGAGTTGCCAGGGTGTCTTCGATTGACATTGCAACACCGTCGCTGTTAACACCATTATTTGCGAATAGGTTGCGAACTTCCTGGATACTGTCTTGAATTTTCAGTTCTTCTGATGTAAATGGTTTTTTATACATATTATTAAATCCTTGATTTTACAATTATCTGTTGATAAGGTTGACACGTACTAAGCCATATCCACCAGAGTAAGAAATTTTATCTACCAAGCCATTAGTAGCTGTGCCTGGCATTTTATCCAAGTCGCTTCCACCTGCGCTAGAACTGCGAACCCATTTGAGCATATTTTCTTTGCTTGGTTTAACAACTTGCAAAACTTGTCCGATAATTTTTTTGCTGTCATCAGATGCCTGTGCAACAACAAAGTTAGAGTTTTTGTCGAATGTTACAAAATCACCTGGTTTAATAGTTGTGAAGTCTGCTACAGTATTTTGGCCTGCATTAGGACCTTTAGCGGCGATAAATGCGCTAATACCTTTCAAAGGAGCTTTTTCATATACTGTGTCAGATTCTACGATTGGTAATTCCAATACATAGTCACACAAGAATGTTACTCGAGCTTGATAGTTCAAGTTTTGGTAATTGAATTGCAATGGGTTAATACCATCGCCACCTGGATGACGGAAGAAGTCAAACAGTGCAACACCAATAGGAGCAGAAACGGTAATATTGGCTGCGCGCATTTTATCTGCGACTTTATCGCCTGCTACAGCTGGAGTGCCATCAGCAGCGATTACGCCTTCTTCAACATCTTTCTCAGTGTAGGTATCATCTGAATCCAAAATACCGGCAGGAACAATAAAACCATTGCTATCGAGTGCCAATACTTTGCCAGTTGATACAACAACTTGAGTGTAAACTTTAGTATCTTCAGTGCCTTTTTCTCGCAACAATTTTAAGTATGGCGCTGGCATAAATTGACCAGATGGTTGCATACCCTCAGAGAATGTTACGCTAGGAGTATTCCAGTCGCGTGTACTGAAATGTTTAGTTTTTTGTTTGTGATTTACTGAATATGGTGAAAACATATCTTATAGTCCCAATGTTAATAAATTAGCCAATCTTGGCTTTTAATTTGAATGCTTTCGCTGCTTGGAGACCCTCTTTTTTCATGATTTCCAAATAACGACTATTAAGTTCTTTTGAATCTTTAAAGACGAAGCCTTTTTCGCTGTCTTCTACTTTACCGTTTTCTTCAGAACCTTCTTTTTCTTCATCTTTATCATCAGTACCAGATCCGCTTGCACCATCTTCAATAGATAAACTATCTTTAGGCAGTTGCGGTTTTTCTTGACTGTCTTTAACTTCTTTACTGTCCTCAACATCATCATCTTTGCCGCCTTCGTAAAGAGCTTCAATAAGATCAGACAGTTTATCTTTAAGTGATTGCAGTGAGCGTTTTTTCAACGCTTCTAATTTAGAAGAATCTGTGATTTTTTCAATTGATGAAATTTGAGAAACTAGCGAGTCTCTCAATTCGGCTTCCAATTCTTGTTTAGCTGAAGCCAAAGTTTTTACTTCGTTACGCAAAACTTTAATTTGAGAGTTTTGATAAGAAGTGCCTGAGATAGAATCTTGAATCTTAGCTACGACTGCATCGGCGATTTTTTCAATCATCTCTTGATGATCTTTTTCATCATTCTCTGATTTCTCGCCCTCGCTATCCTGAACTTTGCTTGCCTGGATAATGGCTTCGAGTTCTGCTTCTGCATCTTTAATTTCCAATTCGTCTAGTTTGTCTTGGATCAATCTCAATACAGCTTCTTTATCTGAAGAATCTTCAAATTGTGTTTTTGCAAAGTCATAAGCAACAAGTGCCGTAACTTTGTCTGCTAACGGAAATGTCTTTTCTTCGCCAAATACATAATCCAATGCGGTCAAACCATCTTCACCTGGAAGTTGGTAATCGGCAATGCCCAATGATTTAGCATGTTGGACAAGAGAATCGTTAGACTTATCAAAGTCTTCAATTTTAATTGTCATTATATTACCTTTATCTGTCTCAAAATCTAATATCTGAAAGTGGGATGTATTTGACTTGCTATCCCTAATCAATGTAGATTTAGCATTTTTATCTGCCGGTGTTCCTACATATGAGATATGTTCAAAGTCCATTATGCCACCAATATAGTAGCATGTCTCTCCTTGATATTTTGCACCGCGAACATGATCGCATGTTGTTTTGCCTAATTTGCTAGAACCACAAATTGAACAGTGTGCTGATTTTACTCCACCACCAACTGATACAAATCCATACTTACCGTCTAGAATCTTTTGTATTGATTCTTTATCAGTGATCTTGGCTGTTAATTCTATATGTCCAAGACCTTTGAATCCGCGAGATTTGTATTCTTTGCTCAGCATAAATTTCTTATAGTCCTGAAGATAATTTTTATCATATGGACGTTCTAATTTATCTGAGATTCCATAAGAAACATATTCTGATTTTATCACTCTTCCAAGTGTTTTAGAATCCTCAATATGCTCTTCTGTTACCGGTTTAAAAACTGGCTGAGTAAATGTACCATGACCAGTTTTCATACCATATGGAGTGTAAATCCAGAAGTTCCCATTTGGTTTGCCAGAATGAGTTGCCTCCATTTTTACCGTGATGCTTTTTACTTTGGAGCCGGACGATATTGAATCAGCAATTCGCTGCCGCGTTTCGTCTGATATCGTTATTTTTCCTAAGACATTTACCTTGTCTTCTATATTGGTCATACTATATCCTCTAATGGCTCATATGCACTGACTAGGATAGCTTCAATGTCTTCTTTTATAGTTTCATAATCATTATCTTTTATAGAATTGATTTGACTAGAAGCTATTTCACTAATCTGATTGATGACATTATCTGTATATATATTATTTCTGTCAACTACGGATTTTAGGTGATTTGATAGAACTATATCTAGAAGTTCTTTATTATCCATTATTTGTATTAGATAATCTACTTCTAGTATTTTTGGATCAATAGAATCAGTGTATTGATTAGATGGATTATTCACCGCGGCGACAGACTTTTTGCTTCCATCGCTTTTTGTTTTATTTCCAGAACTGTTTGCTTCTTGACTGACTTGTTCTGTCTGTGTTTGCATAGATAGACGAACTTGCTCAACCTGATAAGTTGGAGTTATACCCTCTTTTTCTCGGCCTATTGATTTAATATCAGACTCAGATAGTTCTTTAAATCCGATTTCTTTTCTGGCCTCATTGATGCTAATCAGACCACTATTAAACATGTTTAGAATATGTGACTCAATTTTAATTTGAGCCTCTTGGTCTACATGATTAAATGTAAATTTAACAATGTCAGATTCTGGTATTTCGTAATCTACATTATATTTCCCAGACTCTACCAATAGCGGAATAAAGAGTGTGCTTGTTATAAAATCTGCTATTGAGTCTTGCATATTTATAACAGCTTCTTTTAAGGTTTGTGAAACAATTTGCCCTGTTGCTTTACCAGATGAGTCGCCAACTCCCATATCTAAATCTGATACTCCAAGACCTAGCATAACCCTGTCTTTGAAATATTTTAAATATGACTCTACTCTGAGGGCCAAAGACTCTGCGCCGATAGCTTTAATTTCTACGCGCTCCGAAGTGGTTACTCCGCCGAAGTCATCAAGTCTGTCCATGATATCTGACATCATTTCTACTTCATCAGTACCATCTATTAGTTTGCCAGCTGGCTTTGACTCTGTGCCTATCTTAACATGAATCATTGGGAAGAGGCCTTTATAGATTAATGTCTCTACTGACTCTTCAATTCTTCTTAATGCCAATATGTCGTCTTTTACAGCTTCTAATGGAGGTGTACCAATTGTGAAACCTGTCCTAGCATTATATTTAAGATGTCGAATTTTTTCTGGACTGAAGATACGATAATTTTGTCCATCAATGTATTGTCTATACATTGAGATATCGCCATTTGGTTTTATCTTACGTTGTACAGATTCAGTTGGGAGATTAAACCATCCTGCTATTGGCTCAAGAACTTTTGAACCGTTATTATATTCTTCGCCACTAGATTTGTTTTCATCTCGTATTAATACAATATAAGCGTTATGGAACATGATTAAATTATAAGCCATCTCTTCTATAAATGACCTAAATGTTGTTCCTGTTACATGCTCAATTTCTCTGATACGTCTTTTGATATAATCGATGTTGTCTTGATTATTTGACTCAAAGAAGTATCCATTTTTAAAAATTAACGCGCGCTTTCTCTCGAAAGCTTTTGCTACCATCGCCTCTGTATCTATAATTCGAGAATATTCAAATAAGTCATACTCGTGACCTTGATAGCCTGTAAATTTATCATTGTTATACCAGTAGTTTCTAGATCCAAAATAGGAGAAACTTGGATTATCAAGTTTCTTCCTTCCCATAAGTTTAACCTGGGTTCTAGCATCTCTTATGCTAGTCAGATTGCTAGAATAATTAGACCTTAGTAACGGATCTAAACCAATTAAATTCATTAAAAGTCTCCAAGTTTATTTAATATGTTTTGAATCTCTGGAGGACAATCTAATTGTCCAATTCCATTTATACTATTTGAGAATTCGTAAATTAGTTTATCTACATTATCAATAGAAGAATTATTGCCGCGGCGAGACTTATCTGTAGTCTCTTTAAGGATATTCCCATTGTCATCTACGATTTTAACTTCGCCATCTTGATTTATAATTCTGATATTTGCGCCAGGGATATCTTCAAGGTTTTTACCATTTCTTCCGGTGTAAGGAATTTCTTTAATAATGTCATTAATGTCATTATTGCCAAGAAAATCTACATCTCCAGCTTTTTTCAATGGATCTTTGGCTGCATCATAGGTATCAATCATTGAAATAATATCTTTAATATGCTGTGGAAGATTCCATACTTCATCAATAACAAGTGGCACAATTTCTGTGTTTACTGTTGGCTTATTATATTCGCTTTGTGGAACTACTGTAACTCTCCACGGAGATTGGTGAAATTCATCAAGATTTAACTTGGGTAGATTTAAATCCCTAATGTAATTTATTAAAGATGGAACAGTTAGCGAATCTGCGAATTCATTCAGATTACAACTCCAAAATGATAGATTGTCTGTATTGTCACTTTTAGACTCTGGATCTCTAATGCCGATAGCAACAGGATTGCCTTTATCATCTGTAATAATGTCTACATCAGACTCAATTATGTTTCCTATCATCGATCCTATATTATCAAGCGACATTGGGCCGTAATCTTCTGTATTATTATCGTTTCCGAATCCACCTCCATCCGTAGGTGAGTTACACAGTTTATCTAGGGCAGCTTTGCCAGCTTTAAATCTAACAATGTACCGCAACAAATTTACGAGAGCCATAAACTCTGAAAGATTACTTAGATATTGTGATACAGAAATTCCAGAGCGACTTGGTTCACATGTAAAGTGATTTAATAATCCTGTTAATTCCGCAATAGAATTATTTAATGACTCAACACTTTTATTTATTGTTTCTTCTAGAGGTCCGAAAATCTCTCTAACATACTTCTCTGTATTCATTGAAGCTGTTTTTTCAAAGTTTCTAACTCTAGATGTATACGCTTGTCTAATTTGTTTCGATTTCTCAGCTAAGCCTGTGTCGTATTTGCCAGACATGAATTTTTCATTAACACCAAGTTTTCTTAGATCGCCTTCATTTTGTGCACGAATATTTTCTGGTGTTGGCAATTGAGAAATAATAGAGTCAATGGCGTCGAGAATACATAAGACTGGTGTCAATGCAAATCTTGCTAATATAGAAATGTTTTTAGTTAATACTTCTATAATCGCAGATAAGATGCCACTGATAAAGACTTGGATAGTTAACCTTGGCAACTGTATATTTTGCATTAATTTAACTATTGCTGCCAGTATTAATGAAATAAGTTTCAATAGGTCTGGAATACATAAATATGATAAGAAAAAAGAATACTGACAAACTGATGCCTTATTATATTTAAACATCCCTTTGAATTGATCTAAAGAGGTTTTAATATCGGCAGTAAGATTTCCTAGTATTCCGGAGAAATCAAATTTAGGTTTCTCAATTTTACAATTGAAACATTTTGTGCTTGCATTTCGTATTGCGTCTCTAATTGCTTCATCTATTTCTCTATTGCCAGTAATATCTTCAATGGGAACTGTAGCTGTCTGTCTTTTGTCATTATCTATTGAACCTGCATTGTTTGCCGACTCTAAATAATCAACAAGTCTGTTATATTGATCGTCAAATTCTGCATATAACGCGGCCGGAACCTGAATCATACACCCATTTTCTTGGAGAGCTTTGGAAAAGTGATCCACAATGATTTGTGCATACGCTACAAGATATGTCGCATTTGCTGTTGGTGTTACTTTTCTTGTTAATTCCATATGCTTTCCTTATACTGGGTTAGGCACTAAATACGGAGGGATATTTGGAGTTAATGCTTTTGGTTCTGGTGTTGCTCTTCTCGGCCCTGGTGTTGAGTCACCTACAAGCCCTGCCCCAACCGTAACTTTATTATTCATATTAGTTATTGAGCCAGATGTGTTCAAATAATTAGCAGGGACCGTTGCCGTCTTCCATGATAGGTCTACTGTTGCCTGTTCTACTGGATATGCTGTTGATGGCTGTGTTATAAACAATGTCCCGCCATCTGTAGGTCCCATAGATGTAGCGTGTGTATGTGGCAAAATAGGATGCGTATGTGGAGGAATAATGTGGGTATGAGTAACCAAATTATTCCCTAAGATAGTTAATCTTTCCTCTATTGATTGTGCCCAAGCTACAAGATTTGTAGTGAATTGCATCAAATCTTGGTTATTAACAAAGTCTTCTGAACAATAGGAGAATAGGCGCATATACAACTCTGCGCGCTGTTGATCAGTAATTGTATTCTGATTTATATCTGTCCATAAATACATTATTTAATCAACTCCTTAGCTTTATCTTTGCCGGCGAGCCTTATTGTATCAAGACAAGATGTAAGCATCTTAAATGTTATGGATGTCTTTCCATCTTTAATGTATTGATCGCCAAATAAGGCTCTTACCGCCGTTATCACATCTGGATCACGCTCTTGCGTTGCTGCCACTTTTACTTGGCTTAAGCCGTTCGATAACGTATTTTTTGCATCAATCAATTGTTTCAATAGTTCAGTCATCTCTTCCATGTTTTGTGGATTATTCATAATTAATCTCCAATGGCAGGCTACTGATTCTATCTACAGGAACTTTAGCCTTTATGTACACAAAAAATGGCACAAAGCTATATGATTGAATGCTCTCTGTTACAATCAATTCATTGTAATTGTCTGTGTTATCAAAATCTGATAATGCCGGAGCAACAGCACCAGGCAAAATCTTAATATCGAACATTCTTTCAATATCTCTGTTAGTTTTAATTTTGATTTTTAAATATTTTACAGAATTATTTTTTGCAACAAATAGCAGTTTATGGATAACTGGAGAATATGGGTTAGTCCCCATCATATAGCCGCTGCCAATTTCCTTTATGGTTTCTTCAACAGGATCAAAGTAGCATATGCCCGCATCTGAAATAACGGTCTCATCAGTTACTTTTATTAGGTTGTAATCCATATTCTTTACCTATATTTTAATTTCATATTTTGTCTATATGAGTTCATTCTTCCTGTTGCTGTTGACCTAGATAGTGCTGGGGCTCTTCCTCCAAATTCTGAACGTCTTGATATACTATTGGGCCTGCGTCTTCTGTCGTAAACATCGTCAGATGAATAAACACGTTTTTCAATTTTATCTGACTGATTATAGGAGAGGTCTCTCTTCTTATCAATAGGTAAAACTGTATAGTCAGACTTAATATACGTATCCAGAATAGAATCTTGATTTAAATGAATGCCTGCTAATGCAATCATAAAAGCATCTAAATCGTGGTCTCCAAGCTCTTTTGATTTGGCTTCATATATTTCCCGCCCGCTAGATAATCTGCTCTTAACAATATACCCGCGCATTTGTTCTACAATGTCTTTTGCATTTTCTCCGGCAAGAGATAATAAGCCTTTTTCTAAGGCACGTTTTGTTGTTTCAACTATAAAGTTTTTAAAGAATTTTTTACGGACATCCCCAGTGACAACATCTCTTAATTCTAATGTAGATGCAAAGTTAACTGGCGTGACATTATTTAATCGTAGATCGGGGTGGTCTTTTGGTAGTTTACCATAATTACTTACGGCAATCAGTTTTAATTGTTGAACGTTTGCTTCACCAAACCCTTCGTCTACGTATAGATAATCTGGCTCAAATTTTCTATTAAGATCAACAATTTTTTGTACGGCTGCAACCTGTGTCCAGCCCTCTCTTCTTACATTGTCAATTGAAGCAACAAATATTTTCTTTTCTATTTTTGAATATGCAAGAATAACTATTCTTGTACCAACTTTATCCGCATTCCAGTCACATCCAAGGGACACAATATAGTTCTGGCGATTAGATATTACATCCGTTACAGGCAACTGCATTTCGTTCTTGACTGCCTCATTTATAAAGTCAGGTTGAAAGACTGCATTATCATCAATCCCGAATTCTGCTTGGATTTCTTGGCTATATCCCATGATAGAGAGGTTCTCTCTATTGGCTTTATCCATATCGTCATTATAGTGAGGAATAACAAATGAAGGAAAATGAAACTCTTTATATTCCGGAGATTGAGAAAGTTTGTACATAATATTTTCACCCATAGGCGTTGATGTACAAATAATCTCTGTGTTTGGCTTATCCATTAAAATCGCCATGATAGAATCAAATGCTTCTTGAGATAGGAAATCCGCCTCGTCAATAATAATAAGGTGAGCGCCTTGACCACGCACTGCATTTGCGTTGTCATTACCAGCTGTAAACGCCTTGAATGTAGAGCCGTTTGTTAACTGTATTTCTTGGTATGGGGATGTTACAGATCTTTTTACTAGTGAATCCCAATCTCCGAGCTCAGGATTGATTGCTCTGATAAGTTTTCTAATTGTATCTGCAAGTTCCTTAGCTTGAGACAAGAATGGCGTAACGACAAGCACTTGGTAATTAGAATTAACCATCATTCTATTTGTTACATCAAGTGCAAGGCCATATGATTTGCCTGCACGACGACCACATCTGATGGTTTTCTTATTGCTGGAGCAGGAAATTTGCATTTTTTGGTACCATCTTGGGACAAATAGCCGTTTATCGGGATCCCTCTGATGAATATCTATGTTCTTTTCTGCCCAGTAATATGGCTCCATTTCTTGCTTAGCTTCTTCATACTCCTCTGCTGTGAAGCTGGAAATGATATCTTCTGGTAAGACATTTATTGTTTTTGGACCAGAACATTTAATTGTGATTTTACCATATTTTCTTATTTGCTCCTGCTGGCAATTGCGACACATATTTTTAACATCTTTATCGTAATTTTTCTGTTTTAAGTAATCCTGCCAACTCATATTATAGAGATCCATAACAGAAGAAGATGATGTCATTTGAGATCTTCGTTCTTCTTTTATTCTCTCCTGGTCAATTATCTCTATAACTTTACTCATTGATAAATACCTTTAAGAATCATAGCTTCATTCCCCATAACGTAGCCTCTGTCATTTAAAGAAGACTTAGCGAGTTTACTCATTGCCCTTTGCCTACTAGTTAAAAGCTGATTTGTTCTAATGCTTGCATCTACTGTTGTGTCTCCGCTGTATATTGTCTTCTTGAGCCTACTTGCTGCATTCTCATTATTAGCGGCCGACTTAAATATATCTACACCTGCATCGATAGCTGTGCTTGCTGCTGCAAATGTTCCAATGCCTGCTCCTGTACCAACTAATAATTTACCTGCCCCCAATGCTTTTCCTAACCAGCCTAATTTTCCACCTGCTTTAATGCCTAAGCTACCTGTGCCAATAAGAGATGTAGCGGCATGTGTCAATTCTTTAGTGGTTCTAAATGCGTAAGTCCCGCCGGCCAAAGATATTCCCATACCAACAGCGTTTGTTAATGCATTATCAGTTAAGGTAGACTCCTTATCTCCTACAAGATACTCCATAGACCCATTGAGAACGAATGCTGCACCAAGATATGCGCCCATTCCTGCTGAAAGTTTATCCATTTTGCTAGCTGTTGTTGATGCTAGAATATTTTTTTGATGCTTTGTTAGAAACCCTAGAGAGTTCATTAAGTCAGCCCTGGCACCTCTACCAGCTGCGAATGTCGCTGCTCTTCCAAGGTGGTCTGTAGCTCCAGCTGAAAAGAATGATTCGAAGTTTTTAAATGCATACATATTTTTTACGCCGCCACCTCTAGTTGGTTGCGTCAACTTCCAGTCTTCAGATCCTATTCTTGATCCAAATCTTCTTTGTGCAGCTGTTTTATTTCTTGCAGATGCTCTTGCCTTCGTATCTAGCGCCTTTTCTACACTTTTATCAGATTTTAAAAAGTCATTAGCAAGGTCATCATGCAATCCGCCTGCACTGTTGCCAGCAATTTTTTGGATATCGAATGCAAGTCTTTTGGATGTATTACCTGCATTATCTTGCTGCATTATCATTTTAGAAAGATGCATAGCGTCATGACCGCTACCTCTATCACCTGCCTCAAGTTTCAGCTGATCGAATCTAGATCTAACACCTGCCGCCTTTTCTCTACCCTTTTGGACTTGTTCTCTTGCCCAGCTTTTTAAATCTTCTTGTTGATCATTTTGCATTAGTTAAGTCCTAGTATTCGTAAGAATGATTGTATGCTTTTCTGTTTGCCATACCTACGCCAGCTGGCATTTGATAATCTAGACCAGAGAATTGTCTAAATGTAGGATCGTTGTATTGTTGCATATCCAATCTTTCTTGTTTTTCTTTTATCTTTTTGACCCTTAAGTTTGCATCATTTGAATCGCTTGCTAATAATAAACCACCACCAATGGCAGCTGCACCAAGTCCTAGTAAACCATGTTTTGCATTTTCTGGTAAGATATCTTTTAGGAATTGATGCTTATTTCTAGCCTTTGTATATTCCTCTTCTAGGCGGGTTATAACACCTCCAGATCGCGATGACTGTCTTTCTGATGAGTTAGCCTCTCTGACAATTGATGCGTCTTCCTGAGTCAATTCTAAGCCCATAGAAACCTTATCTATGAGACTTTCTGATCTAGACTGAATATCCTCTAACTTTTTAACCAAGTCATCATTTTTTAATGCACCAAGGATTGCAGGTGTGTCACCTTTGTGAATTTCTAAAATTTTATTGAATTCATCCGCAGCCTTTGTTCCTTTATATCTAGAATTAATAAGTTCAGAGATTTTGGCTAGTCCAGATGTTTCAGACTCTACTGGCCTAAATCTTGTTGACTCAACCTTATTTACTTCGCCGGTGATAATATCTTTTGTTTCTATATATGTGGAACCTATTTGTTCTCTTATATCAAGAGTTCCGTTTTCTCTTAGTTTATCAATATTAGACAATACAGATTTAGCCGCGGCTCTTTCTTTTAATGTTCCGCTGACAGCTTTCATCTTTTTGAGAAGTTCTGCATTATCTTGAGATAATCCATTCGGGGACATTAACTGATTTCTGATATCCAGCATTCTACGAAAGATTCTTGTCTGTTGTTTTGCATCCGACAATGCGCCATGAGATTCTGTTTCGCCGAGAACCATTTTAGCCAAGAATTCGATACTTGTTCCATTTTCTACAACAGATTCTGGTATAAATCCTTTTGCTGCAGCCTTTGTTAAGGTCGCTTTTGAGAAATCCATAAGGTCTGCCGCATAGAATACATTTGATGGCTGTTTGCCTTTAACTGCATTCTTAGCTCGTCTTTCTGCTTCTTGTCTAACCTTAATATCGGCTTTCTCATATTCAGAAATCACTTCATCATAGATTTTATCTCTTTCAGCAATACTTAGTGCGCCTTTTAATTTTCTCTTTGCATTGGTTACACCTGATGGTGTATATAATTTTGTTTTGCCATTAAGATTTTGCTCGAACATATTTGAAGTCAAATATCCCGGAATGTCACCTTCTGCTGCTGACAAATGTTTTCTTTCGAATGCCAAGTTTTGTACAAGAATCATCCCACTGTTTTCTGTTTTGAAAACGGAGTCCATAAAATGTGAAATACCCTTGTTCCCATCATTGTAAATGAATTTAACTTCTTTTGAATTTGGGTCTATATGATGTTTCTTTCCAGATACATAGTCTTTGTACTCTTGGTTTGTGCTGTAGAACTTATTTTTAGATAAGACTGCTGCCTCTTCTCTTCTTGCAGCGCCAGTGGAGTCCGTATCAAATATTGCCTCAACTCCACTGCGACCCTCTGTGTATACACCTACTGACCAGATTCTTGGTTTCAGTTTCTTTTTTATGATTCCATTCTCTACCACATCAATAGAGGAATTAGGATCTATTCCAGTTGTTTCAAAGTCTAATGAGTGGACAGTTTTGAATGGTGTCATTTTTTAAGTTCCTTTAAAACTTTTTGTAATCTGAATCAATTTTGAAAATCTCTTTTTCTGTTACAAATCTATATATAACATTTGGAGAGTGTTCTTTCAGATAATTAACAGCCGCGCGGGCTTTTCTTCTTACGTTGATAGCTTTAAGTGCATTTGAGGGCTTTATCTCACACAACTCTATTCTTCCATCAGAATACAAAACAAGACAATCTGGAATATAATTCTTTCTTAATCCGTCTGCATCTATATATGGAATCTTTATTGGTTCCAAAAAGAATTTAACAACTTCTGTATTGGACTCTAAGTGTTTGTAGAACGTGTACTCATATGAAGATTTATAAACAATCTTCGTTTGCATTTTTCTAGAGTAGAAATGCCCAGTTTTATATTTTCCGTCTTTATTAAAGAAGGCGCCATTCTTTTTAATGTGTTCTTTTTTCTTGCCTTCTTTTTTCTCTCTTAGTCGAGTTCTTCTACTTCTCATTTTAAAAGTTCCTGCACTGATGGATCAACAAATCCCGAAGTATTTTCTGATCTAGCTTTTAATAGCATATCAATCTTATCTTTAAGGCTTTCTCTATTTGGATTAGCGTTAGTGTTCGAAATTTGAGATGCAACTTTTGCTCTTTCTTTTTTGGTCGCCAATAATGCTTCAAGATTTTTGAGACGCTGTTTTTTGATTCTCTCTTTAATATTAAAGTATTTGGATACGTCTTCTTTAATAATTGGGCTACCATCCTCTGAGAATCCAACTATGTCTTCCTGAGACAAATCTTGATCTTTCATCGCCAGGAGCATAGTTACTCGTCTTTCATACATATCCATTTCGGCAAGTTCTGATACTAGATTCATTTCTGTTGGTTTATCTGGAGTGACATCAAATTCTTCAAAGTATCTTCCTGCCTGTTCTCTCAGATATGCCTGTTCATATGGGCATGGTGCTCCAACTGGGGCTTTGTTCATTTTGTACAATTCGCAATTGTGAACAAGAAGGCCGTTAGCAAAAAAGTTTTTATTGGCCAATACAGAGATATCAAATACCTCTTCTTCTCCGGCCGGTTCTATAGAAAGAATCTCGGTTACGAATACGTCTCCGTATTCTTTGCATGGAGCTAAACCATCTTCTAGATATTTATTATAAAAACCATCTGTGAATAATAGTTTTACACCTTGGCATAAGCCAGTATCAATAGAGATATAGCAATATTTATTGTTACCCTCTTTCGCATAAAATAAATGGTCCGATGTGCATTTAATATAGTGACCATGTTTTGTTGTTAAAAGGAATACAGGTTTTACGCCCATTGATTGCGCGTGACAGTTTGCGAAGTCCTCTGTCATTCTTTTATCTTTTTCAGAGAAACTCCAAACTCTATCTCGTTTTGTAATATCCTTTATTTGTCTGTATGATCCGTCATACATCAGAACGATTGTGTCACCCGTTAAACAGGTTTCCTTGAAATGGCATTTAGATCCTCTGCATTGCATTGGTGCAGCTTTAAGTATCCCTCCTGTAGTTGTCTTTATAATGCTACGATGGAATCTTTGTGCTTCTTCTGGCGTCATAGCCATCATCTCATATGCTCCTTCATCAATATCAAGAGCACTTAAATAATCTAAACGACTAAGCTTGTCACCATGAAGTTTTAATCCAGATTTAACAAAAACAATAGGATTTTCTGTTACTTCTTTTTTGATATCTGAATCTCTCAATGTTGGAAGATCTTCTCTAACATGGGCTATATCTTTTTGAAGATCCATTTCTCCTTTTTTATTGGTAAGCTTGTTTGCCAATGTGAACATATTGGCCAATTCTTCTTGGGATACGTTCCCAGTTAGGTTGTTATACATTAATTTTCTTTTCCTAAAAATGTTATTATAGATATTTTAATTCAATACTAAAAGACCGTGAAATAGAGATAACAAATAGACTCGTATTATTAAAAGGTCTACAAAATATTTTTTACAAATAAAATTCTTTTCTTATTTAATCTGATAAAGTTTAGTATAGTCTAAATTATTTCCTATCGCAAATAGGATTTCCTTTTCAAATACAATATGACTCTTGAGTAGAGTCAATAATTTAGAAGAATACATCTAAAATACTTTCAGATAAAGTCTTCATTTATTATTAATTACCAATAGAGGAAATAGATAACTATCAGTTCAAACAGATAGCTGTTCAAGAATTACAGATAAACAAAAAAGGAGTAGCATTAAGCTACTCCTGATTAAGGTTTAAAAATATTTAACTAACTGTTCAAGTAAAACAATTTCTTATATAGGAATCTGTTATATAAGATCTTATTTTCCTATTGGTTCAATTTTTAAGGAATCAATTCAACTGTTTTTAGGATCTCAAAATAAAGTAGATGAAATTCAGTTTTCTTGATTTATATTTTCCTATTGTTTCATAGCAAAGCTTCTAAGCTTTGCTTTTAAGCTTTCTATTTTTATAAACCAATAGAGAAATAAGTTCTCTAATATATTTAGGTTTTCAAAATTGTTTTGATTTCCAATTTCTTTGTATTGGATCTCAAACCTAGTATTTGTAACATTTTCCTGTTGGTTTGAATTACATCTATTTGATATAGACCAATAGGGAAATGTTCTACTAAACAATATTTGATTGTTTTCTCTTTTTTAATGATTGTTTTCTATTGTTTAGGATCCGTAAATAGAAACTGATTACTTTCTATTTTAAGGTTTCTATTAGCAGAGCTTTTGTAGCTCTGCGTTAGGAGACTAAACAATGCTGTTTAGGATCCCAAGATCTTATTTAGGAATGTTATCAATTACAACTGATGTACAACATTTGTTATGATGTTCAAATACAACAATTTTGAAATGTTGTCTAAATAAGATCGCTAAGTTTTGTAGCCTAGGATTTGTAGTCAAATGTAATCAATTTAAGATTGTTTACTTAATGGCGCCGAGATGTTAACTCTTTGTTTTGAAAGCCATTTAGGAAACATTACAAATACTATAGCTACACTAAGGGCCTGGCCTGTGTCGACGATTCAGAAAAAATAATTACAATTTATTACTACATTAAACTATTTTCTCCGCACAGAGGTCATTCGTCTTGTTGAGCGAGATCTAACACATTTGCTCAGCTATGGTCATGTTGCATAAGTTCCATAACTCCCGCTATTACACGGCGATCACGGCGGCGGATTATTAGTCCGTCTATCTCTACCCTTCCAGTTGCAGTTAGAACAAATATTCCGTAAGTCTCGTAAACCTTAAATAAAATATTTGAACATGTTAGAGCTCATTAACAGTATCTCTCTAACACTAAAGTTGTTTCTTCTTCCCATGAGGTCCGTGTCTCGCGACGTCGGATTTGCAAACCCTCTTTCCGTTAACAGGGAATTTATTTATACTGGCCAACTTTCATATTGCTTTGATGTATTACTATGATAACTTCAGGGAGTTTACATCAGGGAGCTTACGCTGCTTCAGCAACCAGTTTTCGACCTACTCCTTCTGCCAGGCACGCCCACTTCTAGGAGTTTCATCATAGTTTCCACGCGACCTCCCTCTAGAGGTTATTTATACTCAATCAATTACGAGTTGATCTTTCTAACGGTACTTTCCTATGAGATGCTCTATCCAGGAATCCGGAAGCCGTAGTTTACCCCGACACGGATATTTCCCTTCGCTTAAAGCATAAATGCATTATATCATATTTTCCCCAATTCCTGTCAAGAAGAATTTTTCCAAAATAGTGTAAAAGTTTCTTAACAAACTATGAACACATTTTTACAACAATATTTTCAGAAAAAACTTGACATGTTTTTTGAAAATCAGTACAATTCAAACTGTAGTTGATTCTGCGAAACTGTTCAATAGAAAATAAAATAATAAAAAGGAATTATAAGATGCTTAAAGGCGATTTTTTAACTGACCGTTATCTACAATCTCAGCCAGAGAGATTAACATTTCACAATCTGGCATATGTATCAGCTTGGTGTGCACAACCAAGACTGTCTTTTAATGACAAAACTCTTGAAACAGACGTGTGGGCCGCGAATGATGTAGTCTCAGAAAAACTAGGAAAGATTTTCTATGAAAACTATATGGGTTTCAGCGAATTTGAATTAGAAAGACTGGATATTTACCCAGTTATCTATCTTGTTTCAAAAGAAGAACGGAAATCCATGACTGGTATGGAAGAATTAGAAAATAAATTTATCTTATCGACTGCCCTGTTGACTTACCGTATTGTTCGTACAACAACTGTTGAGACAGTAAATGAAGAAACTGGTGAACCAGAATTTAAACAAATTAAGAATAATATTAATTATTCAATAATCCTAGAACAAAGCTTAGACGGCTACGTTGTTCCTCTAAAAGAAATCATTGTTATGCTGTTTAATTCAGCAATTAATTACAACAGAGGAATCAAATATGTTCCACACAAAGATATGCAAATTGTTTTAAATTTGCCAAAAACAATAAAATCAGAAATTGATGATAGATTCCCAAATGAATCTGATAACCCATTCAACTCTCCTCGCGCATTGGTTGACTATATTAATCACACTTACCAAGAAGAGGCAGAAGCATATGAAAACAAATACAATCAAGATAATTTGTATATCGAAGTGACAGATGATACAACAGTAAATAAGCTACACAGAAACTTTCCAACTCCATATATTGAAATTATGGAAGCATATAAAGGATCATTCAGATGCAACCCAATGTACTAACTCAAAACGAACTAAAAGATTTTATCTTTAACGGAAACAAAGATCTTGTTACTGGTCATGTTGTGAACGTAACTAATTTGGGAGAGGCTACATCCTCTCCTTCTCCTGACAACAGTATGTCTTTTGAAGAACTAAAGGCATTTATTGAGGAACCCGACCTAGTGTGGGTTAATCCTCACGAAATAGAAGGTGCATCACCAGTAGAAGTATTTACAGATGAGGCCGAACACATTACAGACACAATTCGAGCAGGAGATTCTACGTCAATGGAAGAAATGACCGAAGGATCTTCTACTATTCCGTTAGTTAGATTTAGCCATACGACTCTCCCAGATGGAATCTTTTATATGATTGATGAATCTGGTGTTAGTCCAGATATAACGCCAGAAGATGCTGCGCTGATTTCAGAATTAAAACAATCTGTATCGGAAACCTTGGCTAATTATGGCGATTTTGCAGCAGAAACAAGATCTCCATATTCGCTATGTGCACAACTTAGTTCTACTCTTAGACGAATTCTTAATCCAGAAGAAACACGAAATGGATACACAATTGATGCGACACATTCATTTACATATGGTGCAAATGGCTCACAAACAAATGGCTTCTCAATTCTAGTTTCAGTAGAGATTGCAAGCGATGCAGATTTCCATCTGATCGAATTTGAAATCGAATTAAATTAAAAAGATAAAAAATAAGACCACAGGTTAATTCCTGTGGTCCTTTTTATTTTAGGCAAAGAGACACTCTGCGCCTTCACATTGTTTTGTTTTGAACAATTCAGACTCAGCATTGCGTCTTTTTGTTAAACCTTTAAGTTCAACTTTCTTTCCATTAACTGTTCCCTTGTTCCATTTTTTAAATTCTTCGGCCGCCACGCCATAATTGCCAGAATTTAATTCTTTTAACAGAGTGGAGTTTTTAAACGCTCCAACGCCAGTATTAAAGACAAATGAAACAAGTGCATCAAATTGATTTTGGGACAATTCAACTGTTACTAATTTGTTAACAGCGTCAATAGCGAACTGAACATCTTTTCTGAAGACTTCATTCGCTTCCTCTATTGATATTTTAGCAGGAAAAGATTCTCCAGCTTTGATTGCATGCCCCCAGCCAATTGTCATAATTCCGACACCATCATTGTAGGCATGATCAACAAAGCCTTCAAATCCTTTAATTAGGTCTTCTCCAGCTTTGGAAAGTTTTTCATATTTAGTTATAGCCATTTTATCACCAATTTATTATCTCCGTTTTCTTTAATGTGCTCCATGAGGTAGCTTAAAGCAATTGTACCATCAGTAGGCTCATAAAATCCCTCATTATGACGAAGAATATCAGACCCAATAAGAATATATCTACCATAGATATGAAACACATCTATATCATTTTTTGGAACTAAAGCGTGCCCTGTTCTATCAATCGCATTATCTTTCTGTCTTAATTGAACATTCAAACTTGGATTAACAATAAAAGGAACTTTAATTCCCATCACTGGAGATTCTTCTATAATAATATCATAGCTGCCTTCATTGACACATGATAGGCCAACTATTCCATTCTTTTCATCTTCATTGAAATCCCAAGGAGATTCAAGGGTGTATATCATCTTTTCAGAACCATCTTTAAGTTTCAATTTAATCCGGCCGTGAACACCAAACTTACGTTTGATAGACGAATTTTGTTTAAGTCTTTCAAGGATCATTTGCTCACCTTAACTTTAGACATAAACCCTCTTTCCTCCATTGGTGACTCTTCTTCAGACTCCTCCTCAGTCTCCTCATCTGGAGAAGGGAGGGCCTTTCTTTTTTGTCCATATGAATCCGCAGTAAACCCATCTCTGCCAACAGTATATCTAGTTGCCACATTAGATGTTAAATAAGCAGCAACAATAGAGATAGTGATCATCTCAAATGATGTAGATACAAGCTTCCCGCGGTCCAATAGAACACAACAAGACAAAAAGATAAAAAGAGAAAAGAACAGTTTTCTAGAAACGAACAGTGCCAAATTTCTCTTTATAATTTCTATCATCTTTTGCTAGTTTCCCTAATAAGAGATTTCAACTCTTTGTCCAAATCATTCACACTAGAGCGTGTTTCATGCATCTGGTTATTAACCCGATCGATATCCCTTTGCATTGATTGCAATTGGATTGCCAATTCGGAACGAGTTACGATCTCACTTTTAAGTTGTTGAAGCTCTCTTTTTGTTTGTTCAATCTGATCGACAGAGTTATCAATTTTACTGTTGATTCCTGCCACAACCCATGCAATGTATAGGACCATTGAAAAAGCAGATAAGAGTGCCGAGACTCCTATCGTTCGTGGAATTGTAATCCCGAACATCATATCTCTTGGTTGAGCCATTTGCTGTTGCCTTTGTTGAGGATTTTGTTGTTTATGATCTCGTTTTGGACGGGATCTACTACTACTCCCCGCGCCAACATTTTGATTTGTGTTGTTTTCCATTTATAAAACCTTAAGAAGAGTTGCCAATTCTCCTTCCCTGAAAATATATTTAACCGTATCTGCTAACTTTTTTACTATTGTACCCTCCCGAAAATCTAGAACTGTTAGCTCCAGTCCAATTAGTACCACCACTGTTCAATCCAGAATAGGTTTTACTTCCAGCAAAGACAGATTCAGTTGACATTGATCTTCCGGCTTTCAGTCTTGATGTTGCAGAAGCAGAAATCCCTTGACGTCTGTCAAATGCATCATTAATAGCTCTAGCAGAAACATTAGGAGAATTCACTGCATCCATCAGTCTAGCATTCAAACCTTTTTGAGCAAGTTTAGATTCAGCCTGAGCCCAAGATGTTCCTTCATATGCACTAGCAACACGATTGTTCAAACCAATCTGCATTGCTTGTTTGCGATTCTGTTCAGATCTATCAATAGCAGACTGCATAGCCTTTTTACTCAGTGATTCTCTCTGCGCAGCAGGGGGTATTTTTGGAGTAACCTCCGGCCCAATTCTCAATTTGCCAGGATTGAAACCAGACAATTTAGAGGCATTTGCATTAGCAGTCCCAAGAACTGCTTCTTTCATTTGATTTGCTGCATTCTTAATGCTGTCATTAAAACTGAAACCACCTTGAACACTATCACTCTGTCCAGCAAAGTTACGATTGAACTTGCGAATAGCGTCATCGTAACCTTTTTGATTCTTAAATGCAGCTTTAGCTTCTTGTTGAAGAGTGGCCTCATCAGTGAACAATGCTTTGGCAAAATTAACTTTCATAGCATCTTGTTTTGTATTGACACCATGCGCAAATGATTTGGCATCAGTGACAATTCTTCCAAGTCGCCCTCTTCTTGCATTGATACCAGCAGAAATCAATCCACCAATAGCAGCACCAGCACCAGCAATCTGCATAGTGTCAGCAAATGTTGTGTCGGATCCAGTCCCAGAAGCAACAGCTAAACCGAATGGAGCAGCAACAGCCCCACCAACCATAGCAGAAGAGAACAAACGAGATTTCACATCGCCGGCGGTTAAAACACCATTGTTGTGCATCATTCTTTCTAATCTGGTTGAATTGTCCATATTGGCATGAAGAGCTCTCGCCGCGGCTTTGTCTGCATCAGTCAAACCAGCTTCACCAAGTTTCCTAGCTCCTCTAGTTAAAAATTCGCCTATTCCAGCCATCATTCAATCTCCTTAGAAAAGAAAGCATCTCTTTTAGCTCGAACATCATCAGTGAATCTAGCATCACCTTCATCAAAGAAACCTTTGTTTCTATTGAAAGCACGAGTAATATCTTCTTTCTCATGAACAACAGAACCTAATCCACCAAGAATCCCTTGACTTTCATTTGCATTCTTACCAGCAAATCCTTCAAAACTGTTCATATATGCTTCAGCATTATTATATCTATTGTGAGGACTAATACCACCAAGAGGAACACCAGTGTTTTCCATTCTTTCAGCTAAATTCTTTGCTCTTGCATTGACACCAAAAGCAGAAGCATGAATATCTTTAAGAAAAGACCTCGCGCCGGCATTTTTGTGTAAAGCATATGCAGCACCAACACCTAAAGCAGCACCAAAAGTGCCACCACCAACACTACCACCCATAACAGTAGTATTATCAGAAGTAACACCTCTAACAGCACCATAAGCAGCACCACCAGCACCTAAAATAGCAGCGCCTCTAGCATACTGAGCCTCTTTAGCACTATCATATAAAAACTTTCTAGTTTGAGTATAAATACTTTGAGCAAGACTCATAAGTAATAACTCCTTTCATACATGTACAAAATAAATAATCATTGCTCAGATAATAGAATTATCTTCACTCTGATGTAGTAAATAAAAAATCTTTTGCAAAAGTGTAAAACATAGAAAAAGAAGATAAACTCCAATTTCTAAGAAAACATCTTACCACATAGCAACTATCATAAAAACAATTGATTGTCTATTAGTGAAAACTTCTTATAGAAGGATAAAATATATAAAAATAAAAATGAGACGAGAGATATAAGAGAGAAAGTAGAGAGATGGATAAGAGCCCCCTGGGTGAGATGTAGGGAGAGATATTTATTGATATGTAGTTTAACACCTGGAGTTAATTTCATTTTTACGGTTACACTCCTGGTGTGTCCAAAACTGTTGCACAGTTTTGACTCACACCAGATCTCCTGTTTGTAGTTCTTAAACATAGTTTCATATACAACATTTTACGCGCAGGGATCTGGTGTGTAGAAAATGTTAAAAACATTTTGACTCACACCAGAGGTGAAAAGTTCTTAAAATGCGTTTACGCCTCTGGTGTGTATTATGGCTATCTCATGGCCTTAATACTTTGAATGAGATTTTTTAGATATTTTAATGATAAATGTTTAAAATTTAATTATGAAAAAATTTTAGAAATTTCGCATGAGAGGACCAGGTGTGTATTATAGCTCATCTGCAACATGGGGGTGTATCCGGGATTTGCCCCCTGGGTTGAATAGACCAATACAATATGAATTAATATGTATATGCATTGATCATATTCATTGGGGAAGCGTTAATCATTTTTTATTTTTTAATTGGAGAACATCATGAATAGAATTTACTATCATGGAACAACAGATGCTAATGGAATCAATTTTATCCTTCTTCCACCTGTTATAACTAATTTATTATCAGAAAAAGGAAGAAAGAAAAATCTTGATCGTGTTTTTTATACTCATGATCTTGGTTTAGCTCGTATCTATGCCGGTAGAGCAGCCAGATCAATAGGAGGAAATCCTATCATACTTAGAGTTGTTACACCTGTTGATGCTGTTTGTATGAATGATACAGATGGTGCTAGTGTGTATCATTGTTCTTGGGCATTCTGTGAACCTATTTAATTTAATTTAGTATTGATGTATCTTGTAAACAAATACATCAGATGTTGTGATTAATGACATCTAAAATTTATTAATCATCCCGCGCTGATTTTAGTGCAAATCATTAAGTAGTTATCTTATTAACTACTACTTATAAAAGACTTTTATGGACACATGTGAACAGCCATTCATATGCGTTCTTTTTATTTAACTACTCAATATGAAGGAGTAATATCATGGCTAAACGTAACCAACAAACTGTTTTCAATCGTTTCGTAACTTTTGTTTCTTCTTACTCTGAAGAAATTCGTAGTGCTGCTCGTATTGCACTTGTTATTGGCACTGTAGCAGTTGCAACCTTTGCTGCTGTATCTTGCCTTAAAGCTGCTAAACATAGCATTGAACAACAGCACACTAAAATTGAGAGAGTGATTAATAACTAAGATCTCTTTCTTACGTATATGTATGTTGTTACATCATCGTGCATACATATATTAACTGATTGCTTAAACATATAAAAGTAATCAATACAGATGATTAATCGCTTTCTCTATTGATTAATAAACAAATCAAGTATCAATAGAAGAAAAACAAAATTAAATGTATCCATTAGTATTAAATACATTTGTTTAGGCTTTCATTATTAATATGCCTTTACACGTATATAGGATATATTTAAGCATAGCGCCCTAAAAATAATGGGGCATTAAATAGAGAATAGGGTCTCTCAAACTTTTATTATAAATGCTATATAGGATTAGTCGTCCTAGGACCCAAGCGCAACTCATTAAGGAGAGTTATCATGACTAAATTTAATACTGTAAACCAAACTGTTGCAACTGTTGTTGAAGCTGCTCGTAAATATGAAGTATCTGCTATTGATACTTTAAGTACTGTCGCTTCTCAATTTGCCGCTATCAAAGAAGTCCGTTTTGAAGAAGAAATCACCGGCGGCGATTATGAAGTAGTTGTTTACTATGCTACCAACAAATCTATTCCGCAGTTGCACACTGATGCAATTATTGTATGTGTTCGTAATGAGGCACAATATGAAGAAGAAATGGTTGTAGCAGTTATTAACAAAGAAGACTTCCGCGGCTTTAAAGCCAAAGAAGTTGCATCAAAAGCTCGTTTGAAATGGGCTAAAAAAGTAGCAAAACAAACAGAAGAAAAAACTTCTTCTGACTTTATTTTAACAACTCGTGAAGCAGAAGTTTCACAAAAATCTGGAGAGACTACCATGAAAACTGATATCGAAATCATTCGTAAAATCAACCTCAGCACTGAAGATAAACAATCTATTCAAGCTGTATCTTCTACATTGCGCACTGCAAAACAAGGTGGTGTTGTATTCTTGAAAACTTCATTTGGGGAGTTCAAAACAACTGCTGCTGATGTAGTAGCAGACGTTAAAGGTGGTGAAGTTATTTCTAAATCACTTGAAGTTTATTTCTCAAAAGTGAATGGCCAGCTTCCTGCTGATGCAGAAAACTTTGGCAAAATCTTCAATGTTGGTCAAAGCTTCAAATTGGCAACTTGGGCAATTGCAACTCGTGAGAACATGAACACATTATTATCTCGCTGTTTCTTGACAGTGACTCATACTGCCAAAGAGCCTGTCAATGGTAAAGAGTTAACTCGTAAAACAACTTATGGTGTTCGTATTACTAACGGCAACCTGTTACTGGCTGCATTGGTTTCTTTAGCCAAAGATGCACATGCTAAAGATAACTTTAAAGCAATGCAAGAACGTGCCGGTTTGCAATACTTCATTCCAACTAACTTGGAAGTGAATTCTCAATTGTTTGCCGGTATGCAATCTGATGTAGCGGAAGATATTGCCACTCGTGAGGCGATTTGCTTTGATAAAGAAATCTTGTTTAAACTGAAAGAGTATTTCAAAGGCGAAGAAACTATCTCTGCATTCCTGGTTAACACTTCAGCAGATATCAGCCACAAATTGATGAACCGCAATTTGGTAACATGGGAACATGAATCATCTATGGTTGCTTCTTATCTTGGTGATGCTGTATTAAGCGTTTACGATGCTAAAAAAGCTATTGCCCGTATGGTGTTGGAAACCAATAGAGGGAATAAAGTGTCTATTGGTAAACGTAAACTTGCCGTATTGACTACCGTCACTAATGTTGATGGTTCTGCTGTTGAACCTGGGGCAGCTATGGATAACAAACTGTTAGCAGCATTTGCCGGTGGTATGTCTCAAGCCACTAAAGAACTTGTACAACAATATGGCTTCTTCCGTTTTGTATCTAAACACCACGCTAAAGGTGTTGCATACAATTCTGGTAGCACTGTAGTTGATAGCATTCTGTCTCAATTGGGCGCAGAAGTTGTTATGCCTATGTTCAAATCTGGCACTATTGGTTTGGCTCATGCAATTTTAGAAACCCGAGGAAAAGAAGTTAATCTTGATGAATTCTTGGTTAATATCTCTAAAGATGGAGAGCTTGCAGCAGATCTGAACAAAATGATTCAAGACAACTTGGAGTACATTGAAATTGATGGCCTGAAATATGGTTTCTCTTGCGTTGAAGAAGAGTTGTTTGTTTCTGATTTCTACAGTCTGCAAGGTTATGTTCGTAACCAAGGTGTTGAAACTCTTAAAGAGAAAATTGACGCTCCTGTTGTAAATGGTTCAGACACTGTTGATACAGAAGAGTTTGATTTCTTCCAAGGCTTTGTTACAGAAACTGAGGAAGAGGCTGCTGAAGAGGAAGAAACTACTCTGATTCGTGAGTTGTTGGCACCTGTTATAGCCGGCGATATGACCCACTCTCCTGTTGTTGCATTGAAAGTTATGATCGACAATGGTGAAGTTGTTAAAGCCAACAAAAAAGGCTTTGGCGGTCTGTTAGTGGCTCATCAAATCGAAGCTCAATTTGGTAAAGAAGCTTTGGAAACTTATCTTCATACTGCTATGGATAACAATGCTTTGGTTCAACTTCCTAATCTGAAAGCAGGTTCTCGTCTTGCTAAATTTGACGAGGCTCAAACTAAAGTGATTATGAATCAAGTATTCACTTCTGCTTTACGTCGTTTGTTTATCAATAACGGTACAGTTTCATCTGTATGCGTATCTTTGAAAAAAGATGATCGCGGCGGTTTGACTATTGCTGAAACTATGAATCAATTTATTAACAACCTGTATTATGGTGTTGGCTCTTGGACTGGTTTATTCAATCTCGAAGAAGGTTTCGCCTTGACTTTCAAAGGTCGTGAATATGTATTCCCAGGTTCTCAATACTGGAATGATGTTAATCGTGTTATCGTTGATAGCGAAGGTGTTAAAAAATTCCTTGGCGGCGATATGTTCAAAACATTTGCTTCTATTGCAATGATGATTCGTAATGAAGCATTTGCCAAAGATGAGCATAAAACTTTTGCTAAACACACTTTAGCTCTGGAAGAACTATTTGTCGCAAATGAGGCATTCCAATTCGAATTGGTTAACAGCCGTAACTTGGTAACTGTATTCCAATTAGAAAATGATTTCACTGTATGGTGCAATGATCGTAAAGTTGCCAAAGTTATCAAAAACAATGGCGCAGTAGGCTTCATCAAATTCCCTGTATTGATGGAAAACAACGTTCGTAAACTGGCTGCTAAAGCTAAATCAGTTATGAGCTATGAGTCTCAAGCTGAAAAAGAACTAAATGCAATTGTTGAAGCATCTGCTATTTATGTTGATCCCATTTGTCACATCTTGAATCAAGATGACACTGATGGCGACCGTGCTACAGTGTTTGAAATGGTTGGTATGCAAAATGAAGAAAACTTCACTTTGGATTCAGTTAAAGAATCTGTTAGCTGGGGTACTCAATATGCATACCTGTTAGATGAAGTTTCTAGCATTGTTAAAACTAAATGGATCAATAGCGAAAGTGTTAAATCTTATAGCCGTGATGATTTCCAAGATGCAGTTAAAGTAATTGCACTTGCCAAAGAAATGACAGGCAAACACACAAATGCTTTGATTGTTGCTATTCCTTTCTTGAAAGGTTTGGTTGGCAAGAAAACATTTAACGGTGAAGTTTTGACTGAAGAAACTGTTAATGACATCATCGCCGCGTATGGTTTAGCTGTTCAATCTGATGCTGTTACAAACATGAAACATAGCAAAGGTGAAGTTAACGTGGTTGAAAACGTTTACATGATGGGTGAAGCTCAACATGGCGAACAAATTAACCGCGTTGAGGCATGGAAAGCTTTGATCATGAAAGGTGATTTTGAACTGAGCCGTGCTTCTGATCTAGCTGAGCTGATTGCTTCTAACATCTATGTAATGGCGGACACTTATGGCTTGTCTCGTATTGGCCAAGTAAATCATTACAATGGTGAAGGTTATGACGTTCATACTGACAGCTTCAATCTGTTTAACATTGTGAACGTAAACCAACGTTCATTCTGGAACAAAATCCACAGCGCTACATTTGCAACTCGCATGAATGGCAATCTTGTTTCTTATGTTGAACGCAACACTATGGTTAATGTGTTTGGTAAAATGCTTGCCAAAGTGAAACCTGCTCAATTTGCCAAAGCTCCTATTGGCGCTATGGGTTCTATCCTTAAAGTAGCTGCTGAGAAAGCTCTTGTAGAAGCTTCTATTGTTAAAGCAATGGCTTCTGCTAAAAAAGAGGAAGTGGCTGTTGAAGTTGTTGTTGCCGAGACTCTTTGATGAGAGCAGAGATGGTTGTTGGAGATATCTTTATGATTATCACATCAACTGGAAGAAGGATAAGTGAGGCCCTCCGGGGCTTCGCCCCTTCGGCCCTCTCGCCTTGCGGCTCGAGGGTTCCAAACATCACCCATTCGCTCATTTAATTAGTATTACAAAATATCAACCGTTTTGTGTCGGTAAGTTTATGAAAGAATCATAAACCCACTTTGTGGATCCTTGTGATAAGTCATAAAGCTGCTTCGCAGATTTCTGTGAAAATTTAAACAATTTTTATAAGGAGACTTAAAATGTCTAACAAATTGCTTTTGGTTCGTGTTCCGCTTTCCTCTGCTTATGAGGTATTCTCAAACTTTGTTGAGGTGGACTATCGTATTATCTCTGAACGTGCAGATTTTGCCGTTGAAATGGCTGGACGACCTTGCACTGTTTATCTGAATGAGGTTCGTCTTAATATTGCTAATTGTATTGATATTAACACTCGTTGTATTGTTGGTCAGAATTTTATTTCTTTTCCTGTTCTTAAAGATGATTATCTTTTTATTGTTGAGGCACTTGGTAAATTTATTGTTCCTCGCTCTTTAAAATGGTATCAAGAGGAAATTGATTTGCTTTCTGATGAAATTGCTCGTGATCCTTATTTGGATCTTTATTGACCAATGGGAAGTATAGAGACTCCGGCGCGGACATTTGTTCGTGTCGGATTTCCTTTGAAAATGTTTTTATGTTTTTCCAAAATCTGTTTTCCGGATTTTGGTTTGGGAGTTTTCTACTCCAGATACCTCTCCTTGATTTTAAAAACCGATTAAATATGTCGGTTTCTTTTTGAAAGGATAAACAACCAAGATGGTTATCACAGATGTCCTTGTCGGTGCGCATCCTTTTCCTTGCTCGAATTACCATTCGTTATGAACTTATCATCTATACTCCGTGTCAAGACTGTAACTAAAGCTGTTCACGTTCGTTCACAGACACTCTCTGTAGTTAGTGCTACTGTTAAGCTAACCATTTTGTGTCGGTATCTATATGAAAACTTCGTTTTCCTAACTGCTCTGCAGATATGAAAGCATTGGCTTTCGTGTTTTCATCTCTCCTTAATTTGAACCGATTTTCGTGTCGGTTCTCTTTTGAAACACTTTTATTTTTTAACAACAGCCAACTCAAGGAGATTTATCATGGCTAAATTAACTTTGAAAAATGTTTTTCCATTAATTCAATGGGCTCGTTATGCAGATCAGGTTGCATTTGTTTGTTCATCATTTCCTGAATTCCGTTTAGAAGGCACATTGGATGATTTAATGTATCATGCGCGGGATCCACAATATGCTGAAGAGTTAGTTAAACTTGGTATTGATACTGTTTATGTGTATCGTTGTCATAGTTGGAAACCTGGTCAAATGGTTACTATTTATCGTTTGTTACCTAATGGTATGTGGTATAAAGATGGTCCTGCTGTTTATGATCGTGATTTTGAATTCGATTTGAAAGGGGTTCGGAAATGAATCTGAATAAAAAGACTAAAGCTGAATTGGTTTCTATGGTTGAAAAGCTATCTGTTGAATTAGGATTAGCTAATCAAACAATAGGAAGATTAGAGTCAGATTTGCACAGTGCTCAGGTTAAGGAAGAAAAGAAAACTTCCCGCGCGGCTATATATCGTGATTCCAAATTTAAAGGAACTAATAATCCAACTAAAAGAGCATGGGGCTTATATTGGAAATTCAAGAAAGAATATCCACGCTGCCCTGTTCGTATGGATATACTAGAGGATGGCTCTATTGTCCCTATGTATATGTCTAATACAGATGATTGGTATCCTGTTTCTGCAATAATGTCTTTATAAGGAGTTCAAAATGTTATTAACGCCTTTTGATCTTAAAGTTGGAGACTATTTGATTCAGTTTTTAGCTAAATCAAAGTTTCTGCTTAATGGTGAACTTCCTGTCCCTTATCTTGTTAAACCAGATGATGAATTTATTGATTCTGATTTATTAGATGGTTTCAATTTTTATGAACCTGCATATCAATGTAGCGGCGGGAATTATTATAAATGTAAACTAGGACTGTTTGGAGAAATAACTACGTTTGATGAAGATTCTGTAAAAGAGTTCTTATTGTCTGCTGGTCCTATTTATAATAATTGGAGACAACTGAATATTTGTACTGATGAAAATGAATATATCATCATGTATGATGCAAATTTTGTTGTTATGGATATTGACTCTTTCTTTGCCGAATAACCAATGGGAACTGGTACATTTAGTGTCGGTTCCTTTATGAAGATAAATATTCAACTACTTCGTAGATGCAATATTTGTTTTCATCTCTCCTTGATTTTATGGGCCGCCGGGATATTTATATATCTTGTCGGTCCTTTTTTGATAGAGAAATCTATCACCCTCATTTTTAAACCAACTGTCTTGAAAGGACAAAATCATGAAAATCAAAATCACGTTAACTCCTACCGAACTGTCTGCCGCTAAATCTGTTATTCATTACGGCAAACAAAAACTACAAAGCTTAAAAGACGCTTTGAAAGTGTTCGTTGGCAAATTCGGTAAATCTTCTATTGGCAAAGAAGTAGAAGTGATTCGTAACGAAGCTGTTTTTAATATCGAAGAAAGCGAAGTGAATGGCAACTATGAAGTTGAATTCTCTTTTGCAGAGACATACACTCTCCGTTCCTTGGATTTGTGCAATCGTATCTTTGATGCATACATCGGCTTGTTTGAATCTGTTCTGCCAGCATTCGCTATGTTCGGTAGTAAAATGCTCTCTATGTCCAAAGAGTATGACGAACTGAACAAAGAAGCTTCTCGCATCCGTCCAGTTGTGTATGAAGATGGTTCACCAATGCCATTAGCATCTCGTGCTAATATTGATTTCTCTACTCCGTATGATGGCGTTACCTTTGTTGAACAGTTCAAAGGTCAAAATATTGTTGTACGTCCAGAAAAAGTTGATTCTATTCGTAGTGAATATTCAACTGAAGATGGTTTAACTCATATTGTGATTGAGAAAGGCAATATCATTCTTGCTGGTGTTGTTGCTACTGCTGCATATGAAATGGTTAAACGCAATGAACCTGTAACTCTTGTTATGAAAGAAGTCCGCGATCCACGTGCAAGTGATATGACTAAAGCATCTGTTGAACGTCTTGTTGGTTCTGATGCTGCTCGTTATTCACTGTTTGATAATTAATCAATCTGCGTGAGCAGCTTTAGTTAGGAAATAAATAAGAAAGTGCCGGCGGGAGTGTAAAAGCTCTTGTCGGCATTCCTATGAGAAAGTGTTTTTAATTTAGATACACTTGTCGGAAGGCGTACTATTTCCACTTGTGTCGGACCTTAATATGAAAGGAATTCAAAATGATTTTACCTACAACTGTTATGATTATTCTTGTATTGATTGCTTTACCTATTGGGCATCTTATTTCTATGCTAATACTCCGTTGGTTAGCAAACCCAATGAACAATCGTTACGTTCGTTTTGTATTGGATTCTTATTTAGAAGACATTCCAAACAAATTAGAAAAGAGCCGTTGGTTCACACCGGTGACTAAAAGTGTTGATGTTGAGATACTGGATACCAATGGCAATGTTGAATCTCTATTAAAAGGAGAATGCCGTGTTACTACAAATTGATGTTCGTACTTTTATGGACAAAACAGGTTTCCAACCTGAAACTATGGCTGGTTCTATGAACTTTATATTTAAAAATCATCGCGGGGTAACTTGTCGTGACTCTATTAGCAATATTCAATACGATCCTAATACTTGGACTGTTAGTTTCGATTGTAGTAATGGACTGGCACGACATTTAGGACTGATTTAACCAATCAGGGAACTGATACAAAATGTGTCGGTTCTCTTTTGAAAGATGAACAACTAACCATTGGAGGTTAATATGAAAACTGTTCAAATTGATAAAACATTATCGCCGGCGAAGCTGAAAAGACGGTTAAATGTTATTCGAACAAATATTAAACGTTTGGAACAACAAATTCCTTCTTTTAAAAAGAAAGGACCTACATTCCAAAGTCAATTAAAAGCAATTGAAGCCAGTCATTCTGGTCTCTGTGCTGAATACGCATCTCTTGTTGGTTATTATACCAATAAGGGAACTATTGCCAATATTGGCAACGAATGTTGTGTCGGAGATTATGTGATTACGTCTCTGAATGACATTGGTCCATTAGCGGCCGCGTTCTTTTCTTCTATTGTTGAAGAAACCAAAATCCAATCTGATAACCAACCAACTGAAGAGGTAACTACCATGACTACTCCTACTAAACAAACTACTCAATTCGTTTTTCCTGAAGCACAAGTTCCAGGCTTAAACTATCTTTCTCCAGAGTCTGTTGCTCTAGATAAAGCTGAAGCAGCTAAAATTGTTAAAGCCGTTAAAGCTGGTAAAGCTCAGGCTAAACTGTTTGAACAAATTGAAGAAGCAGCTGATGCTTATGATGGTTCAACTGAATCATTTGGCAATGTGTTCTCTACTGTTCGTCGCTATATCTTGGCAATGGAAGGATACAAAGTTAAAGTTGATCCTAACAATGTTTTGACACAAGCAACTGGTATTGAAATTGTAGATGCCGCCGCTAAATCTTATTATGGTGCATTGGAACAAACACATGCAACCGAAGAAGAAGCAGTGCAAGCAATGGAAGTGTTAACAACTGCTGTAGAAAATACACCTGAAGAAGAAAAAGAAACCTGGACTCATAAAATCACTGTTGGTTTCAAAAATACAGTTGGTTTGTGCTGGGACTTCGCCAAGGGTGCATTCTCTTATCTGGTTAATGGTGTTTGGTACATTGTCAAAGCAGCTGTTGCCTTGGTGTTCACTGTATTCCGTACTGTTCTAGGCATTGTTGATGCAGCTACAACAAAAGACTTTGGCAAATCTGGTAGCAAAGGTTTGATTGCTAGAGGTCTTGCCGGCGAATTAGATGCTGCCTAACAAATCTCGCAAGAGTTTGTTGTGAACAACAGTGAACCTACATGTCTATCGTCTATTGTGATGCTAAACGTATTGGGTACAATCTCTACTTGATTGGATACTGTGATGAACTCATGTTTGAAGGTCATACAGAGATGTTCAATGGGGATAATAATGAAGCTGAATTGAAAGCAGTTCAGTTAGCATTAGAAAAATATCCCGGCGCGGATGTTATTTATACAGATTCACAATACACTGTATCTCGTATTGATAATGAAAAAGTAAAACACATCCCAAGAGAACAAAACCAATGCGACATCTATTTGCGCATGAATAAGTATTACAAATCCGCAAAGCGGCTTTAGTTAGAACAGGAAGAGTCGATACAAATGTGTCGGCTCTTTTATGACAACTGTCTTTCTAATAAGAAAAAGAAGTATTCTTTAGCAAAAATATGTCGGTCATTTATTGAAGAAATAACAACCAAACTCTTATCGAGGTCCAGTTGTTAAGAGATAAACAAACCAATAGCGCGAGTGAACACGAAGCGCGATAAGGAAGTGTAAGCGAACGCATTAATATGGTGAACACCAGTTGTAAAGTTTACTATTAAATGTATCGGCGGCAATGTTATTGTGAACTATCACAATTTAGAGAATAAAGTTATTAATAAAGGATATACTGTTCATGAATAAGGTTAATACCTGGCGCGAGATATTAATATAGTTCTTATTAATAAGAATTGTATCTCTTTAATTAATAGAGAAGGTAATCTTTATTAATATGAATTACAGTTTACAGCTTAAATAAGGTGTCGACGCATAAATGAATATGTTCTCTATCATAGGTGTATAAGATACCAATAGAAGAATAACAATCCTTATACAATTGGATACTGTTCATGATAAAAAATAAATACCGGCGCGGCCGGTTAAATAAAACTGTCCTTAATGTGGAAAGTACATCTAAATACGGATAAGACATATAGATTACAAGCGTATCTAAATAAAGTACCTGGCGCGGTAATATTGTAAACTGTCCTATTAAGAATAAATAGCACATCCTAATGGAACAAAGACACCGACGAGAAGTGTATAACTATTTCCCTATTGATAATAAACATACATCTTTTAATATGTGTGTCTCCTATTAATAGAAATAAAAACATCTAAGATTAAGTTCATTAAGTCCCTTATTAATGGTATTAGTAACCAATAGAGGAATAAGACATATAAACTAGGTGCACAAATAAAGATGGGCGCGGCGGTAATTTTAAAACTGTTCATTAATACAGGTAAGCAATTTGTTGAAAAGAATGGCACCCGGCGGGAAGTGTAATATATTCTCCTATTGGTAAAATGAAACAGTTCAAAAATAAGAAACCTAGTATCCATACCATTTAGATAAACTTTCTCCCTAAGGAAAATAAAACACTCTTTTAATAGATAGCGAGTGAACACGAACGACTATTAGATTCTCAAATTGAAGAATCCAGTATCCATGCGGGATTGAGAAAACCATATAAATCTAAATAAATAGAAATAAAGAAAAATTGAATACCAAAAATACATAGGATTATAGGTTTTGATTATCATCGCTCGGAAGCCAGCATTAGAAAAAGTGTATACCATATAATGAACTGAGTTTACTTTTATAACATGATAGGGAAAAAGTCCAATAAATACGTAGGTTCTGAACAGCTGGTACATCAGTTGTTAAAGGTTTATAAGTTTTCTCCCGGAGAAAACAAACACTCTTATCAACTCAGTTGTGTCTGTTTCAAAATGAAGTGCATTTCTATATATTTCAAACAAGTCTTAAAACAAGTGATATCAACGCTTAGAAAAGAATGTAAATCTATTTAATTAAAAACTGAAACACAAGAATACAATTTAATTTAATTAAAAATCTTGAAAATATAAGTTCGCTTCCCTTTGCCGCAATTAGAAAAAGTATATTTGGCATAATGAAAAGTCTTTACTTTACTAATAGTAATGCTGAAAATCCTAATAAATACGTAGTGAATCAGAAACAATTGTATCGGTTCATTAATGAAGTATTGTTTTCTCCCTAAGGAAGTAAACACATTCTTTTTAGAGAATAAAAACAAACCGATTAAAAGTGAACAAGAAACCTGAAAAAGATAGCGCTGGCGCGCATAATCTCTATTTCCCCATTGGCAAGAAGGAAAAAGACGACTTTCTTCCTAGTGAAAACAAACATATCAATAGTGAACATAAATAATAAGTGAATCGAATCAATAAAAGAGAATAAGCAAACACTGACGAGAAGTGCAAAAAGCTTTCTTGTCGGTTATTTTTTGAAGTGAAACCAATAAATGGCGAACTTCAATGAACGAGCTATCGCTTAAATGTGTGTAATTCGTGCTATCGCACAAATGTAAACTCTTTTTAGAAGGAATCGAAAAATGAACGATTTGAACTTAAATTTGGACCAAAATTTGAATCTTGAACAACAAAACGCAGTAAACACTTTTCACAACATTTCTGGAATTGTGCATTTGCCATCGAAAGAAAACGCGCGGCTTTTATATCAATTGTCTGTGAAAGAAGATTCTGAGCATCCTAGCGGTTTTTCAGTGAGCCTTTTCGCAATCAAAAACTTTATTTCAAACAATCTTTTTAGTAAGCAAAAGCGTCAAAGAACTTGCTGGAGTGCGATAAATGCCGATGATGGCTATCATTTCAGTGTTTCTGACACAAATTCTGAGCGTGCTGCTAAAGTTCGTAACAATAATGCCTTTAATTTCAATATGTTAGAGACGCAACCTGTGTTTAATGCTCTCTCTATCAGTGAATCTCGTTTGAGCACTTTTCCTGTTTGTCCTTCAGCTGATTTTGCGCAGTCTGATTATGCAATCCTGAATCGTGAAGCTCTAAACGTCTTTACTGCATGGAAATATTTTGAAGAAATTTCTTCTGGCGATTTGTTTATATCGCTTAATAACAACGAAATCAAGCGTTTACCTAAAGCACTTGGAAATAATGGCGCTATTGCTACATTTAAAGCATATCTGAAAAATTATTTGGATGAATATGCTCGCCTTACTTCTATTGGTGCTTTGATTGACTCTGCTGTTTTATACATTCCTGCTAATGCTTGTAATGCTATTGTTGTTGATACAGCCTCTTTTAAACTTGATACTGTTCCTGCTGTTATTAATGGTACTGTTAAACAAGTTGATGTTCGTAAAGCTCCTAAAGCTTTTTCTCGTTTAGCTGTTGATACTTCTTTACGTATTATTGGTAAAGGTGTTATTAATATCAATAAAGAATGTGATATTTTGTATCCTGCTTATACTTATGGTATTAGTAATACCGGCGCGGCCGGTTCTGTATCTGATGATGAATATACTGGTACTCAGTTTAGTCGTCGTGAAGTGTCTTTTGATACTTTGAATGGTAAAGAAACGTTTGCTCGTGTTGTTATGTTTTCTATTGGTAATGCTTCTGTTCGCAATGGATTATCCCGCGCGGAAATTTTTGAAGAAGCAATTTCTCGTAATGATGTGATTCATTTTGAGAATGGCAATCTTGTTGGGTTTGAATCTCGTTTTGAACCTGATGATAATGCTGTTCCTGCTCCTTGGTGTGTTACTGCTCGTATTAATGTTCAAAATTATAGTTTGTCTCGTTCTGCTGGTTTTGAACTTGGTGCATTGGCTTCCTCTGTTTCTGAAGAAGATAGCAGTGTAGAATTTGGCGCCGTTGATGTTGTTGGTGCTGATGATGCTAATGATTTTGATCTGAGTGTGTTGACTCAAGATGTTGCTCCTGTTGTTGGTGTTTCTACCAATAAGAAAGACAATGGTCCTGTTCAACGTGTTCGTAAAGAATCAGAGCGCCGCCGGGAATCTTTGAACCGTAAATCTGAGTCTAAAGCAGAAGCTGAACCTTTGGCATCTGTTGATGATACCGATCTGTTCGAAGACGAATAACATCTGAATGGAGAGCTCCTTATTGATAGGGGCTCTCTTCAATTTTTTTGATAACCATGTGTAATGTTGTTCTTTTTCTTTTTTAAATAGCAGTTCGCAAAACTTTTGCTGTTTAGCATTTTATTTTCCTATTTTATCTGCGTTAGCAGCTTTAGCTACGGCTTATAGGTTACATGGATATCAGTTTTTGCTCTTTAACAAATTAGAAATGTTGTTCATGAAGGAGAGGATTTCATATCTTATTTGATATGGTTCTCTCTTTTATTATTTTTAATTAAGGTTATAAACCAATAAGAGGAATCTTGTTTTTAATTTTAAATTTCAATATAGTCTGTTTGTGTTTCTTTTTATTATTTGCTTTGTATTGTTATTTTTAATTTAAGACCTATTCTTTTTATTTGTTTGTCAACTTTTTAAACAATTTTTAAATTGGAGGTTCATTTCAATATGGATATTAATATCTTCGCCGCGCCGTGGATTTACTTTCTCTATTTGTTTGGTGCATTGATTCCTATTGTTATCTTTATCACTTATATTATAGGAGAAAAGAGAATGAATGTTCGTAAAAGTTGGATTGCTTTTGATTTCATTGTAACGGGAGTTTTTTGGGCCTTTATTCTTTATCCAAATGAAATGGGAAGCTTAGTTATTAAATTCTTTAAATAAAGAAAGGAATACTAAATGGAAACTTATACTTCATTTATTATTTTTGGATTTTCATTCAAGATTATCTTGTTTGGATTGATTTGTTTCTTCATTTTTAATGGGCTTAAATTATTTATGCCCGCGCCGAAGTCATAATTTTTAAAGGAGTATTACTATGTTTGCTGGTGTATTAGGTATTTTAATTCTTGCTGCATTAATGCATTCTCCATCATTTTTTCGTGGCCTTTTTGGTTTTATAAAAGATTGCGCTACTGATATCAAACAAGATATCAAAGATGAACGAATAGAGCATGAAAATGAAATTCTTCGCAAAGCTGAAGAGATTAAAAAACAACGTCAAGAAGTTCTTGAATCTAAAACCACTTCATTTAAAGAACTTTACGATTATGATCATGAAGAATTTAAACTCGACAAATAAGGAAGAATCAAAATGATTTCTATGATTGTGTTTGGTTCGCTTGTAACTAGTCTAGCAATTATTTCTGTTATGGCTAAAGCATCTCCAACATTCCTGAAACGTGTTTTAGGATATGAAGCGTATGTAGACCTTATATTCTCATTGCTTATTGGTTTTGCTTGTGGAATATCTGGAACCATGTCTGGATTTGTTATTGGCGCTGCTACTGGTTTAATATTTGGTTGCACATTGTTTATGTTATCCAAATTGTATGGTTATCAAAAATTCGAAGATGGTAAATGGGTTGATTATCCTGCCAAATGGACTTTGAAAGCATTGAAAGATAAAGCTTCTACTGATGGAAAAATCGCAATTCAACAAAAATTGAGTTGCTTTAATAATCCTAAAATGGGGAGCTTAGCATAATGCTTATTTGTTTATACTATCTTCTGAAAAGTTTAATCCTGATGATTTAGATATCAATAGGAAAGGAATTAAAATGAAAGAGGCTGTTCAAAAGAAAATGACCGGCGCGTTTAATATTATTTGCGCCCGTTTGTTTTATAACAAAAATGGAAATATTTCACTTCCTAAAGCAATAACAGTTGTTTCTGTTATTGGTTTTATTATTTTCTTTGTTCCAAAAGCACTTATCTTTGTAGTAGAAATTGCCATCCTTGCATTGATTGGCTGGGTAGTATATCCAGTTATTAAAGCTTTTATTGATGGCAAACTTGAAGAAGCATCTGATGTTACAAGTAAAATTGAATTAAAAAAATAAAAGAATGCCGGCACGTTAAATGGTAAAAACGTGTCGGTTATCTTTTGAAATTAAAACTTCAAAAAACTGATATGTAGATCTTTTTGAGATAAATTTAATTTTTAAGGAGATTAAAATGACTGTTAAAGAATTGATTGAACAATTAAATAAGATTGCTAATAAGGACGCAGAGATCATTATTTATGATAATTGTGGTGGTTCTTATCCGATGGAACAAATAAATACATATTTTACTGAAGGAAATCGATCCGTTGGAACCACTTTAGATGATCAAAGAGTAGAATTTGTTGAATTTAGTTAAGTTAAAATAATTGGGAGATTATTATGAAAAAGTTTTTGCACATTGGTATAATAGCGATTGCCTTAGCTGGATGTGGCCCTTCTCATGTTATGCCAAATAAATTATCTGGACCAGAAAATGTTTTATTGGGACAAATTATTGAAGAGGCCAGTAAATCTGATACAAAGGTTACATTAGCTGGTCTTGAAATGTCAGATGGTTATAAATATTTGGAATATAAATCACAATCGCCGCGGGTAAATTTAAATTTAACAATTTACAAGCGTAGTCCATCTAAATTTGAAAATTATTATGAACTTAATCTTATTAACATTGCTGAAAAGAAAGAATTGCATATTTCTGCTAATGGCAAATCTGAATTGGTTCAATATATAATTAAAACTTTAGATGATAAAATTCATAATACTGATTATCAGAAACAAAATGAAGCCGATATTAGTAAATATATTGCCGGAGTTAAATAAAATGAAAGTACAAGATGCTTTTATTAAGAATTTGAAAGATTATGGCCTGCATAATGCTATGCTGTGGCATGCTAACTATTTGAATAATCATAATCTTTCTGAAAAAGAATTTCTTGAGACGTTTTCATTGGAATCTTTTAATTTCTTTAACGGCAATAAATTCAAGGTTGTTCATAAAACTGAGAATTTTGGAGATGTCGTTTGTGATGTTGAAGATGGTTATATTGTAATTGGGCATCTTGAGCATAACCACAATTTATCCAAAGAGTTTTTAGATGATATCTATGAAAATGATGATTCAGAATTAGTTAGAAGTGCCATTGTAAAGAATCTTTCTAATCGATTGTGAATAGAGTTGTCCCGGCGTATATAATGCGTCGGGATTTCTTTGAGAAATTAAAACAAACAAATGGAGTAAATTTTTATTTATCCGACAGTTTGTAAAATAAAGCTCAAAACCGACACCGACATTAAAGCCGGGTTATCACCCTATGAATCAATCTTATATGAAAGGTATCAAAATGAACTTAATTAAATGTTTTACAACTTTGGCATTAGCTACTTGTATTAGTAGTGCATTTGCTCAACAAGCTCCCTATATTAATCAAAAGGAATCTGAATGTCTTGCACAGACCCTTGTATTGGAACAACGTAATGAAAAGTTTACCAATACACAATTAGAAGCTCTTGGCGAGATGTTTATTAATCGTTTGACAGCTAACGGATATGCAAATACTTTATGTGCTATTCGTGATGATCGTGCTGTTAAGCCTTGGAATAAAGCTTATGTTCATAAAATCTCATCTGGATGGACAAATACTTCTTATGCCCGTGAAAAAACTATCGCACGGAAGTTGTATACATTCTATAAGATGGGTATTTTTGAATATCATACTGGTGGTGCATTAGAATACAATTTCACTGGTGAATTGCCTTCACAACGTATGTTTAAAACAGTTCGTGTAGGTAAGATTCATTTTTATAGCACTTATAAATAATTGGTGTTATAAAAAACAATCAAAATGTAGTATAATTTACAAATTTCTTAATGGAGATAAACATTATGCGTAAACTTCCTAAAGTTGGAGACCGTTTATTGATTAACGTTCTTCCTGAATTTGACAAAAAACAAAATTTGTTTACTGGTAAATCTGTTTTGTGCAAGAAATCTGAACAAATTGAGCGTACTATTGCTCTTGTTTATCGTGATGGCACCGTAAAAGATAATGCCGGTGAAGTTTGGAAAGTTATGCCAAAAGACGATTATTGGCAACCTGCTCCAAACCAACGTGTTGTGTATTCACAGCACTGATAAAAGTTTTGCTGCTTAGGTTTTATTTTTTAAACTGAAGTGTTGAGATTTCTGGTTGCCTATTTTTACCAATGGGAAATCTGAGTGGCAAATCTATTTGACGTAAAGTCCTTTCTGACAGCGTTCTTAGAAATAAGAACCTATGGCGGCAGTAGTGGAAAGACAGCAACGCCGTATTGATTATTCATTTTAAAAACTCCTTGTTGTAATGTTGAAATTGGTGAGGAGCGGATAGGGATATCTGCTCCAATATCCATATACCTGAAAGGATTTAAATCATGGTTGTTTGTATTTGTAACAATATTAATCATAAAACTATTATTAACCATATTAATGATAAGGGCACATTTGAAGATTTAGTCTGTAAAACTGGTGTGACTACTTGTTGTGGTTGCTGTAAAGACGTTATCAATAATATGTTTGATGAAAATGGTGTTAGTTGTGGTAATGGAGTGTTGATTGATTCTCCTACTTCGTCTTCCAGCGTGACGAAGAGAATATAAAGCGCATGGTAATCTCCTTAAGACGTTATTTGGGACGTTAATACCAAAAGAGCCGTGTGATACGGCTCATTTCTTTTTAGAGAAAGGAATTTTATGAATAAGATTATTGCAATATTAATGTCATTGTTTCTTTTATTTTCTATGCCTGTTATGGCAAGATCAATTGAAAAAGTAAATCATAAAGCCGAACTGAAATGTTTAACTGATATGGCATATACTGAAGCTGGCATAGAAGGCGAAAGAGGTGTTAAGGCTGTTGTAGACGTTATGTTTAACAGACTTGAACACAAAGCATTTAAAAATACTATTTGTGGCAATTTTTATATGAAGAATCAATACGAGGGTTCTAAATATGTTAATCGCCGCAAGAATATAGATTTGTATAATAAGATTCAAAAGCAAGTTGCTAGAGAATATGTTTTGTATCATATTGGCGCATGGAGAGATAGTACCCGCGGCAGCTTGTTTTTTAATACAACTGGGAAACCTGCAACAAGACGAGTTGCGCTTTCTCATAAACTTGGTAGACATTACTTTTATGCAATTAAGGTTTAATGTCTTTTGTTGACGCTCTGCTTTTGCAGAGCGTTTTGTTTTTATCTGTCTTGAAAGGACTAGGTTATGAACATTCGCCCTAATTCTGGTAAGGTACCAGTTATTAGCAAATACGCATCTTTATCTGATGTGTTTTCTATTTTCTCAAATGATTTGGTTTATCCTGATCGCGTGAAATGGGATATGCACAATGGTTTGTTGCGTATGTGCGTATCAAATCCAGATTCTCCGGCGCCGGATTTTGAAGTTGAAATCCCATCTTCATTTTTCGATCCAAATTGTCGCTGGCCAAGCTTTGTGTATTGTACACGTCATATCAATAAGAATGTTCCATTGGAAATGCTCTCTCATTTAGAATTGCTTTTTATTGCATTTAAAGAACGTTTAGACGATGCTGTTAAACACCTTGAAGTGTTTTCTACTTATATCCGTCGTGATATTGAAGCTATTAAAGATTTTGTGGAATACACTCATAAGTGCGCTTACAATGCAGAATTGAAAGCATCTAATGTTGTTGTGTTGTTAAATCCATATCGCAGCAATACTGGCGGTATTATCGAATTCCGTAAAGAGGTTGCAAATCGTCCTTTAGGTGACGCTTTGTATTCCAAAGCCATTATGAGCATTTCTAAAGAGGTTATTGTTGAGAATGCTAAATTCTTCAATTTATATCCTGGTTCTGAAACAATGCTTTCTAAAAGTAATAAGCTTGTTGTGGCTGTCGATGAATTTAGTCGTGAACCAACTGCAACTGGTTTTGAATTGGTTTACAATGAAGAAGGCGATGTTAATGGTTATTATACCATTTTTCCTGTTAAATCAGCTTTGCCTGCGCGATTGAAGACTCACCTTAATGGTGATGCATTTCGCCTTGAGAAACCTGATGAAGCTATCTTTCTGCAAGATTTGATTCGTGATGAAAATAATCAACTGGTTACAAAAGATTCAACTTTTCGTAATGCCTTGATGGTTTATGAAAAGATTGATGAAGATAGTTATCGAATGGTTGCCGGTGATATTGAGGTTAGTCCCCGTATTGGCCGCGAAATTGTTCTTCAGGATCGTCATATTGAAACAGAATTTGATGGCCCAGAGTCTTTGTTAGTTGAAGAAGGGAAAGAATATTTCTCTAAAGGCGGTGTTGTTAAACTTGGCACTTATAACGGCGTTTCAGTTATTATAGATGGTGTTTATAAAATCCTTATTAAGGAAATCAAAGAAGTTGGCTTTTCTGAAGCTATCCGAATTGATTACACTGCCTATTATAAAGCTGGAAATGCTCGAATCACCAGTCATACCGGTTTAAAAGGTGTTACTAAGGTTATGCAAGATTGTGGAGATATTGAATTCATTGATAAAGATGGAAATCTCCGTTTTGAACGTGTTGATATTGTTTGTGGCGTTAATTCTATTAAAGCCAAAGAGAACACTGTTCGTCTTGCGCAAGCTGCTTTTGCTGTTAAGTATGGTTTCTATGTTCCCAAAAATGGAACTCATCTTGATTCTCTTGATGAAGAAGAAATCAATACAGCGGCTGCTTCAATTCCTAAGATTAAGTATAAGGTTAACCGCGCCGATAAGGTTGAAGTGCGAGAAACCAAGTTATATGGCATCGTTCAAATTCAATATACTGAATTAGGAAGTCATTTTGCTTATATCAAGGATCAAAAGCTTAGTTTTAATGCTTTGCGATATATTGATCAAACCAAAGAGTCTCCTTTGTCTGAAATCATCTTGAATAATTTTATTGATGAAGAAGACAAAGAGGCTGTTATGGAGATTGCCAAATGTTTGCATGACAAGAATACAATTTTCGCCGCGCCGGAGAAAAAAGAAATTTACACCCTTAAAGAAATTGGCAAGATGTTCAAAACATCAGACCTTATTCTTGATCATAGCACCTTGTTGCCGCATATGAGCCGTTTATTGGATGAAGAATTCAATAAAGGATTTTATATCAATTTAGGTGCACAGCGTCAAGGAAAATATGTAAGAGTTCCGCCGGCAAAGATTATTAATCGCTTCTGTGGAAAACAAACAGATGGTAAATATGTTTATCCTGGTATTGTAGTAGAGATATCAAAAATTATCCGCGCTGCAATTGAAGGGCAAGATTCTTACTATCAAATCATTCCAAAACGAAGCGAAAGGAATCAAGAACGTCCATGTGCATATAAACATTACAAAATTGCATTAAAAGCAATGTTGTATAAAACGGAACTTGGTGGACAAACATTAATTCAAACAATGATTGTACCGCGCTTAAAAGGTGTAAACCTTAAACAGGTTCATGATATGTATGTACCAGAAGGCGTAACTGTAATTCTTGATCACAGCATTTATAATCAACTTCATAAATATGTTTACGGAGGTAATGAAGAATATAAGGATGCAAGTATTGTTGCGTTTACATTGAGAAATCCATTCTTAAGTAATTTAGGACACCAGTGAAATCATGCATTGGTGCGTACAGAGATTAAATACTGGAACTCCTTAAAGCTATCTTAACCAAAACAGGTGTCGTAAGGCAGAATGGAATGGTTTAAGAATAAGATAGATATTCATACACAAATGATAATGTGATATTGTGTTATGATGTTACAATAGGTAATCAGTAGGGTTAAATCCCAAGCGGAATTGATCCTCAACGACTATCCCTGAAATGGGAGTAGCAATCTAGCGATTGTGAAAGATCTCTGGCTTTTATTGTTTAATAAAATAATAAATTCACAAATATTATTTTGAAATATTATTTGATAGAAGTTGTAATATAGTCTCGTCTTTATGGAAACATAAAGCTGGGTTCGTCCCGGGCATGAAATAGCGAATCATGTTGAAGAAAACGTATGGAAAACGCAAACAGTGATATCTCAAGTTTGGGATGAAAAACGATTTAACCAGTATCTATTAGATACATATGGTTTTGAACTAAAAGATTATCTTGATGTTAAATCAAATCGTTATTGCATCTTGCATTCAAAATCATTGAATATGCAAAGTCATTCTGATGGTGACGGCGATCTTGTGCAACTCACTACACTTCCTGGTGCATATCTCCAAAAACTTATGAAGGAATTTAAATTATCTAATGTTACAGAAAGAATGTTGGCATGGGATGAAAATTTCCTTCATGATGAATGGAGTAGCATTGAGAAGTTAAACTGGAAAACTCCTTATAAAGTTTACTATTGTAATGCTGAATTTAATAAACCTGGTGATTGTTCATATCCAGATTTATTAACCAATAGCGCTATGGCTAAGAACGCAGTTGGTCAGTAAGTAAATATTTGATATGGAATATAAACTTTTAAAGAATCTAGTTCTAGCTTAGATGTTTATATTCCTGTTTCGATATTTAGGGCTCGTCAAAGTGGTGACACTTTGAATGAATCGAGATGTATCGGTGAATCCTAAGTCTTTTAGATATGGAAATACCGAGAGCATTTATAATTTAAAAGTTATAAATGTTTGTAACGCATAGATTCTGAACCTTTTTGTTGTCAAAAAGAATATAATGAATCCACGAGCTCTCGACATCTCTAAATAGAGATGAAAATATATGCTGAACAGGGAATGAATTAACATTCCATTATGCGACGAAAGTCCCTGAAGTAAAGGATAAAAAACCTTTACGATAACATTTGCCAGGCACAAACCAAGCGTGGGTATTCGGTATGATTGCTGAACTTTATAATGGATTGCGAAAACAACAAAGCGAAGATGCTCGTCTTGCTTTTAGAGATGGGAAGTTTTTGTCTTTAACTGATGCTGAATTTCAAGCTGCTGATCATATTTATACAGAAACGGTTGAACGTTATGTTATCAATGCGATCAAACATATTATGGGCGGCGCGATGCAGCATGAGAAGTTTTTACTTAAGAATTTAGGTGAAAATAAAGGTAATCTTCAAAATGTTGTGAAAACTATCACTAATGAAATGCATTATACCAAACGTGAAGCTATGACAATTATCACATTGGCTATTTGGGCTAATATGAATGAATTAATTGATTTAGCTAGCGCGTTTTTGAAGATGCATAACAAAGGTGAAGTCGATGCTGTTGATTTGAATAATCCTGAAACATTTAAGTGGTTTGAATTACTTGTTGAACATTCCTTCTTTGGAAGAATGATTAAACCTGTGTTTGAGATCCATAAGATTGCTGAAGGATTAATTGATATTGACGGCAATGAAAGTGACGTTAGTGAAATTGAAGTTAGTGATGTTCTTTGATTAACTGTTGAGCTGGTGTTCCAATAGGAGCTCCGGCAATTGTTTTATTTAAGGAGTTTAAACATGAAAATAGAAATGTCTATTCCATTGTTTTTGACAATTCTGTTGTTTACACTTGATTTATCCGGCGCGATTGATATTGCTTGGTATTGGATTATTGCCCCATTTTGGCTTCCATTTGCTATTGCACTTCCATTGGCGATATTATTAACCATTCTTTACTATATTATTCCTGGAATTTTTTCAGATAAATTCCGACGAGATATTGATCAAAGGATTAAATTAAAAAGAAAATAAATATTTGATAAAACTTATTTTTAACTATATGAAGATTAATTTATGCGTAAACCAACTCCTGAAAAAGTTTTGAAAATTATTGAAGTGAAAAACAGACAAGGATTTGATTTCACGGTTAACTATTATTCTTATCGCGATATGAAACTTCGCCAAGTAGTTAAACAGTTAACCAAACGAGGTTTAGTAAATGTTAAACGCAATAAGGATCTGTTCATTGTGAATTTGAAACAGCATGGTATTGTTCGCAAAATAGGAGATTAAAAATGAAGAATGAAGTTGTAATTTATACTGATGGTGCATGTAAAGGCAATCCTGGACCTGGTGGTTGGGCGTATTATCTTTTTATTAAATCTGATCCATCTATAAAAGTTGAAGACAGCGGCCATATTTCTGACACAACTAATAACCGTATGGAACTTATGGCTGTCATTATGGCTCTTAAAAAATTGAAGAAATCATGCAAAGTGACTCTTCATACAGATAGCCAATATGTTAAAAATGGTTGTGAATCATGGATGACAAATTGGAAAAAGAATGGATGGAAAGGTTCCAATAAGAAAGAAGTTCTTAATATTGATTTGTGGAAAGAATTAGATAAGCTTCTTGAAATACATTCTGTTTCTTTTGTTTATGTTAAAGCTCATAATGGTGATCAATGGAACGAATATGTTGATAAATTAGCATCTGGCGCGGCGACAACTCCATCTGAAATTAATACAGGTTGGTAAGTGTCAATGTTATTTGCGTAGTTGTTCCGAAGGTATTATTGCCGATAAACAATACTACGACTTTGTGACCAATCTGTTTAAGGAATTAAATGATGAATAAACATAATTTTAAACCTATTCTTGGCAGTGTGTATTATTATGTTCATGCCGATGATTATTCAAATTATTTTAGTGTAAGAAATTCTGTGTGGGATGGTCGTGATGTAGATTTTTGCAGAATGCGTCGAGGCGTTTGTCATATGTCTTATACATCTGCTGCTGAACATTGCGATATGATCAATAGGACATGTGATTTATAAAATAATTGAATATAATCAATAAACTTAATGGAGATTTATTATGAAACCTATTATTGGATATTGTTCTAATCTATTAAAAGCAATTGCAACTGAAGCAGCTAGCGCAATTGAATATGATACTTGGTCAGATGAATTTTGTCGTGAGCAATTATGTTCAATTCGTAAATGGTGTCATCAGGGTATTACACAAGAAATGCTTGATAGTATTACTGCCGATGATGTAAGTTTGCTTAAATTGCTTGGCTGGCAAGTATGGAAAGAAGATTATGATGGCAATATGCTGCTTTGTATGCCGCTGTATTGTAAAATGGCATTAGCAGAAGGCGTTAAGCTATATTCTATTTTTGGAAAATATAAAGAAGTGCGCGATAATGATCATCGATTTGGCGCTCTTGCATATGGTGTTTTACTTAATACCAAGGGAAATCCTGTCTCAATTAAATTCTTAGCAAAAGATGATTAACAATATTCATTTCTGTGCTGATTTTTACCATTATTTTTATTAGGAGATTTAAATTATGAATAATCTAAAAATGCGTCGTAAACGTGCTTTTGTGAAAGCTAAACTTTTCAAAATTGCATCTGTTTATTTGTTTACTAAAACTGAATATCGATTTGCTTTGCATAAATCAAATAACGATTCTACTTTGTTTAATCTGATTGCATCAGGTGTTAAGAACGATTTTGAAGTGTGTGAATTGGCATTTGGTAAAGATGGCAAACGTAATCGTAAAATTGCGTTGATGCAGGTTGAAGGCCTTATTCATATTTGTGGTCAAGATCAGGAAGAGTTTGTGTCAATGAAACCTCCGTTTATTGCTATCGAAGAATTGAAAGATTCTTTGAATCATCTTCCTGCTGAACAACTTGCATTCATTTCTGATCGACTTCCTATTTCTATGTTTGGAGTTTAGAATGTCTCTTTATGAGATATTAAAACAGGAATTAAAAATAGAAGAAGAGAAAGGCTGTTTTTTATATAAGCACTTTCTCTTCAAATTGATTTCTGAAATTTATTCTATTTTTGGAAACAATGTTTCTGATATTCAAATTAAGCATTTTTTGAATAAAGTTATTTCTGATTTGAATTGGGATAAAGCTCGTTATATCGGAAAAGATATAACTATGTATTCTGAAACTTCTTTAAAAATAGAGTTGTTAAATAAAATTTTGGAGTTATATAAAAATGAATGCGAGAGTTAAATCTAGGCCAAATTCAAAATCTGGACATAAGCAAACTGTAAAAGATCCTGTTGTATCAATAGCAAAATCCCGCCGCTGTATAGTTATGCACTCTGGTGGTCCTGTATCTGCCTATTTACTAGATCATTTATCTCCGATGTATGATTCTATTCTTGTTGTACACTTATCTGATAATAGCTCATTTAAATTATCTATTTTAGAATCTGTTCAAAAATCTGTTGATCGATATGATAATTGTCGACTTGAAATGGTTAATTTTGATACGCCATTTGAAGGCGTTAAAGATTTATTTGAAGCCATGAATTTTGCTATCAAAACAACTGTTAAGTCAACTAGTATTGAAGAAGTTTATTTAGGCATTACAAAAGATTTCTTCTTTGAAAATAAGGCATTGCAATTGTTCACTAATAATGAAGTGGATCTTTTAGATTTTCTGAAATTTGAGAATTTAAAAGTATCTCTTCCTTTTGAAAAGATAAATCGATCTGAAATTGTTAAAATGGCGATTGATGCAGATTTAGATTTTCTTGAAGATCCTAATCAATTTAAATTAGATGGATTATATAAATTGGTTAGAGATAATCTTTGTCCAGCACTTTACAATTTGGCATCTGGAGATAAATATGTTGAAAATTTCAAAAGTGCTTGATTGGTTTTTAAATGTTTTTTCTTTAATTCCTAATAATAGTTTGCCGCGCGTTAAATATAAATTGTTTGAATGGAACATGGACACAGATGAACTTGTGTTTAATTCTCTTTTTGATTTGTTTATTTTTATTTCAAAAAGTTGTATTAGATTATCTAAATCAGCAATTTATTTTGGCGGCAAATATTATTTACATATTGGTTGGTATGAATCTTTCTCTATTAATCATAAAAAGTTGGTTAATGAAATTTGTTTAGATTCTATTAATCTTCCTATTTACGATCTTTTAAAAGAGATTGCTGCATCAATACAGCATACAGGAATTAATAATATAGTTATCAATAAAGATGGCTATATTAAAATTTCTAAAATGCTGAAATATGATGTAAGTAAAAACAACCTTATGTGGGAATCTAATAAAGGTTCTCTTGTTGTCATTGAGGATGAGGGAAATGTTTTAACAGCTATTTTTAATTATTTAAAAATGGTATGTGAATCAAATTCTTCTACTGTTGGACATCCTGAAATGTCCGTATCTGATTATTTAAAATTTAGGAGTTAAAAATGAATTCAAGTAAAATTACTGTTTATGCTGCGTTGGGACGTAAAAAGATTTTGGAAAAACGCATTCAACAGCTTACAAATCTATCTACATTGCGCAATACATCATTGGTTGGCACTGATTTGGTGTTGAATTGCAAACGCAATGAAAAAGGTGAACCATCAGAAGGTGTTGCTGCATTTGAAAAACGCTCTAAAGCATATCTTGATGAATTTGAATCATTAAGCAAAGAACTGGTCTCTTTGACAAATGCGATTCAAAAATCAAATTTGGAACAAACAATTCGTATTGGTGGCAAAGATTACACTGTATTTGAAGCCGTAATGATCCGCAAACAGCTTGAAAATCAACGTGCTTTGTACAACACAATCAAAAATCAAGTTGCTGTTGCTGAACAAGTTGTTGAAGATAGCAAACAAAAAGCCGAAGATATGATTGCTAACATTCCTGCTAATATGGCAAAAGATGTTCGTGATCTTGAAATCATGCGCATCAATGGCAGTCAATTGCGTGAAGTTATTGCTGGTTTTGATTATCGCAAATACCTTGATGAACAAGGACAATTGATTACTGCATTTGATGAAGAATTGAATGTAGCAATTACAACATCTAATGTTGGTACTGTTATTACCTATGAATGGTAAAACAAATTAAATGTAAAATAAGTTTTTAATAATAAGATACGAGTATAACGAAAACTGAAGAATAAATCCCTTTTAACAATTTGAGGATATAAATTGTAATTACTAATTAGCGAATTGAACACTCGCATAATATTGATATATTTTGTATAAGAGAAAAATTATCGGTTCGAATCCGATTTTGTCTTAGCGGGCGAATAGCCAAATGGTAAAGGCATTCTCACTTTTCCTATTAGGGTATCAGTAGATTAGAAATTAGTTGATTACAATTTACTCTTTATTTATTGTTAGATGATTATGGTTTACCCTTTAGATGTTTACAAAAATCCCAAGTAAAAAGGTTTTAGGTAAAGAGGTTTGATTTTCCTATTCAGTTTCCTTTGGGCTGTTATACTTGTATCTTATTTCTTCTTGGAGTTTTAAATGAAGAGTAATTCAGGAAGTACGAAACAAAACATTATTTTTATTGTTTTGATACTATTGGCTTCTTCTTTCTATATTTGGTCTTTAAACAATAGTAAGAAATCAATAGAGACTCATGGCAATTATAAGATAGATTGCAAAGTTACAACTGTTGCAAGTGAAATTACTATTTGTAAGGAAGCGTTTAGAAAATAAACGTGCTGAGGGCTGTCGGCCCTTGTTTTTTAGATTGTTTGAATTTTAGAGAATAAGAATAATAAATATGAATTCAAAGTATGATTTTGAAGAGCTTTTGGCTTTTGCCAACAGCGACAGTGAAAAAAGAATTTTTAAAACAATTCTTGAAGAGCGGTCCATTAGAAAAGCTGCTCGTAAGTTGAATCGTTCCAATGGAACTATTACCAGCGCTATTAAAAGAGTGTGGCGTCGTATTGAAGAGGCTAGAGGAAAAGATGTTAAATTAGTACCAATAGAAGATAAACCTTCAGTCGTAAATGAAGTTAAAGGCACTTCTACTCTTTATGATGCTAAAGGCAATGTTAAATTGCAATGGATTAAAGAAGATGTTAAAGCAAATTTAATTGCTAGAACTATTCAAAGTGCTGTTGAAGCATTTAAAGCCTCTGGTGTCCAATCTCCTGCGTTTATCGGTGCGCGGCCTATTAGTTCAAATGGATTGTTAGCTCAATATACTATTGCTGATTACCATTTAGGTATGATGGCAAGTGAAGACGAATCTGGAGAAGAATGGAATACAGATATTGCTGTTGAGAAACTTGTTAAAGTTATTGATGAAATGACAATGATGGTTCCAGCAACAGAATATGCCGTTATTAATATTCTTGGCGATTTTCTTCATAGCGATTCGTTGTTACCAGTTACACCAGCATCGCGCCATGTGTTAGCGCAAGATAAACGTTATCCAGATTTAATTGGATTAGCCGTTCGTTCTATTGATTATCTTGTACAGCGAGCTAAACAAAAAGCAAACACAGTAACCTTATTGATTGCGCAAGGCAATCATGACCCAATAGGATCTCTATGGTTACAAGAGCTGTTTAGTTATTACTATCTGAATGATGAAAACGTCAATGTTGTTAAATCTTCTAATCCTTTTTACTGTATTGAATTTGGAGACACAATGTTAATGTATCATCATGGCGATAAAGTTCAATTTGATAAGATGCACCAGTTTGCACCAAGCTTATTTCCAGAAGCATGGGGACGTACTAAGTATCGTTATGCACATATGGGAGATAAACATCATCGCCGCGTTAAAGAAGCTTTTGGAATTATTGTTGAACAACATCAAACATTAGCACCAAGGGACAATTATTCTAGTTCACATGGATGGACATCAGAATCCGGCGCGAATGTTATTGTTTACTCCAAAACAAAAGGTGAAGTTTCTCGTATTAATGTAAGACGTTAAACAATAGTGTTTAACAGCTTTGGGATGCTCTCAGATTTGATTTATTTCTTTATTGGTATGATTATCTATTTAAGATACCAAATGGCTTTAAAAACGATTCTGAGGGCATTCCTAGCCTTAAAGAAATTAATATCTGTTCTGTTAAAGAATGTAAAACATTTTGACATTAAATTATATTGTGATAAAATTACCAGTATGAACTTTCCATCTTGATTTAACAAATCATTTTGGGTTGTGAGAATTGTCACTCACAATAAAAAGAAACTTAAAGACAGAAACAATAAGTTCATAGTTGTAAATTATCCCATTTTAAGACCGATGGCTCTATACAGTTGGACTAGAGATTAAATAGGTTTACCCCAAATTGGAATTTCTTTTCCCTTAAGCAAGGAAAAGACGGATACTTAGATTGCCAATGTGGAATAACAAATTGAGGTGGAACTCATAAAAGATTTGTTATTCTTGGTAATAGACGTTACTAAGCTCTCCAAGGCGTTTCTCGGCTTGAACGTTATCAAGTCACCTGATAAGAATAATTTACAATTGGTGTCACCTAATATAACAATGTGTTGATTAGGAGCATCAACTAGGAAGATGTTAAACCATCTAAATTGAGATCTTGTCCTAGTGTCCTTGTCCTCTCTAAGATTATTTTCTTTGTTATTTAGAAACATGTTAATAATTATTGAGGCCTATCTAAAAAGGAAGTTGAAGTCCTTTTCTTAGCTTGGAAACATTCCTTATTTGTTTTGATATCTTAAATAAAATAGATGTTAAATAAATAAAGAAGATAATTAAAGAATAGTGATTGCATGTAAGCGGCGCGGGATTTAATTATTGGGTTCCAAGGGGTAGGGTCTTGATATAAGTATATCTATAAGAAATGAAAACAAATGAATAATAAAGAAAACAATCTATATCAAAATTGGTTAGAGAATCTTAATCTTAGTGAGGCTCTTGATAAAATAATTCAAGAATCAAGAGAAAGATTAAAACAAAAAAGATATCATCAAAATAAAAATAATTATGATCGAAATTACAATAGAGGAAATAATCAAAATGATAACACTAATTCTGACGATTACATCTGTTACGATTATATTGTTTCTTCTTGCGAATAGTTAAAAAAGAAACGATATATTAGGTCTTTTAGATGAATTAATTTCTCCTTTTACTGATACAGCGAAAGATATTCTTGGCGCAGAAGAAGGGTCAATCACAGACAAGGTAATTGACATTGGAGCAGAATTGGCTGTTGATACAGTATTATTAGCCGGCATTAAAGAATTGATTGAAGCTTTGGGTAATCAAAGATAAAGCAAAAATTTATGGAGAAGAAGATGAACTTGCCGAATTCACAGGTAGCAGCAATAAGCTCCAAAGAAGGTTATGTTGATGTTTATCAGGCTTCAGTTAAAGAAGACAAATTATCAGAATTAGAAAAGATGGCGAAGAATCTTCATCCATATATGATCGCCGGCAATATTAAATATGTTTCTATTGATCTTAAATATTTTGATTTTAAAAAAGTAAATTATGGATCAGAATTAGATAAGACACTTTTAAACGAACTTGTTGATTGTTATGATTTTCAAAAAGATGTATTGAAAAATAGTTTGAAATCTCTTCATGATCAATACGGAGATCCATTTATTGTTTCAGCTTATATGAATTCTATTATTGAAGATGGGAAAATAGTTATCAAAATTTATTTTGATTTTGAGAATTGGGTTGAGGCCACAATCAACACGGGATTAATATTGAAAGTTTAAAATGAATATTATTTATTTTTCTATTGTTTTATCAATTATTATTTTCTTTGTTTTTTTACATCTTTTTGGTGTTTTAAAAACTATTAAAAAATTTTGTAAAAGCAAAATGAATTTGCTTAGTAAGTGTTTATATATTTTCTTTGAATCAATCTTACCTATTCTTATTTCCTTATTGGTTGCATTATTATTTTTAGTTTTTTCAGAAGTGTTTCTTTCGATGGAAGCCTTTATA